ATTTTGTAGGGGGGGGGGGGTGTCTACTCTAATTAAATAATATTCATTTCTTGAAGGATTTCCGTTGCTCTTTCTTTTATCTTCTTGTGTCTTTCTATGGCTCTTGTTCTATGGTATTCATAATAGGCTTCATCCTGCTCCACAGTGTTATGCATCCCTCTTACTGAAGAGCAGAATTTGGCTCCTAACAAGTAAAGTATATTGTCTATGGGCTCACCAATGATACCTCTTGGTATAAGATCGCATAGATTACCGCAAGCGCATATGCTCCAATCTATAGCAGCCTCTTTTAATTTAGCTACTTCTCCCTCAGTAGCTTTATCATAAGGAAGGTTAAGGGCTTTGGCCCAATCTTTTATAGCATTAGGGTTACCCTTGCTATAAGGGTTTTTGTATATCTCTTTCATATTGATAAGTTTAGTTTATAAGTATCTTCATCGGAGTATTCGAAGGTTCCCAGATACGTCGCGATCCGGTCGTTATCTGTAACAAAGAGATCATATGTATCAGTATCTTCCATATATTCTACCCAATATCCTGTCTGTATGAATTCGGTACTATAATAGAAGTCATAGTAATTCTGCTCCACATGCTTTAGTGTACCTATGAACAAGTCACTTGCTACTGGCATCGGGGCTTTAGGCGTTACATACACCGCGCCCCTAACTATCTTCACTACGATCTCACTATCTTGAGTATTAACCCTACCTTTAATGGCTTCTAAATAGGTATTATGATTGCTCATGTAGTCGGGTACTCTGTTTGGGTTCATTAACTGATACAGAAAGAATACGACTGAAAATAAAGTTATGTATTTCATATTATATATTTTATATAAATTAATTAATATCTATATCCTATTTTAGGATTGTCTAATGATACCATTCCCCGCGGCGATCTTAGATAGACCACAAGGCCATGGGAACCTATATACTCAGGTCTACTGAGCTTAGGTAATTTCATCGTAGCACCCATTTGCTGATGTTTGAGGGCCTTTCGACCTTTGGCTATATGTTTAGCCCTTTCTTTCTTATTCATAGAGCCCGGAGCGATCTATGACTATCATAGGGCAAATCCCTCTCCAAGCTTATAACCTAATACCTAGCGTCTATATCCACTTTGTATAGAACATTAAGCAACGTTTCCCTATAGAAGGCGTTACACTGTTTGGTAAAAGGTAGTTTGATTTAGTTTAAAGAGCGCAATTAATAAACTACAATTGCTTTTGTGTATGCCAGTTTCTTACTATAGACTACTTTGCCTTAAGATTATAAATATTATATAAACTAAGAGGACAATTACACCGCAGGTTATAATAGCAAGCTGGGCTCACTCTTTACACACGTCGATTATTTTTATCCTTAGAATACCTACCGTGCAATAGATATAACAAGTCGTTTTGTATCCCACCAATTATGCCGTTCGCTTATTAGTGGTCCCTACTTTATATAAGGAGGCACACCCGTACTTTGTACACGGGTAGACTCGACCTATATGGTTTCGGTTTTTATTCATCTCAAAGTTCATTACTGGAATGAGGGCCAACGTCTTATCGGATACAATCGCGCCACGAATAGGATTAGACGACAAAAGTACATAGCACACCGAATCTTAGTGCTACTTTATGCGATGACCGTTGACCAAAAGGACAACGAACTTGAGTATAATATGTCAAATAACTATGCTTATTTTATTGATAATTCAACTATCATAGTGATTCGTGAGTCAGCACTATGGGTACCCAAAGGGACGCAATAAAGTAGTTTACAACGGGTCCTTACAGTTAGTTTATCTCTTTTTCGTCGCTATTTTCGATATAGGCATAGGTATCTCTACTACCTTTTAACGTCTCAAAAATATTCTTCTATCATTATCTGATAAACTAATTGTAAGCTACTGTGAAGTACTTACTTTGTTACGGCTGCAAAACCTTAGAACGTCGCTATCTTAATCCAGTGATACACCTTTAAAAGACAATTGCTATGCATCCAGTTGAACGGCTCCAGTGATACACCTTTGCCAGTGAATGCAATTACTAAGATTTGACCATCCCAAAGATTCACTTTTGAATCTTGCACCTATGGAATTTTTCAAGGTGACGACAAGCAAAAATCGAATACTATATTATTCGCAAATTTACTATTGGGCCAACGTCCAACCCTATGTTGAACGCTTTACGGTTATGCGACCGTTAACGCATGTAATTAGCTTGTATACGCTTCAAAGATAGCTTTTACGGTATCTTGACTGAATTCGAAAGAGTGCTTCACCTTATAGCTATCAGCTCGAAAGTTACCAAGACCGAAAAGATCGTCGTCGATATTAACGACTCTCTCGAATGTTAGTGTAGTTGATCTCTTTTTAGCTTCTTTAGAAGTCAATAAAGCTTTAAGCTCGTTGACAAATTGAACTGGAGTACTTGGTACTCTAAAGTAGTTCAATTGGAATATCTGACGCAACATGCTTGCTACTTTGCTTATGTCATCGGCTCCGAAAGCGAAGAACATATCACTAAGTTGCTTATTGTGATACTTCAAGCTGTCAATGTCCTTGTATAGGGCATCGTGAAGACCTAAACGGAAGTAAGCTTTGACAAGTTTGTCAAATCGTTTATACTCTTTGACCATACTATCCTTAAGAGGGCTAAATACCTCTTTTACGGTCTTAGTCTCTTTTACTACAGGTGCTAACGCTTCTGTAATTTCTGCTAATTGTTCAGCTGTGAACTGATCTAAAACTGATTTACTCATGATATAAAGTTTTTAAAATTGTGCCCAAAATCAGGCAATTATATAGCTACAGCACGCCCACCGTTGTGGGCTACCTAACTAAAAGAATACATTAACAAAGATAAGACATAACAAAGCTTATAAACGAATAAAGTACACCTACAAATCATCTACACTTTACTACAAATTGACTACATCTAATATAGCATATACCTACAGATAGTTTACATCAATCGCCGCAAACCCTTATATACTTGAATTTCTAACTATAACAATCAATTGAATAGAATACATACTATTAGATGGTATTAGTATAGACAAGTAGATCATATAGTATAGATAGAATAAGTAGATCGAAGATAGACCAGCGAAGCGACCAGATAGATAGATAGGGGATAGATAGTATCAATTAGATATGATATAGATATGATATAGATGAGCAGTTACCTATGTTAAAGTAAGATTGTAATTGAGCTGAACTAAATAGCTGACAATCAATAGGGTAGGGGTATGTCTGAAGTATTGACTATAGTAGCCGGGGTTAAATATATATCATCTAACGTATCTACATACATACACATTTTTTACAGCATTACATCCTGCAAGCCCATACCTACACATAAACATATTTTATTTAATTATTAGTTATATAGGCTATTTTAGTTTTCAAACTATACCCCTATCTTTGAGTATAAGCGAATGAGCCTTATCCTATACCAACGTGGTTGTACTATGATTCTTGATGAGGGGATTGTATTGTTTAACAGCCACATAGTTGGATTTGTGCCTAAAAAATACGTTTCTATCTTTTCTTAGGCTTACAATGGAGGTAGGGGGAATTGAACCCTCATGACGAGATCTGCAGTCCAGCGCATTAGCCACCGTGCTATACCTCCAAATTTTTCAATTAACATCAATAGGCATTCTTACTTTTAGGAATGTTTATTTTTTAGCCCTATTACCTTGTGGGGGGAGTATATCTGGGGATTTAAGTTACCAATCTGATTCTTCTGTATTAGAGGTAAATCCAGCTGCTTTTAAAAGGTTCAGAGCTTCTTCAGCGCAGGCCTGGCACATGTCTATTGTAGTTCTCTCATCATTACCGCCATCGGGGTATGATTCTCCTATTCTCATGGAGAACTCGGCTTCAAATATAATATACATAGATCCAGTGTGTATTTCTTCTTTACATCGATCGCATGTTGTGTGAGAATATCGTAATATTTCTTCGGTTACTGTTTCTTTGGTGTTATGTACCATGATGTAATATAGTAAAATTTAGTATATTAGTAGTTATGAATAGATTATCTTTTATTAAACGATCAATTGCGGGCTTATTTGGTACAGCTATTATTCCTCGGCTTGAGGTTGAGGAGGATTAGGGTTCTTATAAGATCATGGGTTAATCCATTAGAAATATTATCTTCTTAATTATAAGAAATAAAAACTGTATATTTATGCTTTGCTAATAAATCTACCATGAAGATGTTTTTAGATTAAGTAATTTGTACGTTAAAGAGGATCGAACCCATTACCCAAAGTTTTACAGGATAGGATGGAGCTTCACTTCAACCGTGTGTTTTCAAAGAGAGCTTAATGGTTTAACAGCTGTTAGGTTCTCTTTTAGTTTAATATTTCAGATTGAGACTCTATGCGATTCCTTACAACTAAGTGGTGTTTGCATTCATAAATCATTTTTTTTTAAGTTAACTTGTTTCTCAGATCTTTAATTATAGTAAATGCTTCTTCTGCATTCTCCTTAGTATTAAAAACTACAGAATAGTCATCTATTCTAAGAGTATAGTCACCTTCTTTCCAGTTTTTGTGCATTCTTATCCTTGCCGCGGCTTTGAAATATATCGATTCATTTATGAAATGATCATAGAAAGTCTGTAATTGTGTGACAGGGTCTGTAAGGCCTATTTTACCCACAGATTCTACATCTATGCGGCCGTCGTATATGGTCAATTTCAGATAAGCGTCAAGGTCCATACCTTCTTGAGGCTTTATAGGATCTTTAAATTTGAATGTTTTTATCTTTTTCATAGTTCTATTTTAATCATTATATAGTGTTATTTTACCTTTGAAAAGTTCAAATTCATCGAAATTCCATGCTGGCCCGTGGTCACCTATAACATGAAGTAGATCAGAAGTTAATACAACCGCTGAGCATGTTTCTGGGTCTGTGACCATTATAATGACAGTATCTGACCCATCTGTAAACTTAACTATATCTCCTACCTTAAATCTGGGCCCTTCATTAATTGCTTCTTCTTCTTCTGTTATTTTTGATTTACTCATTGTTATATTTTAGAAAATTATAAATAGCCCGCCGTCGTGAGCGATATCAAAATACTTATTCCATATTATCCTTTGCCTATCCACTTCCGCTTTTCTTTTTTCCTCTCTTTCTCGTTCTGCTTTTCCTACTTTTTGTAGTAAATCAAGTAATGATTCAGATTTATCAATTACCATAGGCTCAGCCTCTCCCATGAGCGCCATTAACCCTTTAGTAGGAGCATTAAATTTAGCTATATTCCGTTTTGGCGGCACCTCTTTTAGGTAGGCATCTATAGTCTCTTTAGGGTAATTATTCAATGCATGCTCCCATGGGTATTTATCTGGGTTGTTTTTGATGTTGTCTACTATCTTATCATACGTCGCGGCGCTCACTCTTATATCACCGAATAGGGCCTGAGCATACAGCATATCATACTGATTTATGCCTTTATTCATGGTTAATTCTCTCTATTTTTATAAGTTTACTTCTTTTGTATGTAGCCAGGAATTTCATCCATTCGTATTCGGGAGATCCATATACCCCTATGTCTGTGTAAAACATAATATCCCCTGTAAATTCGAAATCTTTGATGGGCATACCATCCTCAACAAATCTACCGACTTTGATACTATCTTTACTTAAATAAAAAGTATCCAACTGGCCGCCATCGTAGCTATGCTGGATATATTTAGTCTGCCAACCGGGATTATCGGGTATTTTATCTTTTTGCTCATCCGTGAGTGGCAGCAGCTCTTTATCTATTTTAACATAATCGTACATTCCCATAAGTAGTTATTATTTGCTTGTAAATGCTAATATAAGAATAATTAGTATATTGCGGCTATGGATGATGTAGAATTATTATACGGAGAATTTAGATTACTTAGAAGTAAGCACTATCCCCCGAGCATTCTTATCTCTAAGACTATATGCGATAACCACAGCGGAAGTGTGGTAAGATCTATGACCCTTAGGGGCATGGAGATTCGTAAAAAGGATAATATGGCCGTAGAAATAAGAGAAGACCACATAATAGCCAAAAGAGACCCCTTAGGAAATAAGAAGCTAACTAATGGCTCTACCGCATGCCCACCTTATTGGGAGCCAGGTATATATGTTCTAGATACAGAAAATAGCGATATCGATACTTTATACTTTGATTTACAAGACAAATAAATAATATGACTAAAAAGAAAACCTTAGCAAACTCTTTTACAGAAGTAGCAGAAGTATTGCACATAAAACATAACAAAGAGAAATGTAGTACTCATACTGTCAAGATAGAGATCACAAATCGCGGGAAAAGCGGTGCTAAATTTAACTCTACTACAAGCTTTAGACTTGATGTAGAACAGGCTCAGGCCATGGTAGATGAACTTAACTTCCATATAAACAATAAATAGCATGAATAAACAGATAGAGGCCCTATGGCAGGGCAATAATGTTACCTACGTACTATCTGATAGAGGGATTGATGAGATTATAGATAGATCTAAGGTGATTATGAGTAAATTAGATAATCCTCATGATAAGATGACCTTCTTATGCGGCATGGGATCGCATATGATGCTTATTGGTTATTAGTTTATTCTTATTCTTGTTGTTTAGACTTAGATTTAGCTATTATGTCAAAGAATAATTTTGACACTTTCATATCATATCTCATTCATTAACTCATCCACATCAATATCAAACTCTTCCAGCACATGATCAATGTTCTCAAAGATCACCTGGAGCGTGTCCTTTGCGCTGTAGCCTTGATCATCGATGTCTTGGATGACTTGGTCTTTAATACATTTGATTTTGTTTAGAGCTTCTATAAATCGTCTTCGTTCGGGCTTTACGTCTGGTACTTTTTCAAAGTTTCGAACAAAATGAGAATTATAGTCTGTTGTGATCTCACCATCTTCATGACGTATAACCCATTCGTGACCACTTACATATGAAAATCCATTATGCAATATTTTTAAATTGTGATCGCCTTTATTAACTTGTATGTCCCCTAAGAATTCTTTTATCTCTTCGTAATTCTCACCTGTCCACTTGATGGCTTGGACTTTGTCTGATTTGTATTGGTAGGTGTGATTCATAATCTACTTGTTCTATGATTTTTAAAGCAAATAGCATGTCCTTTGAGCTTTCTTCCTGAAACATGAACACCATCAACATAATTTATATCTTTTTCACTTATGTCATAATGAGATAGTTCAGTATCATCATTTAAGTCCAGTAGTACGACTGGTTTATCAATATCGTCAAAGGACTTTAGTTTATTGATTAATTCTCTTGCTGTCATTTTATACTTATTTGTTTAGTTTTTTCATTATTCACTTTCAATTCTATCTATTATACTTGCTTTTTTAAGTAACAAATAATTAATAACATCTCCGAATTTCTCATCCAACACTTCGATGGGCGGCAGTTTCCCAGTTTTAATATCATTTGTAATGTCTTGAATAGATATGATGTGCTTTAGCATAAAGCCGTCTAATACTTCCTCACGAAGTTTTCCTGTCATCATAGCACCAACATTGAAATTATGAAACCGATCATTGTTTCTAACATACTCTTTACCTTTAACAACCAATGTCTCTTCGCAATCTTTTAACTGTTGCTTTATTACTTGCTCAAATCTTTCTGTTTTCATAATATACTTTATACTTCTTTTAGTTTTGATCTATGAGGCGTATAATATCCTCCTGGATCGGGATTGAAATGCTTTAATAGTTGAGGGATATAGCTGAACTTCAATCTTATGTAATCCCCTATGATGCCCTTCAATTCGCCGTCGGGAGTCTCTCTATATATCTTATTCAAACTCTTACGACTAAGAGTCTCCCTATCATGGTCGTAATATCTACTTGTTGTCGCGCAAAAGAAACTATTTTCGCATTCAATAGTTCCCACAAATTTTAGGTTCTCATTTTCCTCCTGCTCTACTCTATAGTAATGGTTCTCGGTAAATCCCTTGCCGTACCCCGAACTTGTCTTATCTTTGTCAATAGCGGAGTATTGATATATAAAATATTTAATCATATGCTTTTATAATTTGAAATCTATCTTACTCTCTTCAATACCCAATAATCTTAACGCCGTCTTGAACTCTTCAAAAGACTTTACATAGCCGTTAAACACAACTTCATACTCATTAGAGGCTCTATGGATATAAAAAAGAACTTTCATGTCTAAAATATCATCACTTAGCGACGATTGATGAAGCTCAATCTGAACGTTAACTTGGTTGAAAGTCCCCATACTTTCTCTCACTAACTCTACAGTAGGGATACGTACATAATTCTCGCCCTCTATGACTCTGTAAGGCCTTCCTTCTTTATCTCTCTTTAATTCAAATTTAGGATCATTAAAATGTGAAGCTTCAAACTGACTAAATCGAGCCAACATTCCATTGCCGTTACCAGACCAATGGGTAAGCCAAGGGCACTTATTAAGCCATTCTGTTATCTTTGGGTGATTGTAAAAAGCTAAAGTGTACGTTCCTTTTATCTTTTCCATATACTAATGTAAGAAATATTCTTTATCTTAGCAGAGTATTAGACTTGTATTTTTGATTTTTAGGTTAGGGAGGGCTCCATATAGGGGCCTTTCTTATTTAGCTATGGCTAACATATAGTCAATGGTTTTCTGATCAACTTCCATTAACATATAGTCTTCTCTTTCATTTGCTCTCAGATCGGAGCATTTAAAAGGTACGCATTTCGGCGGATTGAGGATAAAATAGTCCATTCTATTAATCAACGATTTATTGATTATGCCATTCTCTATCACCGTATCGGTAGATAGTAAGAGAGTGCCGCTATCTTTGCCCGGGGCTTCGAATATTAGCCCTTCAATCTGTGTTAATATCTTCATGATTTTTGTATTGAGTTTTTCTATATTTTTTCCAGGATCTACGTACTCCCTGGCTATATGCTCTATTACAACCTTGATTAGGTCCACATATAGTGCACAGACCATCAGCAGAGTAAATATGGCTCATTCTTAGTTTTTTCAAAGAATTACGATTAGTAATTAACTTATAATCATTGTTTCTCATTATATGTAGGTTTAGTTTACCTACAAATGATCTAGTTCTTTTTTCATTATAATTAGTGTTTATAATCCATTAAATAAAGGCCAATCTTGCACTTTGATAAAGCCTGCAGTTTTAGAAAAAACAACAGTAGCTGTACCGTGCTTAACTACCCAGTCTTCGCTATCTAAATAATATTTAATACCCATATCTAAATCTTTATGGTATTTCATACCTCCAGAAAGCCCGCCATGTCCCATAACTTCATGCAAGGTCCACCCTTCTTCCATGGCTTGCGTGTCGAGAGGGTCTAAATGGTAAACCGGCGTCTTAGTTCCATCTACATAATTCCATTTAACATCAAATGCGTAAACCTCATCATTGCCTCTAATATAAGGCTCTTTGGGTTTTTTAATTCCTAAGATGCCTAATACGAAAGCGATCGGCGCGGATAGTGTTGTCTTTATGAAATCTAATCTATTCATACTACAATTTAAGAATAAAAAAGCCCTTAGCCTAATTAAAAGCTGAAGGGCATTAAATTGTGGGAATGGGAAGTTACGATCTTCCACTGTAATCAGATTACATAGCATTCTATTGCATCATCCCCATATAGAGGCCACGAAAGGACTTAAACCTTCATACTCCCGGAGCTCTTTTATTTGTGAAAGTAATAAACAGCATTTTGCCTAAAATTTTATTATCATCAGGGTCGTCGGAATACGGTAGTAACTCTACATCTCCCTTGTGGAGCATATAACTCCCTGTGTAAGGATCATCTGTTCCTAAATCAGTTAGCCCAATGTTCATATGATCAGGATGGTTATTTAGGATATGTTTAAGTTCAAGTACTGTCATATCTTGTTTGGTTTTACTATTAGGATATCTTTTTGCTTAATAGCAACTACTGCAAATATAGTAAGCAGAAGCCCTAAACATATTAGGCCCCATTGCCCCATTGTAGGGATATTCTCACCTTGTATTGGCTCTTCAGGCTGTATAGGCCCACCTACGTCTATCAGAACTGGCGGCATGATTGAATCTTGATCTACAGTAGATATAGTATCTCCGTTAAAGAAAAAGCCAGGAGGGAGGGAGCATATTACTGTTTCATATACTACAAGGTAAATGATTCTGCCATTTGGTAAAGTCTCTATACGAGTTGCAGTGTAAGTAGTGTCTAAAGGCAGATCATCAGAAAATAACGTCGGCGAGTATTGAGGATAAACCTCTTTCGCCCCTCTAATCATATCTACATCTTCATTTACTTCTGCAGTGAAAGAGTTAAATACAGTATCTATGGAAACGCATTGCTGCGAAAGCGCCGTTGTATAGGTACACATCCATAACAAATGAACGATAATATAGAGTCTAAATGTATTGGTGATCATTGTAAAGAGGTTGAGATTGATGAAATGATATTAATGGAAAAAACGCCATACTTATTTGTCGGTAATAATGATTTTCTCTGCCCTAAAGGAGGCTGCAGTTTCGTCGAGAAAGTTTCTAACGCGTTTTGGAAACTTATCTCCATCGTTCCTATAATAGGAAAATAATCCTCCGAACTTATGAGCAGGTTCCTTAATTCCGTTACTGCTTAACTCCATTTGGCCAATTATGCGTTCATATCGATCTGATTTTGAATTATATTTATTTACAATGAAGTTATTGTTTAGGTAATACTGAAGTCTGTATTTCTCTTTTTTATAAGTAAAATTTATAGTATCTATTACCGCTCCCGGAGATGGCCTTGCTTTGATTATCTTAGCTTGAGATGTTAGAAACTCTTTAGCAAATTTTTTAGTAGGAAAAAATATACCTCTACAAGCGGAGCAGAATATTTCTCCCCCTTCTGAACTGTAAATACTTCCAGAGTAAAGCCTCTTTCCTGGCACTTTGTTAATTATTATCTGCATCTACTATGTTTTTTATGGTTTCAGGTAAGTTAATTGCTAATGAAGTTAAAGCGCTCTGTATTGTAGCTAAAATGCGAGGGGAAACGGTGTGCCCGCGAATCCCCTCACTTATAATGGCATTTGTAATCATTATCTCCTCCTGAACAACTGCATATAATCTGTCTCCCAGCCCCTCTGCCATTATGCTAATGTAATAAATAATTCTATATTCTTTTATTTTTCCTATACTTTTTTATCATTTCTTCTAAAGCAATGTTCTTTTCGTTGCCGGATATCTTAGATGATTGGATATTTCTAAAGCTTTCAATAAAGGCGATGTAATTCATTTCATCTCTTCTAGACTTCTTATAAAACCTATCCGCCATATGCGCTGTGAGCTTCATAGATGGCTTGTCTATAATCAGCGGCGCCTTCTTTACGATCTTTATTTTACCCAAATCCAGTATCTCTATCAGCCCCGCGTATTCGGGTACTTCATCGATCGGTATCACACCTTGGGGGCACACGTAGGAGAATCTATTGGGAATAAAGTAATCTATAGTAATGTCTTCCTTATTGTAAACACTACTTATAAAGTTATGCTTTTTGACTTTTTGCTTATCGCGGCGAAAGTCTGATCTGTGTATCTTAATCTCATATTCATGAGAATGAAAGGAGTTTGTGCATATAAAAAAGTCTGTCTCCCATCTAAATTTATCAAAATTGTATATGTACACAGAAGATAAAGTATACTTAACCCCAGACTTCTTATCTGCCCATTCGTATAAGAGTACCTGTATGGATTGCTCCGAATGGTCCTCTACCTTAGTCGCATCCTCAGCTAATCTCTTCTGAAGAGGTACATATTTCTTCCTGGACAATGGTTATTATGTTTTTCTTTATTTTCTCAATAGGTATGGTCTCCAACTGTTGTTTGTTGAATACCACGTGTTTCATTCCGGTGCTGGGCAATCTAAGTATAAAGGATTGCGTTTCTGAGTCTACAGAGTACCTTATCTTGTGGCCCTTGCCGAACACGGAAAGCCCGTCTAAGAACCAGGCTTCTAACTCTTCTATGGATCTTACTACATTCATGTGCATTCATTGTCTGGTTTACAAATATCCTCTTGATCATGATAGTTTACGGTTATTTCATCTCCTTTTTTTATACGTTCCTTATCTATAAGCCTTAAATAAAAAATATCTCCATACTTACTAAACTCACAGTTTGGAGTGGCAGAGTGGTTTATATATCCACCTAAGGGCGTCCTCAAAACCCCATGCGTGGTAACTATATGAGTTATATATTTTGTATGTAAAATTAAAGAAATATCAGTTTTGGCAAATACACCGTACCCATGTATGTTCGACTTTTTAAGCTCGAGAAAATAGGGCAACGGATCATAGTTATACCATTCAGGCAATTTATCTAAGTTTTTATTTAATTCCATCTGTAGCAGCCCTGGTAATTCCCCACTGGTTCCTCTAATTGCCTCTTCCCTAGACTGATACAGCTTATCCCAACTCATCTTCTCTTCCAACGTTTTACAGGCAGTATCAAATAAATTATCTAACTTATCAGAGTCTATATCATTTGATTCTTTGAACTCCCTCTTCCCCAACTCTGCCCTTATTCTACGTGCAGATTCAGTCGTTATTTTCAGCTTATTTTTATACTCATCAGTTATATCGAAAAAAATTACCTCACCTTTGTATCCTAATATAGAATCTTCTTCTAGTTCATACCCAAAAGAATCTTCACCTATATTTTTTGTAATAAAAGGGCCAATATCCGCATCTGGTGTTAACCCATAATTTCGAAATACAATTGATCTCATATTGGATAGATCCACCTCTTTATCGAAATCTTCCGCTGTGTGTGACACTTTATCTTTATCCAAACTAAGGCCCACGGCTCTATTTACTTCGTCCCACCAATCAGCTTCTTCTATGCTGTTTTTAATAGGAGCAAAGTCTTCTCGCACAGCTACTGGATCTTTGGTGGATTCTAACAGTCTTTGACTTGTGAACTTTGATCTCAAATCAACTAAATGAGTATACAGCTCCAAGCTCTCAGTTATATCGAGCTCCGATATAATAGTATCTAATTTGCTTATCTCTCCATCTATAAAGTCTTTTTTCATTATTTAGTTATCTTTAAAAGGGTTACCATAATCGGACTGGAGCCCTTTTATGTCTCCTCGAGAGAAGAAGTAATTTATTTTTCCGCATCCTATACTATCCAATGTGTATTTGCATGGGTAATAGTATAACCAAGCACTTTCCGCGTCAAATTCGGATAGTTCATATTTTTCAGGATCAAATCCATCAAACCAGACATTAGCTCGCTCCCAGGTCCAATTGTATGGAGACTTGGAGAATACTTCATCGTACATCAGCTTTCGTCTCCATTTTATTCCATTTTTAGGGTTAGGATGCTCGTGGGCAAGGCCTAAATTATGACCGAGCTCATGTATAAGTACATATAGGTCGTAAGCATGGTATATTGGTTTCCCTAACCACATGGTAGGTTGCTGTGGATCATATGCATCGATTAAGAAGATATCAGTGCCCGTGTATGCTCGAGATCCGCCGGCATCATTGGCCGCGATCTTAATATCAGCATCTTCCCAAACATCTATCCTTTCGAAATGAAGACTATCTGTAATTAACTCATAGATATCAAACCCTAAATCTATCCAAAGTTTATTACGCCCCGTACTGTTCCGAGTCGCGTAGGTATATGTGCCTGGAGGTAACATCTTCCCTTTAATATGCGAGTACTGAGGGATAGTATCAGATACAGCGTTAGGCACCGTCAAAATGGTGCACGGCTTAAATACCTGATCAATATCAACAGCCATTTCCTCGTCACTTATGTACTTCAGCGCTACATATCCCGCTGACAATAATGAGGCTACTAAAAATCCGAATAAAAATTGCTTTGTCATAATGGTAAATTTATATGAGTAATTCGGCAGTATTCTGCTATGAGATAGGCGTCTATTAAATTATGATTAGCCACACTGCTCCTTTCTGTAGGTAAAAATACACTATAATCCCATCTATTGCCTAATATCCGTTTCGCGGCAGCAAATGCGGTACTCTTTGTGTCCTTCTTGCCTTTCTTAATAACAATGTCATTATCTATAAGGATTAGTTTTTGCCACTCTTTAGGTTGTGGGAATTTAACTCTCCCCTTGGGAAACGTGGATATTAAGCTTTGTTTGCATGCGCCGACGGATAGCCCAAACTGAAAATTGGACTTAGAAGAGGCGCTGAATACACTGTGAGGCAGCTCCATGGCTGCTTTGGCGCCATAAGAACTTAATTTTACCCATTCAAAAAGCTCAAGATGACGCATCTCCCCTTTCTTATCTTTCAAAAGCTTAGTACTAATTATATCTCCTCTTATGTCTATAAGGCATAACCCTGGACTTTTACCAGGATCTATTCCAACAAAACATTCAACTTCTCTCATTTACTCTACAGGTTTTTTAAAATGTTCCCAATAATCTGCAATTAACACCTCAGTCATATCTCCGCCCCTTTATCAACTTCCCATTTCAAAAGCTCTCCTATAACTATCTCAGGAGGATCAGATGTTTCTATTTTATAAAATATCTCTGAGTTATGCATCTTTTTAACAATCAATACTTTATCTGCTCTATCTACAACAGTTAAGAAGTACTCATAAGCACCATCTTTACCTATATAAGTATACGTATCCCAATCCGATCCGCCTACTTTATCTTTCCAGTTATTATCTGTTAGATAATCTTCATATCTCTCAAATAGTGTCATTTCCACGGGCCGTTTGGTTTATAAGAAATCTTTTTAGCATGTTTATTAGGGTAGACAATATCCATGTGATAAAAAGTGCTACTCATATGTTTGAGAGCCTCTTCGTCCGTTTTATGCCACATGACCTTAGATTTATTATATTTAGAATAAAAGTTAGTGTGATGATTTCTATACTGATATACTTTATACCCAAATATGTAGGCTTTAATGGGTGCGTATATGAAGTACATAAATACAAACCATAAAACTGCTAAGGCTATTATCCCTAAAATTATGAGATACTTTACATCTATAAAAACTATACTATCCATCATTTATAATAAAATTTTCTTTTGTTTTACGTGTAGTTCTGGCCATAAAGTCTGCCACTTCGTTGTATTTATTACCTCTGTGCCCGCGAACCCACGTAAACTTAATAAATTTAGACCACTTATAGATATATTCTAGTAAATCTTTATTCGGCCGGCCATCCCATGTGCCGTCTTTTTTCCAAGTTTCTACATATCTAATAGAGTTAGTTACATACTTAGCATCTGAATAGATGTTTAGTTTCTTTATTCTTTTTCTCTTATTGATTAGGTATCCCTGGTCAGTACACCACTTTATAGCCGCGCAGGCTGCAGAAAGCTCTAATCTACTATTATCTCCCCCAGCCATATACATACTCTCCATACAGATAGGAGCCCCGTCCCGGCAAACTACGAATGCCACCCCTCCGTTCTTCGACTTACTACCTTCAGTAGATGCATCTGTATAGATGTCTAACTCTGTTACTATCTTTCTACCCATTACTGAAGGCTAATATAGCAAATACTTATATAAACAAAGTATCCTCTAAATATATAATAAATTGTAATAAGTTAAAATTATGTTAATACATACGGATTTCAAAATTAAATCGGTAGCTTCACCACCAAGTTGAATTGGTATTCAATTCGTTAATTTTCAATTACCAAATTAATTACAATCAAGTATCCTCGGCGCCGCCTCTTAAAAGAAGGCGACACTTTCGAATACAATAAACAAACAAATGCCCAGCATTTATCCATTTATACCTAAATGGTTATTTCGGGTAAATAGGGTAACCCTTTTTTACCCCCTACCTACGTATCGGGAACCCCGGTATATATAGAAATTAGCTTTTTACACCGGAGAACATAAGGTTCTTTGGGTAAAAAAGATACCAAATTCCTCCGGGATTTTTTCGGCTTTGGGACCGAAAATCCCTAAATTTGGTCTAGAGAAAATCTAGGAAAAATAGCTAGAAAATGAAATACTACGAAAAAGGAAACAGGGTAACCCACGCGGAGGTTACCGAATCTGAAACGCGGGTGCTCCGCCGCGAGGCAGGGCGGCACTTCGTCCGCAGGCAGGTGCCCATGGTTATGAAGCAGAAGCGCGTCGCTCACCTCGAAGCGCAATTATCTAAAGGATTCATAAATGAAGAAGATTGACAACTCCACCAGCTAAAGCAAGGTGGATTCTAGGGACACGCTTAGGCTAACACCTTACGTTTTGTTCCAAAGCTAATGCCCTTAGCTCTTATATTTTTTGCAGCATTCAGATCACTATTATCCACAAATCCGCAGTTAGTACAAAGGTATTCGCTTTGGGAAAGTCTAGATTTCTTATCCACAGCGCCGCAACTTGAGCACATTTGAGAAGTGTAGGCTGGGTTGACTGATAGAAAATGTTTACTATTGTGTTTAAACTTATACTCAAGCATAAGCCTAAATGAGTAAAAACCATTATCTAACATCCTTCTTGAAAGGGTGGAGTTAAGTTTAGTCATATTACTAATCTTCAAATCCTCAACATAACAAGAAGAATAAAACTGCTCAATGTTAGTGGATACCTTGTGTAGAAAGTCCTTTCGTTGGTTCTTTATCTTGTTGTGTAGTTTTGAAATTTGTCTTTTAGTTTTCTCTATAGAGTTAGAACCTTTCTTTTGCCTAGATAACTTTCTTTGCAGAAGCCTTAACTTCCCCAAATTAGGCTCTAAAAAATAAGGAGACTCTATAAAAGATCCATCAGACAAATATGCAAACTTAGCAATACCTACATCTATTCCGACTGCTTGGCTATCGTCAATAGGTTTAGATTGTATCTCTTGCTCACATACAATTGATATAAACCAACTATTATTTTTGAATATTAATGTTGCTGTTTTGGGTTTACCTTTTATTGGTCTTGAGTTAAAGAACTTAACCCACCCAATCTTAGGTAGTTTGACTTTATTTTCATTTATTTTGTAGTTTCTTTTGTAAGTGAAGGAGTTGTAACTATATTTATTTTTGAATTTAGGAAATCCGCCACCTTTGAAAAATAACTTGTATGACTTATCTATTCTATCTAAGACTTCTTGAAGAACATCGGAATAAACCTTGGCTACGAATGGAAGTTCTCTTTTTATTTGAGGCAGCTCGTTATATTGGTCATACTTGGACACGCCTTCACCAGTATCTTTGAAGTAAGATATTCGGTGCTCTAAGGCCGAGTTATAAAGATACCTACAAGTCCCAAGCCATTGATGGAATATATTTGCTTGAGTTTTGTTTGGTTTCAGTTTAAATTGATATGTTTTGTGAACTTTTGTTACCATTATACAGATATACTACCATATAACACTTGTTAACCCATAAATAGTTCCTATGCACACAGGAAAGTTACAATATCATATAGTTTGGTGTACTAAGTATAGACGAAATGTCCTGACACAGGTAGTACAAGAACGGTTAAAAGACTTGATAATTGAGAAATGCAAGCAAAGAGATTGGGAAATCATAGAGTTAGAAATAATGGACAATCATGTACATCTGTTTGTCAAGGCAGATAGTTCAACACCTGTTAAGTTTATTGCAAACCAAGTAAAAGGGTATACAAGTAGTATTTTAAGAAAAGAATTTAAACATTTAACAACACGGATACCTACTCTTTGGACTAAGAGTTATTATGCAGGGACTATTGGGCATGCCTCTGAACAAACTGTTCAAAGGTATATCCAAAACCAAAAGCGAAGTTAATTCCTCCAACACCTAAAGGAGTTGGTATCCTTAAATAGAAACTATGAATATGAAAGAGTGGGATATATGGATGCAGGGTTACGTTGTGACTGGCAATTCAGCCAAGGCATCTAAATTGGGAATAGGGTATGGCATTACGTTTAGAGATGCAGTATTAGAATACATTGAAAACCGACATAAAGGGTACCTCATAGACGATAGGGGTACGCACTTCAGTACTTGGGGATGTGAACTCTTCCCCAATGAAGACGAAGCAAGGGAAGCATTTGGTTAATCCTCAAGAAGAGTAGCGACGATAGATTCGCACTCTTTACCAATATAAGGGTATTTGATGTATTCAAAGTCTTCTTTATCGTAGTTTAGGAAGTGTTTTACTACCGGCGGCTGCGGCTTGAATCCATGCAACTCAAGTAGATGCCCATACAGAGATAACTGCAGCTGATATTTGGAGTAAGTACAGTCATATAGATGGGATATCGGATCCTTCATGAATGTTTTGGCGTAGGTAGGCTTTGTAAGCTCTTCCCGCTTTTTTAATCCTTTATTAGGGTTATAACCACCATTTGTTTTAAAATCTATTATGATTACGCACCTTTCTTCTGTTTTAGGATCGGTGTATATAATAGGGAAATCAGCCTGGCCAGCCAGCAATGCGTCGTCATGCCATACCACCAGCTCTGGGTAAGCTCCGTCTTCTAAAGAGGATAAGTCTTTAACAATACTCTGATTATCGTAATTTTTGGGAAACTTAACTACAGGGACCTCTATATCCATAAATGGATGCTTAGCGAATCCCGCAGCATACAGATCCTCTTCTATTTCCTGGTGAAGCGCCGTACCTCTTCTATTACCCAAATCCCACTCCTCCCTTATTGTAATCTTTCTCTCCAGATAATGATCCTCACTTATTTTATAGTGGAAGAAGTCCAATAGCTCATCTTCGGTAGCCATAACATCTTCATTAGCAAAGAACATAGACCAAAACTGAGGGCCTACTATCTCCGCCATAGCGCATCTAGCTATGATCTCAGCTCTATTGAAAGGCTCAGTGAACTGCCCTATAAAAGTAGTTCCGGATACCATCTTTGTACGGGTATCAGATCCCAAAAGGCCTGACCCATGCCAGTAACTATGAGTATCTTCTTCGAAAATAACAGTAGGGTCTTTCATTATATTATATTTTATATTACTTTTGCTCTGTAAAGATAATATTTATTATATTAAATTAAGAGTTTGAGCTCGCCTAAGTTTAGTGTGGAAGGAAGTAATGTGTCGTTGGGCAGGGAAGAATTTAATACTAAAAATATATATACTTATGTAGGGATTATAATAGATTTCTATTCTACAACATACCGCATCCCGATACCCCCAGATTCTGTTAAGAAATTTCTTATATTATTAGTAATATTATATAATAAAGGGGTTACGAAGTATAGAGACAAGAGAGCGGTGTCTTATATAATGCAATCAATGAGGTTTAACGCTAGTTCAGATATAAATATGTATTTGGCTAAGCTTAGGGATAGTGATTGGATTACATTTGATAAAAAGAAGAAGGAATTTGATATCCCAGAGATGTTTCAGCATTTACCATTAGATAAATTAGAAGACGGATCGATACCGTCTTTTACTTGCAAATTTAACGTAGTACTGGATGGCTAAACTGGACGGTATGATGAAGTTTTTGACACCTCACATAGAGGATATCATAGAGGAAAATGACTTGGATATGACGTTATCCGATGGAATTGAAATACTAACAGATTACCTGACTTTATTATCTAAATGTCTACATGACGTACGGATCCCGAGGATAGTCATCCCTTGGGGGCATTTTATGCTTAGCCACAGAGCAAAGCTTAATAGAGATGTTTACATGACTAAGCCAGGTATGACTGAGATGGGTAAATTAGTCAGGGGCACTTATAAAGACTATATAGATCCAATAATAGAGAGAGAGGAGGCTGGAGGGAATACAGGATTCTCGTGGCATGGCGAGGGGATATTTTACGAAACATTGCGGAAATTTAAGATATATCAAAAGTCTAGGTTTTTTAAAAGGCAACATCCTAAAAACCCTGAGGCAGGGATTGCCGCATTTAAAGATTACATAAACAAATCGAGTGAAGAAAAAACAAACGGATAGCAGTAAGTTCTACAAGGAGCTGAACAGGCAGATAAAGGGATTTGCTAATAACGACCAATTCCCGGATACTCATACCCCCTATGGGTTTGACGAAGATGTATATTTGGTCAGATTCTTTAGATTCTTTCCTCCAAAATCGCACCAAGAGAAGCATGTTAAGTATGTGGTAGCGAACACAGACGGACCAAATCACACTAAAGGGGACTACATACCTCAAACAGGGTTATACTCTTCTGTAGTATATCCAGCTGCCAAGATACTAAAGGTAGGCGCTTTCATAAAAAGCAACCCTGACCACTTCAGTAGAGTTTACGAAGAGGGGGATGTAGTGCTGATACAGCCTAGTAAAGTTGTAGGGGAGTTAGACAACCCAGATTTTAGATTTTGGGCGACGACTAAAGAAGCCGCAGGCATGCATATAGTTACAACACCTCCTCCGCCGAAGTTACCAGCAATAGAAGTATCCTATGCTCAGGATCAATTTATACGATTCGGAGCGACTTCAGTAGACGAGAAAGATTTAGATGTATACGTTCTAAAGGCCTCCGAGGTATACGGGCCTTTTGATGTGAATAAATTTTGCAAAGTAAAAGAGGAGTAATGTTTAAAATTAACAAAGCCGGGGAGAAGCTGGAATGGAAGGATATATCTCCGGGGAGAATTATCTCTTTCCTAAAAGACAAATGGAGTATATTCTGGGGAGTTAGAATAAAGCATAAGGATTTAGTAGCTGTATCTGAGATTATAATTTACAGAACTACTCTGTGCCAAGAGTGCGTTGACGATGGTGCTTGCCTTAAAAGTAAAGGGGGATGCGGCTGTACGATGCCTAATATGGCTTTTGATATGAGCAAGACATGCGGTAAGGAGCAATCAGGCGCCGCAAGATGGTTTCCGATCGATAAAAATAACATAACTGAAGATTGGAATAACTTTAAAAAAGAAAATAATTTAGTAGTTGATATAAAAAGATTCTAAATAAGATGGCTAAAACAAACGTAGTAAAAGAAGATGTGTTCGATTATGGCAGAAAGACGATCGGGCAGAACCAGGTAATAGACTTTGAATTTGAATTATTACCAGAATATAATATTGCTGAAATCACACACGGATGGCATGATCAGAATTGCTCGTGCTTCTCCTGGCATTTCTCTGAAGCAGAGAGGAAGATAAAAGGTAAGTGGACAGTGGATAAGATGCCAAAGCCGGCAAGCTTAGGAAATACTAAGAAAACTGCTACCATATCTTTCGAAACAATACATAGCCCAAAACAATACAGAGAGATGGTGAATAATGGAAAGAGGTCTTTAATGAGGCAGGTGAATCCCGCTTACCAGAACTCTTTGATCAAACTAACTGTTGATGGATACGTAGAAAGGTTAAACTAAATTAAAAACCAATACTATGTTTGAAAAAATCCCAAAAAGATTAAGACAGTTGATAGTAGGCGCTTTAGTAGCAATTGCTGGATACTTTGGATACGTATTCTTTGTAGGAGAAGATGGATCCATAACAATATCACCAGAGCCGGAGCAGGTAGACACTATTCGGATCGAAGAGCCCGTGATAGATACCCTTGCAGATAGTACAGGATCTGGAACTGGGTTTAATTTTATCCAGTGAGAATACGACTCAATCAAGATGCAAAAAGAGCTTCCCATTCACAAGGGGGCTCTTTTGTTGATTTGAAGGTAGGCTGCCTAAAGGAGAACCCTTGCGAAGACAAGAATAAGCCAAAAACATGCATAGTTAAACTTAACTACAATGAGTACAAAGAATCGAAATGCAGAGATAAAGATTGCTGATCTATACGCATTTTGTACTCGTAACTTTCCCGAAGAATCATTTTGGGAAGAGAACCACCAACTAAAAGACTACGAACCATATAAGTCCCTTATAAAACAGGAGGGCAAAGATAAGTCCTCTAAAATAATGGATGCCATATGGACCATATACGATGGTAAGGCACCTGTCAATCACCTGAAAGAGAACGGGTCCGCCGAAGAAAAAGAGCTTAAAGAACAGACAGCATTTGTCATATTCGGTGACAAAGACTTCCCATGGGATGATTATGATTGGGTAATAGAGCCTTTCAAAAAACACGTTCTAACAGTAGCAGAATCTAATGCCCTTTTTTACAAAGAAAAAATAGACATATTCAGAGAGCACATAAACAAACTTACCGTAGAGACAGATCCTAGGGAGATAGCATCCTTAATGGATGAATATGATAAAATGGAGAGCAAGTACATAAAGAAGCTAAAAGATATCGATAAAGAGAGAGCATCACAAGGGACATTCAGGAAGGGGACAATACTTCATTGGGTAGAAGTAGTTTAATGGAGCATATACCAATATACGATAAGGAGACCAATGAAGGTGCGATATACAAAGAAGTGGTCAACGATGAGGAGTTTGTATTAGTTGATTTGTTTCCATACAAGATAAAGAGCAGAGATTCATTCTACCAAAGAGACCACCCCGAAAATTTAGAACCGAATTCTTTTCTTTGGGAGAAGTACTGGATACCTTTTGCCCGAAAATGCGTAGAGGGAACTTGGGTCAAGGATAAAGATACTTGGGTATTCATGCCTCCTAAGCTTTTCTTCTTTGTAAATTACACCACAATACAAGATGAGGAGAAAAACACGATATCACCATGGCTTAGAGATATAGAATGGATATTCGCTACGTATTGGTTATGCTGCGAGGGATTCTCCGGATTTGAAGGAGATCCTAAGTATACTAGCCATTATCTGGCTAAAAAGGCTCACGATGAAGATTTAGATGAAGTAGAAAGAGGGAAGATCCCGCCATCTTGCTATTACAGAGGTAAACTAAAAGAGTACGTCGATCCGTGGACATTCTTAACAAAGACATATCTGATAGACGACCCAAGGGATGCCCCATTGGGCAGGCCCCTTTATAGCCCAACAAAACAACAGAAGAATAAGCCTAACTCCGGAATAACAGAAAGAATCAACCAAAAGAACTTCCTCACAATTGGATGTAGAGGTATTTCTAAATCTGTACATATCATGGCAGCTGTAGCCTACCATGATTTCTGTTTTTCTGGTATTAAATTTTGGGAAGAGAGAGATCAAAGGTCCAGGCCAGTTCGATCGGTAATTGTGGGCCCCGAAGGTCAGGCTTTCCAGAGATCCCTAGATATCATGAAGCATATGCATACTAATCATCCAGGTAAGTATGTTTATGAAGAAGATAGGGCGTACAGAGGTTTAGCCTATAAGAATATACAAGGCGCTTTTACATACAAACAAGGCGCGATAGAGCACGTGATAAAAGAGGGATCAGGTGTCAGAGCATTGAACGGGGCCAATATACAGATGGGCACTCTTAAAAAAGAGAACCTGGATAAGATGATCGGGGGAAGGGTAGAGAATATAATAGTAGAGGAGGTAGGTCTTGTAGGGTCATTTTTAAAATCACTGTTAGCAAAAAGTGAGGATACACTGAGCGTCTCGGGAAAGAGGACTGGCAAATTCGTCGGATTAGGCACCTCTGGAGAGCTCGAGAAGTTCGAAGCAGTGAAGCCGCTGTTTATGAAGCCTAATGACTATGGAATATTTGGAATACCTAACCACTGGGAGAATTCAGGTAAAAATATAGCATTATTCATGTCAGCTGTATACAAATACAGAGATTATGAAGATGATCAAGGTAACATGTATATGCATGCCTCTTTTAAGAGGTTTATAAAGCAATATCAAGAATGGTCAGAAGGTGATAGCAACACCGCCACAATAAAGAAGCTTAATAATCCGATAATGCCTCGGCATGCAATGATTCCTAATATGCAATCATTGTATCCAAAAGAGGAGGCATCCTCGCAACTTCTTCACATAGAAAACAATGATTTATATGAGAAATTTGCCCGAGCAGGTGCTTTGGTAGACGATTATACATCTCCTTATAAAGTTAGATTTGACCAAGATTCAAATTACGATCGAGTTATACAGGAGATGAATCCTGATTTTAATAATCTAAAGCAGGAAGGAAGATTAGTAATATTTGAACCAGTAAGGGAGATAATACCTAAGAATACGTATTTTTTAGTACTGGATCCGGTGTCTTCTAAAGATGGCTACGGTACATCTTCTTATGGGCTGGTAGTATACAAACATCATAGATCAAATGGAGGATGGCTTACAGACGGTATAGCTGCAGTATGGAAAGGGAGATTTAATTTACTCCACGATAACTGGAAGCATATTATAAGAGTATCAAAATACTTTGGAAATGCACTAATATGGTTTGAGGATAACTCAGGGGGATTTCACCCATGGTGCCGTAAGAACAACCTACTTCATCATCTTATGCCTACTTATGACACACTTTCTGCAGATGATAACCCTTATAAAGTAAAAGGAGCTGGCATAAAATATGGATATAGATTAGGAAGAAATAAACCTTATGCCGAGAAAAGGTTCTGTCAATGGCTCTTAGAAGAAAGAGCATGGGATGAACATGGTACTATTTTAAAGAGGAATATTGATTACATATACAGCATCATGTTTTTAAATGAAATAAAGAGCCACACCCCTGGCGGAAACTATGATTTAATATCATGCGGCCACGGACTAGCCTTATTATTAGATGCATTAGAAGAAGACTTTATACCAGATGAAGAGCCTGAAAAAGACTACGACGAAGATCCCTATAAAGACAAGCCTAAATTAGGGATGAACCGAGGGGTAGTAAAATCTGGTTATAATAATACCCGTACTTTTGAACGTCTTTGATAACATAACATAACATCCCCAATATGTCATTTTTACATAAGGTAACCGACGAGTTAGCTAAGAATAAAGAGAAAGAGAAGAAAGACTTTGAAAAGGTGAAGGAGGCCATGATGAGTATCCATAACCTTAGTAGAACTCAGGATGAGAACTTTAGAATGATTATTAATCTCCAGCTGACCAATGGAGATTTCGATCCCGTCCATTACGCAAATAGGGACTGCTTTACTTATAATGACCCAACAACTGGGCAAATAGAGGAGATAAACTTTGACGATGATGATCTGGTACACACACCTCTTATAGCTAATTTTGTGCAACCGATGTTCGGAGAGGCGGCCAGGCAGGATTACGAGCCAGAAGTAGTAGATACTCGTTATTCTAAATTCGAAGATCACAGAGCTGAGCTACTGGAGCCTATGACTCAGCAGTTTAGAAACGGAGCAGATATACTTAGGCAGAAACTAACAGCAGCCATAGAAGATACATCTGGTAAATCGATTGATCAACTGACATCGATCCCGGCAAACCAGAACAACATACAACAAACTGTAGAAAACATACTAAACGAACAGATATCTGATCCTGTAAAAGCATTCTTAGAAGGAAATTACTCTGCAGTAATAGTCCAGCATGCAGCCCAACTATTACAAGCATTAGTAGATCTACACGATATAAAGTCCGAGAAATTACAAGGACTTCAATATGCCGTGGCTCTGGGGCAGATATACTATTTCTGCGGTAACTGGAACGGTGAGATGATGTTCAAATCTAAAAACCCTCTACACGTACTTTGGCAGAGAGGTAAGATGTCTGAAGATAGGATAGAACACGCAGACTGGGTAAAGAGTACCGATATGATCTCTTTGACCCAAGCAAAAAGTACACATAAATTAGGGCCAGAAGCCATTAAAGAGCTAGAAAGTTTCTACGGGGCATTCAAAAAAGCAGGATCAAAGCCTGGGGTATTCGGAGCTTCTTATGAGCAAGATGTAGAGTTTATGTATAAGTACTCCATGCATCAGAAGTATTTCAGTGCCAAATACGACAAAGGATCCCCGGGATCTTTGGAAGCCAGTGCGAATATGGACATGATGTATTCGGAGATAATGAACACATTCACCGGAGACGCCTATACAGACTGCTTCATATCAGAAGAGCACATCTGCTACAGATTGCCTATAATTCTACATGAAGTAGATAGATATGATGATAGGACCGGCCAGGTCGAGACATACGAATTCGGCGAACATTATAAAGAACAACCAGGGGATATAGAAGTAAGAGAAATCAGAGGAGATGCCATCTACCAAGGATGGCTGCTTGCAGGAAGAGTATGGACAGGGATCAGCCTTGTAAAGTGCGCCTACGAACGTCAAGGACATTTCCACAGAGCAATTATGCCTTATGCAGGAGGCATGTTATCTACCCACCATGGCACTGTAAGATCTCGAAGCATGGTAGACAGAGCAAGAGGGGCCAATAAAATGTTCGATGTTATATTAGCCGGAATAAAGCGTGACATGAAATCAGATTGGGGACCAGTATTCATGATGACCATGAATGCCAGGCCAAAGAATATGAAGCCAGAGACCTGGTTTCACTTTATCAAATACTTCGGAATGATGTGGGTGGATCCGAAGCAAGCAAACATGAGGGGAGTGGAGCTAAACAACATGAGACAGCTGGACTTAAGCAGAACAGCAAACATGGCCCAGAAACTTCAGATGTTAAATTACTGGAAAGAGATGGTAGCCTTTAACCTCTTCATAAGCGAAGCGCGGGCAGAAGGAATTGGCCAGTACTCAAATAAAGAAATAGTAGAACAGTCCCAACAAGTCATGTATAATAAAACAGGACTGTTTGAGGAGAAGGTCAGGAAAATAGGCGAAAGCGCCCTTGAGATATTTTTCGAAACTGCCAGACACTACTATTCAGAACATAAATTAGAAGCTAAGCTTATATTTGACCAAGTGTCGATAGAATTACTAGATGTATTAGGTAAGAACTACTTCAAACAATTCGGAATCCGTATAAAGGATTCTAAAGAGAAATCTAATGAATTGAAATTTGTAAGATCACTTCTCCAGTCTGGTATTCAAAATCAGCTGGGATTAGAGTCTGCTTTCAAAATAGCATTTTCTAAATCTAAAGAGCAGGTATGGGATATACTAAAAGAGGATATAAACGAGAGGAAGAAAGAATCTCAATTACAATTCCAACAACAGCAGCAGGTCGCTCAGCAAAAAATACAAGCAGATCTCATAGACAGTGAGAAGGGCAGGCAGCTGGAGAAAGAGCTTAAATTAGCTGATTTAGCTTCTAAAGAAAGGAGATCAGCGATAGAGGTTCAAAAGTTCGCATTAGCAAATGACCTAAATTTCAACCAAGTAAGCGACCTGTACGAAGGGGCTATTGCCAAGCTTCAGAATGAATATGCTATCCATAAAGACAAATTAGATTTTGAAAAAGAGAAGTTTGAATTTGAGAAAGGATTAACCAGCTAAGTACCCCTTATCACCTATTCATGTAGTTTACTGAAGTTATATTTAATATATTTTTGACTTTTAATATTATCAAAAATATAACTTTTGGCTAAAGAAGACGATAATTTTTTCGAAAATGCTGCAGTATTCGAGGCAGAGGGAGCAGTGGCCCCGATGTCTAATCCAGCTGAAGTTATCCCAGAACCAGCTGCACCCGCAGCAGAGCCCGAAGCAGTTGCACCAGAAATACCCGAGCAGCCCACCGATCCAGCGCCCGCCGCTGAATCGGAACCTACAGACGCGGTAATTAAAGAGGAAACACCAGAGGAGCCTACACAGAAAGAACCTCCAGCTGAAGCAGAGGTAGAACAGCCAGAATCACCCGAAACACCAGAATCCATACAATTAGATGACGACTTTTATAGAGTAGAAGCCACTAAACTATATCAAGCCGGCGTTTTAACGGATGATTTTGATATCAATGCAGAGCAGATAACTTCAGAGGATATACAAACCTCTTACGAAACCAAAATGGCTCAGCCATTGACCAATAGGATATACCAACATTTGACCACGGAAATGAGGCAAAATGGATGGGATAACCCTGACATAATGAAGAGGGCTTCGATGTTGGAGAACGGTATCGCAGAGGATACTATGCGGACGATAGATTATTATAAAGGAAAAGCTGAGCAAGATAAATTTGAAACAGAAGATGAAGAGATAGACTTTTTAGAGGCATTTGCCAAAGACTCCGAGATGACTAAGACAGCAGCTACTGCCTTCTTAGATAGTGTCAAAGAGGACGAAGAGATGCGTTTGAAGAGTATAAAAGAGTCCCGAGAGTGGTATAAAGACTTTTCATCTGAGATAGAAGAAGATGCAGATACCCAGTATCAAGCCAATTTAGAAGCAAGGAAACAGAGAGACGCCGCTGAAGCAGCATTTGTAACACAAGCAGTTAATTCCGGCAAATTAGGAGAATACCAAATGCCTACAGAGCTCCATAGCTTGTTTAAGCAGGGAGTCACAGTAAGAAATACGCCAATGCAGACGGCGCAGGGGACAACAGCAGTTACAGCATTCGACGCTTTCGCACAAGCGTTTTCCAGCAGTAAACAGTATCAATTAGCAGTATTTGCTCAAATTTTGAACGCGAGCATAGCACCTACCGTTGTAACTAAAGACGCTGCGGTAAAATTCGGCAGAAAAAAGACCTCCACTCAACCTGCGAGTGGGGTAGTAACATCAAGTAAGGCAAATAAGGGGGAAAAGATAAAAAAAGAAGATGCACAAGATCTTATGGTCTTTAATGCATCTAATTAACCTCATAAGTAGATAAGAGAATTTTTGCAAAAAAAGATAAGCAAATGTTAGGAAAATTTAATCGCCCAGATCCTTCCAAGTTCAAATGGTTTGTTGGTGAATATCAATTTGATAGGTCACAGAACTTTGGGACCAACATCACCAAGAAGGATATAATGATCATGCGAGGCCCAGACGCAGTTGATCACACGGACTTTACCGATAGGGCTATGCAATGGTTCAATCAGAGGCATCAGCCGCTGTCCATGGACCCTGCCCCTTTCTTTACCTCTATAAGAAATGCAGGAGGAATCGCTGAGATAGATCATGATTGGGTTGTATATCGTATTTTTGGTAAGCCTCACAAGGATCTAAGATCCATGGGAGATGCAAACAATTGCAAAGATAAATGCCTCGGGAAGAGAGGCAGAAAATTTAAAGTAAGATTCAATACCGAGCACCTACGTCCGGGACAACAAATGTACTTAGCCGAAGATCCTTCTGTAGGTATTAAGATTGTTTCTAGAGCCAAAAAGTACGGAGTAGTATTTCAGTATGAAGCAGTAGTAGCAGAGCTTAATGCAGTTGTTCGTCCTGAGTTTTTCAGAGCGGGTAATATCTGGATTAAAGGCCCAGCTATGACTGATTTACACAGTTTTAGAGGGGACGCCGGTATAGGAGAGATGAATAAAGGCTTCTCTTATTTAAGGGCACGAGTAGGTATTGGTACTTACAAATGGGAATTCGAAGTAACTAGAAAGGCGTGGTTAGCTGATAAGACTATTAAAGTCTTAAAATGCAAGCCGGGCACATCAACACCTATCCCAGGCATGCAGCAAGGGATGATATTCTCTGGAGCTTTAATGAAGCTTAAAGAGACAATGTTGAAGGAAACAGAAACAATGCTTGTAAATGCTAGATACTCTAAGACTTTAGTAGATTCAAGAACAAATGGAGAAGAGCTACAGGCACCGGGGCTTCACCAGTGGTCAGAGATGGGAGATATCAGAAAATACCCACCAACGTTAGATGGTATTTCTGCAGTATTTTCTCACCTTAAAGCTACTTGGCACGATAAAACCCCTTACAATCAAAGACACTACACTTTACAAGTAGGAGAGGGATCAGCAGAGCTTATACATAAGTGGATAAGGAATGAGTGGAAGAAAGATTGCGTAATGACTTTAGAGGATTCTATGTTAGGAACATCGGAACCTCTTGAGAACGGAAGACGAGGAGCATCATACGCACCCTACCAATTTACTAAGTACCACTTCCCTATGTTCGGATCTATATCGATCAAACACTGGGCATGGTTAGATAATCATAAAGTATTTGATGCCAGGACAATGCCAGGTACAGATTATCCTATTCAATCATATGAGATACATGTATTTCCATCTAATTCTACAAATTCAGCTTCATCAGGATTACAACTGGTAAGTAACAAACACAAAAATAGAGATAGAATTAAGGTAGGAGAGCTCGCACCTAACGGATATGTTGGCCAGGATAACCCTATCTGGAAATCAAGTGATTATCCAGATTTAGATGGGTATATTCAGACTTTCAATAGATCATTAGGGTTGATTCACTTTAATCCAAGGTTGATGAAGAAGTTCATACCAGACATTAGATAATAAAAAAGGGGGGAAATATATCATGGAATTAGAATTAATAACAAGCGGACTCGCCAAAGTAAAACTTGCTCAAACACTGGAAAGTGTGGGTATCAAGCAGATAAAAGTTCTTAGATCTGAATCAGATATGGAGAACGGAGGTATAGAGTTGGGCGAAGGTGTGGACAATGAAGAGACTGCTGAAGATTTTATAGAGGAATATTTCCCTCATCAAACCCATGATATGGGGTTGACTTATAGTAAGCAAGATAGAAGCTATTGGCTATGCCCAGATAGAAAGCCTTTAGACGAAGCCATTGACTATTTAAAACTAACTTATCCAGAAGGCCATCCCAAAGAGAATCAGTACATAAAGTCAGAAGAAGTAGACACAGCGCAGTACCCAGGCCCTTTTTTTTCACAGATAGCAACTATCAAGGATGAAAGGTGTCGAAGAGAAATGAAAGGAGGAGAGCTCCTTTTGAATATGTCAGACCCTTATGATCGGATGCTATACTATGGTCTTTTATACGATCCAGACGTGGATCCTGTAGACCAGGACATAGATAAATACGTAAGATCTACTCCTAAGTTCCTTCTCTACTCGCCAGAAATGGAAAGTAAGAAGAAAGTGGAAAAAGCGAACTTAAGTATAGAAGCAGCGAGCATGCTTCATCCTAAGACAGGCCTCAAGGGCACGAGACTTAAGCTTATAGCAAAATTGATGTCCTTAGTGGGTTACGAAGAGGACGGTGAGAATAACTTAGATGAGATTCGAGCTGCGGCGATGAATGAGATCATCAATAAGAACTCAATGATGCACAGGTATCAAAACCGATCGATTAAACAGTGGGTGTTGTTTTCTAAGTGCAAAATAGAGGATCTTAAGAAGTTTGATATCGTTAACCAAGCTTTAGACTATAATAGAATAGTAAAAGCAAACGAAGAGTATTCATGGGCTTACAGTGAGGAAGTTATTGACGACGTAAGTAATGATTTTGAACTATTCAAATACTTTGCATCACCTTTAAATGAGGCGAAGTTCAAGAAAATAAAAGACGAGGTGACAACGGTCATCGACGAGCTATATGGTAAGCAGAAATAAACTCTTCACGGAGTTTCTTCTGAGAAGAGGAGCTTTAATGTCCGGCAAAACAAAGGACTATAGAGCTTTAGAAGTAGCCATGTTCTTTAATAAAAGTTACTGGGATATAGTAACTCACTTAATAGAAGAACAAGGACAGAACCAAACCATAAACAACCTTCTTAGGCACTTATTGTCGGAGCCGAAGAAACCTTTGAAATGTAAGAAATTAGATAGCAATTGTTGCGAGATTACTTATCCAAAAGATTTTTATTATAGAAATAGTTTAGAAGTAAATGTCACCAACAGTTGTTGCCCAGGAATCAATAAACGTATTGATGCTTGGTTCCCGCAGCATGATGAGCTTGATTCTGCTAGAAAAAATCCACATAGAAAATCGGATTTCTTCAAAGAAAACGTAATTGCTCAAGATACAAAGCAAGGCGCCGTGATCTATCATGATTGTGCATTTGACATAGACTGCGTAAATCTTAGATACTATAGAAAGATAAAGCCTATACAATTATCTGATTTAGATGATTGCTCAGGAGTAGCTGCTAAAGATTGGGATGGACAACTAATCACGCCCCATGATTTAGACGCTTGCGAACCTTTAGGACACAAGATAGTGGATGTAGCAATATACCACGCAGCAGTAGCAAACAACGAAGTACAGTTCAGCGAATTAAAGCTGAAGGAAATAATAACAAATAATAGCATTTATAAATAAGTAAAGATATGCAGTCATTAAAGACAGTAACCCCAGAGATAGGAAATAAAGTACTAGTCTCATGCAAGGATTTACCTTTCGTAGAAAGAGGCATAGAGCTTTGGCCGTGCGTCGAAGGTGATTGTGCGGATTCTGAGTATGTACTTCCCGGAGAAGTGGGTCAGTGGATCTCTTACATCTATGACGGAGATACGTATACAACTATCGACCATACCGACATACCGAATCTTACAGACGAGCAGATATTTATAGGTCAACTTGAATCTCAGTACGGTAAGAATTATGCTAACGGCATCAGGTATATCGCGGGAGAGTATATGACTGCTTGTGATTTAGTCAATATCGATGTTACAGGATATTCATGCCCACAACCTCAGATAGGCTATGTAGGTATCGATGGATGCTTCGAATGCGGAGATACTATTTCTATTAGAGCTAAGAAGCATGATAATAGGATAGCTTCATGGATGGACGAAGAAGAGAGAGGTTATGAGATATACGAAGCGTCTGCACCTGTAGAATGCTGCCAAGGATGTGATGATTGCCCAGGAGAAGGAGGTTGCCAGAAACCAATGATGAATTTGGTAGATCAACTGATGGGTAATATAAAAACCGCAGGAGATAATGGAATAGGATATCCAGGAATAAAAACGGTATGCCCTACAGAGAAGACTAACGTAACTTGGATGGTAGCCAACTGCTACTTCCCAGTGTATTGCCTTGCGCCGACCAAAGAAGAGTGCTCTTGTGATGATTGTAACTCTATTGCTGCAATCACAGAAGTAACCATAGGCGGTGAAACTGTAGTACTTGAGAATACTACTAACGCAGCCGGAGATAAAACATTCTTAGGTCAGTTAGATACAATTGTAGACCAAATCAATTGTAAGTTCAAAGAGATCTTAGGCCCCCACAGTGGTACAGCTTTTGTTTCTGGAGGAACAGATGACTGCTGCCCAAGGCAGCTGATGGTCAATACTTGTGACGAGGGTTTTGCTATTGCAGGATTGGAGCCATGTGATGTATTGAAAGTTGATGAGCCTTTCACAAAGAAAGATAAGCCAGGGTATAAAGATTGTGAAGGCGGAGGATGCGTAGAAGCGATTGTTGCAGAGAATAAAGTTTGCTGCGGAATTATTTGGGTTGCTGATCAGGATAAATTCGAATGTGATTGTCCTTGTGGACCAAGTGACCCACCGCCAGATACATTCCTAAGATTTCTTAAAGTTGAACTACTTAAAGGGGACCCCACCAACTGCGGCATCGTATCATACGGAAGAGAGTTGATGGAGCCTAAGATTCCAACAGGGTCTGGAGGGATAATGAGATGGGAAGAGGCTAATCGAGAAGCGGAAGGCGAATGGTGGAATAATGACTCAGAAAGAGAGGGATACCATGGTGATCTCAGAAAAGATAAGTACGGCAGAGAGAGAAACGCTGCCACATGTGCTAAGTGCAGTAGCAAGTATTGCAGATATGAGTGGAGGAATAAGAGAAGCACTATGGCCGAAGATGGTAAAACTCCGCAAGTGTGCGTCTATGAGACAATATGGGGAGTAGATAAAGATCATCCAGTTGCCGGAGAAGCTTTAGAACTATTCTTCACAGCATTAGCAGAGTCTTCAGCTACCAAGTGTCATGTACCTAAGATAGGGACGTGTGCAGAAGCTATCGAAGAGTGCCCGCCGGAGGAAGAGAAGGAGTAAATAACTAAACAGTTAAACATAGATAACCATGTTAGGAGGTACAATAAAAGAATTAGCCATAGAAGCTTTAGAAGGGCTCTACAAGAAATGTAAGCCATGTGGCTGCTCTACTTGCGGAAAGGCCTATACTATTAAGGATCGATGTACAGGCGAAACCGTGGCTATCTATGTAGAGGGCGGAGTAGTAAAGACTTTACCTATAGCAGATTTTAAAGCTTTACCACCTTGTGAAGGAGGAGTAAAATAATTAAACAGTGGCATGCAGCTGTATAAAAGGAGACTTTGATTTTAAGATAAATACTCTCGATGTAAAGACATTAGAGTTTGTGCATCTTTCTACGTGGCAAACTGAGGGAAACTATACTATCCCCGATGAGCACGAAATATACATCACAGCTCCAGATAGTGACCAGCCAATTACTCTAAAAGTAAATCCAACAGGATCTACGATTATAACTAATTCAGATTTAGGAGTATCTGGCTGCATTGAAGATGGGATATACTGCATACAAGCAAAGGCATGTAAATCATGCGAAAACGGGGAGTGGGGGGATACGGAGTTCACTAAGACAGAACTTATAGCTCCTCAAATGTTATGTTCTATTACCCAGCTTACGGCTCAAGGTAAAACAGAATTTTGGGGGAGGATGAAAGAGGTTAAAGCCAGCGCTAAGTTGGGACTGACTGAAAGAGTGAAAGAGTTGTATAGTTCTTTAGATGAAGATCTATCTATGGAGAGTTGCGACAAATGTTGTTAAAAATAGAAAATGGCATACGAGAAAATAGACCCTTGTTTTTGTATATCGATTTGCTCAAGTAAATCGTCACCATGCCCTCCTAAGGCAGAGAAATGCTCATGCCTTAACATATGCGACGGAACAGTACCTTCTGATCCTGACAACCCTCTTAAACCTTGCGGAGATTCTAAATCCGTAGACTTTTCAACTCTTATATTAGATTCATGTGTATGCGAAGGAGAAATATCATACTCAGTAGAGTCCTATGATTCTACGATGTTTGCTAATCCAGAGATTACAGGAACAGAATTAAGCTTTATTACAGTAGGAGATCAACCCAATCGCTATTCAGATATTGTCATAGAAGCATGTTGCAAAGGCAAGGACGGAGTAACAAGAACAGTCTATTTCTGTATCACACCGTACATAGAAGATATATGCAAATGTGTGAACTGTGATGAAACTTGTGAGAAGTGCGATCCGTGTACAGGCTTATGTATACCAAAGCCGGGAGCAATAATAGTAGGAGAGACTCAGAATACTTCAGGCCAAATAATAGTAAAGTAATGACAATATTTACAACTATAGGAGACTGCCAAACATTCAGCAACACAATAAGGCTGGAGGAATGCGTAAAGGGCGTAATGCTTGAGCTGCCTGACATACCGGGCGCAGATGTGTCATTCTTAGGCAACCCTCAGGATGTATATGGCAATAGTACTACATTCGGATTAGGCCCCGAAGGTCAGCCTGCTTGGATTATAGGAGACAAAGACTGTAAAGACCCAGATCAGACTTTCACCGTACAATGGCAGGCATGCGTAACTGACTTAACGATAGTATCTGGTACTTACTCTGTAACAGGATATACCAGTACCACAGAAGACACTGGGAACAACATCGCATCAATAACGATCGAAGTTAAAAAGAAACCATGCCCAGAAGTTGAGGTGGATCCGCCAGCAGAGGAGTGCGGAGTGATTATCGAGGAGCAGATATGTTACGAAAATCCAGTTAAGCCTGTTGTTAAAGATAAAATCGTGAGAGTCCGACCTATAATAGGTAGGCCCCCAGTAGCAACAAAAAGAAAGGTTTCTACTAAGCAGAAGATTGATAATTGTCCAAATGACGTAAGTATTTCTTAAATGATACAGACACCAGCACCATACCAGCAGCCAAGCATCCATTTAGATTTTGCTAAATGCGGCGACATCATAAGTGTCCCTATAAAGTACTTTGGCATAGGATCTGCCGAGAACGAGGAGGGTGTGGCTTGTGACGTAGCGAAGACCTGCGTAGATGGGGTCAGCTATGTGGTAAATTTAGGGGGATTGGAATACGTAAGCTCCACGCTATCAATTGGTAGTTATAATGCTAACACAGAGACAATAGAAGTAGGGACCCAATGCTCTGATGAAGCATTAGAAGGTACTTTGAATTTAAGAGTAACCAATGAGTGTGTATTCCCGACGACGGTAACTATTACTCAGATGGATGAAGAGCAGTGTTTGCTATTTATGGCAAGCCAATTGACTAAAATATCAGCAGGAATATCCTGCAAGCAAATACAAGAATGTTTTGATCAAGGATTAGATTGTACAAAAAGTTTAACTAAGTAATTATGGCAAAGTGCACCCCAACAGTATATAACGGTATAATAAAAACAGGTGGCATTTTTTGTCACCCTTTTACAATTAAGGCACCGAGTAATGGTGCGCCTATAACTGGAGCCGCATTTACTTGGACTCTTCCTCCTGGCCTGGCTATCGACCCAAGCACAGTTAGTAATCCTTCAGTAGGATCGTATACGCAAGGAACGACCGAGTGGAGAAATATCGATGTGGATTGTGGTGCCGAGGAAACTTTAGAGGTGTGCTTCATTGTAGAAGATGACTCTCTCGCGCCGTTTAAGATAGAGACAAACCTGGAATTTACAGATTGCTCAGGATGTGACATAGCATGTAGCGTAGAGATAAAGGGAATTAGCCTAACAGAATTAAGAGAATGTTTAAGAGACTTAGATACCGATCTAAAATGCGTACCTAAGCCAGATAACTCAGACCCGGCAAATCCTCAGATCTGCTTTGATTTAGTAGATAACATCACTGGATCAATAGTTACAGAGAACGTGGTATGCGTGCCAGTAGGCAATATAACCCCAGTTACACCGGGCAATAACATTACGATAACAGGAACTGGTACATCTGCAGATCCTTACATTGTAAATGGATGCTGCAGCAGTTTCGACCCAACTACAGGTGAGCTTACCATAATTGATGCGGAGGGAGTAGAGAGCGTGTACCCAATTGTCACCGCGATACAACAAGGAAATAACGTAGTTATAACAGGCACAGGGTCACCGGCGGATCCATTCATAGTTAACGGATGTTGCGTAATAATAGACCCTAACGATCCGACTACTTTAATAATAACAGACCCTCAAGGGAACAAAACCACTTTTACAGTACCACCAGAAACTGATTTAGTAGTTACTACAGATGGGGATACAACAGGGGTAAATCAAAGTGGACCAGCGAATCATACAGTAGATATTACAGTAACATCAACTGATGAAGATAACTTGGCAACTATAGGAAGTGATGGAGGGACGTTTGTTTCTTGCGAAGATGTCATAGCTTGTGTAGGAACAGATTCAGTAGAAGTAGTAAATAATGAGGATGGAACAAAAACACTCACACACACAGCAGTAGACGGAACCGTAGCAGAATGGTGCGTACCAGCATGTACAACAACTATAACGTCTGAGGCAGGTGAAACTTTTGAGATGGAGTCTAATTGTGGAGTTCAAGTATTTGATTTAAGTACAAATGACACCCCTTGTGAAACTTATGATGAAGATGGTAATTTAATATCAAGTGGAAATGGAACCTATGTGTTAAAAGGCATAGACAATCCTACTAATTTAGAGTTAGTAGCGTTAACAGGCGACGGAAAAGCTTATGTTAGACCTACCGATTGTAGTAAAGCAATCGCTGAGGGAATCCAGACATGTATTAAATGCCCAGACGGTACTATATCAAACACAGTAACTGACCTCTTTACGTTCACACCACCTCCTATAGGAGAAATAAGAGTAGATAAGACAAATGATGTAAAGGCTGGTACAGTTGCTGCAGGAGATACATTTACTTATACAATAACCGTGTGTAATGAGCCAGCAGCTTCAGGACCAATAACAGATATAACTACTTCAGATGTATTGAAATCACCTTTGATCTATACTTCAGATGATGGAGGAACGGCAGCAGGAGGAAATGTAACAACGGCTATAGACCCGTTAGGAACTAGATTAACATGGACTTTTGCAGGGCCATTAGCTCCGGGAGATTGTGAATCAATAGACGTAGTTGTGCAAGTTGATCCAGATTCAACAGGATTTGAGTTTATACCAAATGTCGTAACAGCAGTGGGGAATGATGGAGTCAACGGACCTAACTCTACTTCAGATGCAGATATAAATGTACTTAATGAAAATCAAAATCCAGAGGCAAGGTTAGCTTGGGAGGAAACCAACGGAACTACAGGAGTGGCGGCGACAGGAAGTCAATCATATGTAAAAGCACCTTCAGGAGCTTTAGTAGCTTGCGGAGAGCCATTTAGATTTGAAGTGTTTTTAGAGGAGGGCACTTTATGGGAAACTATAACAGGGACTCTTTGTAGCGCAGATTATGCCTCAGATAGGACAGATGGCTTATCTATAACTAACTTCTCTCCAACAGGAGATTTTGGAAATGGATTATCTTTCTCTTTCAATAAGAGAGATTGGGCTAATGCAACAGGCAACATATACGCTGCGACAGGCCAAAGTAGCATAAACGGTAATACGCCAATCACTACAAGGGCATTAGATAGCAGAACATTTGCACAAGAGCTTGAAACTCACATTTTTGTGGGGGGACAAGGATCGACAACGTGTCCTATAGAGTCAGTTAATCCTGACAATATATCTGAAATATGCAAAATACCCCTTGGTAAAACATCAAATTTTGATGCAGAAATTAGGGAATACCCAGTTGCCGGTGATCCTATACATGTCTTTATAAATACTGAAGGGGTTAATGGAGCTGCCGACAACTTATTATCGAATTACAGTATAACAGGTTGTGAAAATTATCAAACTACGGCAAGCCCTTTCCCTCCTCTTGCACCAGTTTTTATTGAAACTGTAGGACGTATAGTTGATATACAAAGTAACACAGGCGCAGGTTGTATAGAGCAGTTTGATAATGATAGAATTAATGGTTTAATTGGTAAAATAGATTTGTATAGAGAGGCTTACTACGGAGTAGGTCCTGACAGAGTTGCTATAGGCGTAGAGGCGAGAAGAGTGAACTACACCCCCACTTCTTGTAATGATTTTTGTTTAGACAGATTGGAATTGTGGATTGCTGAAAACAATGGTAATAGCAATTTAAATGATTGGCAAATTACAAATTCAACATACACGATCGGTGGTGCAGGTAATACAGGAGACATATCTACAGACGGCGCGACAATAGGAGATGATTCAAGACGTAGAGTGAGATTAGATAATGTCGTATGTTTCCCAGGCCCAGGCATATACCCAATTAACATAACTGCTGATGTTGTCAATCCATTAACAGGAGAGGCAGCAACAATAACTTCGTTCTCAGAGATAGAAATAAACTGGGCATACTAATAAGTAAATAATGGATTGTAATAAACCAACACGCTTAACGCAGGACAACTTCAGTATCTGCGACTCATACAGGAAAGATGGTAAGATACTATCTAAGCAATCCTATATGCACAGGAACTTCCAGTGCGCAGCTTTTGATGATATGTTATTAGCTCCTGCGAATATTCCTACAGTAGAAGATTGTTTCGACGAAGCAGTAGTAGGAATTGCCCACGGCGGGGAGATAGTAGAGGAATATTTAGATGTAATAGTTACATGGACATACGATTGTTATAATGATACATGGATCAAAGACTTATCTTATAAAGACATAACTATAGGGGAGGGGGTTACTACAAATTGCAACGATACAACTGGCCAAGTAACTAATACAGTAACACAGTACTCTCACCCGTGTGAGACAGCTAATTGCGGACCAAATGAGACATGCGATGGCGAAGGGGAGTGCGTACCTAACTATATTCATCCCTGTGATAGTATTACATTAGGGGATTGTGAATTATGCGACGGAAAAGGAGATATCTACAAATTACCATCTATAGCAACAGATATACTATGTGTAGACGGAGATGCGGAAAAAGCTAAAGTCATATGGAAATTAGATTGCCAAAACAATGCTACTTACAGTAACTTAGATGGAACTCCTTATACAGGAGATGCTACAGGGTTAGGAGTATGTTGTTGCATAGGGGAGCCTTGTGAGCCTGATTGTAGCTGCGCTGCAACTACGCTAATAGGTATGACCTGTCCAGATAAATGCGGAGGCACCTGTGATGGTACTTTAGACAATAGCTGTACACCAAATTGCCCAGATACAGATACATATTGCCCAGACGATCCTATTCCAGATAGCGGTTGCCCAGAGGTGACTTGTGGGAAAGGAACTAAGGATTGTAGCTTCTGCGGTGTAGAAGCCGAAGTAGTTGCTACTCTTTTTGATTTACAAGGGGGAGAAGTAGGGAAGGCTGTTAGCGAGGATGTTTCTGCTTTATGGGGCTTACCGTCAGGCAGCGTCACGATCTCTTCTAATGATGTAAATACACAAAATAACAGCGACGCAGCGTTAACTACCAGTGACTCGGCGTCAACTACATGGACGGTATCAGGCACTCAACCAGTTAAAATAACAGTGCAGCATGGTAAGAATATATCTGAATCAGGTATAGACGGATTTACTTCTTTAGATGGTGTAACATATTCTTATGTTGGAGGATCCCTAAAGGCGGGGTATACTGATACAAGTTCACATCCAAACTACCAAGTTACAGCTCCGCCCACGAGTGACGGTGTTGACCAAGCAACGAATGGTGTAAATCCAAGGTGGTTATCCGATGCCCCTGCCACCTCAGTAGAGATATACACCACAAATACACCAAATTTCAATAATAACTATAGACTATTCTTGACGCCTTGTTGCGAATAACAATATATGAAGACATTCTGTAAAAATGACAATGACGTAAAAACAATTTACGTTTTAGGAAATGACTGTAAGTTTTATGACTTACAGGGTACGGAGTATATAGGAGATTTAAGTAACTTAGAAATATGCTGTGATTGTAATGAAGTAACTGATCCTTGCGAAGGGATAGACTGCTCAGGGCAATGCACAGGGTGTGCTGTGGGGGAAATATGCGGATGTTTATTAGGAGATTGCAAGTGCCTCCCTGATCCGTTATGTGAGGGAGTGGATTGTACAAATGAATTATTAGATTGCCAAGGACAGAAAGTATGTGTAGGTGGTACATGTGCATGTATAGAGACACCTTGTAATGAGGGAATATGTAATCCAGAAGATTGTGTAAACTGCGATGGAAAATGCGAATGCGGAGGGAATGATACCTGTATTTGCGTATTTACTGATTGCCCACCCACAGGATGCTTACCAACAGACTGCGACGAATGTGCAGAAGGAGAATCTTGCAGATGTTCTGAAGAAGGATGTAAGTGTTTACCAGATTGCGATACAAATCCATGTACATCGACAGATTGTACAAATTGTCCAGAAGGGGAGAGCTGCGTATGTCAAGAAGACAAAACGTGCCAATGCGAACCCATATCAGCTCCCGATCCTTGCGACGGAGTTGATTGCAGTAACCTAACTTGTTCAGATAATTTTACACCAGAATGTTCAGGAGGAATATGTAGCTGTACGCCAGATTGCTCTACAAGTGGCTGCCCAACAGGGGAAGTTTGTACACCTTCAGGATGTCAGAATACAGACAACTCAGGGGAACCCGGCGATCCTTGTCAAAAAGAAATAACCTTAACTGAATGCGGAGATGCGCCATTTGCAAATACACCAGACGATGAACCGTGCCCTACAGTAGGGGTGAACGTTTCTTGTCAGACAGAATTGGTTACGGATGAGTTTGGAAATGTTACAAGCGTAAACTATTTCAATTGTGTGGTAGACGTAAATCCGGGTTGCGGGGAAATAGAAAGTACGACAATACCTACAACAGCACCAGATCATAGCTCTGGTAATCCTTACAACTTATCAGGAGATATAATACTGAAAGGAGGATGTACCTATTCAATAGACGTAAACCCCACGGGATCAACTTCTGTATTGTTAACATCCCCAGACACAGCTAATTTAGAGAATATCGAATGGATATGGACGTATAATGGATCGTCAGAATCTATTTGGACTAATGCTGATTCGGATTATAATTCAGAGAATTCGGCGGGAAATAACGTAATATTAGGAGATACATTATCTGTTCATGTACAATCGGGTAATCTTAACGGAAGCCCTTGCTGTAGATCAGAAGAGTTAGTATATGATACTTGTAGTTGTTTGAACATAGAAGTGGATGAAAGCACATTAGATTGCGATGGAGATCCGAATACAATTTCAGCTACTGTTACAAACAGCATGTACTTGGGATCGAATTCGGCTCCAATAACTGTAGGTGGGGTAGTATTTAATTTAGCAGGGGGTCAATCGGGATCAAATACTGTTAATATAGAATCAGATGGTACTATAATATATTCCGCAGGAGATTGTACGGGAATAGTAGAAGGATTCTTGAGAGTAGAGGGGTGCACAGACAGCACTGCCTGTAACTTTAATCCAGAAGCAAATTGTGATGACGGAAGCTGTTTACCAAATATTGAGTTTACTATAGACGGTGCGGCAGAATGTTTAGAAGACGGAGATAATAGAACTATTACTATAAATATTACACAAGGCACAGATGTAGAATATAGCTTTGATAACATAACATTCAGTTCTAATAACCAAACAGTAATAGATGCGGCAGGAGCATACGATGCGTGTGTTAGGTACATAGACCCAGAGGTGACATGTGAAGTAGTGAAAGAAATGTTTACTATAGAGTCATGTGAACCAAAATGCCCAGAAACGATAGCCCAAGCCCCTGTTGCTGATATAACAATACCGACTTGTACTAATAATACAGGTTCAGTAAATGTAACATCTGGTTGTCAAGCAGAAACTACAATACAATATAGCGTAGATGCCGTAAACTGGACTGCGACTCCTCCAACATATTCAGATAATTTAACAATACAGACAAGATGTACTTGTGATAACGATAGTACAATATCGGGGTCAACCAATTCAATAACCACGCCTGACGAGTTAACATTTGGATGTACAGATAATGTAGCTTGTAATGGAGGGATTTTTGATTGCAGTGATAATAGTTGTGAATATTGTACATGTGCTACGACTGAACCCTGTGGCAGCAATAATGCATGTATTACAGGAACCACTCAGCTAATAGGTTCAGACGGAAGTATATGCGGACCGTGTGGTAATGGAGATGTTGTAACATGCGCAGATCCTTGTCAAAGTTGTAATTCGTCAAACGGAAATTGCGAAGGTCCAACTTCAGATGATTGCGGAGTATGTGGTGGATCAGCAAATTGTACAGCAAGTATTGGAGGAGGAAGCTCGGCTCTTTGTCCGGGAGACTCAAGTCTCTACGCACTATCAAGCGCTTCCGTATCCAATTGTCCAGGAAGTATTACGTGGACGTTAGACGGAGTACAAATCGGAACAGGACCTTCAGAATCAGTAAGTCATAATGACATAAGTGGCAGTTCTGGAACATTAGTTATGACTTATGATCCAGATTGCCCGGGGGCTTCTGGTAGCCAAGATAGTATAACGATTAGTAAATTAGATTCAGATGACCCGTCATGTTGCGTAACTGATGATTGCGGAGTATGTGGTGGATCAGCAAATTGTACAGCAAGTATTGGAGGAGGAAGCTCGGCTCTTTGTCCGGGAGACTCAAGTCTCTACGCACTATCAAGCGCTTCCGTATCCAATTGTCCAGGAAGTATTACGTGGACGTTAGACGGAGTACAAATCGGAACAGGACCTTCAGAATCAGTAAGTCATAATGACATAAGTGGCAGTTCTGGAACATTAGTTATGACTTATGATCCAGATTGCCCGGGGGCTTCTGGTAGCCAAGATAGTGTTACTATAAACAAACTTAACGCTAATGATCCAGCATGTTGCACCCCTAATAATTGTGCAGCATCAACTTGTATAGGAAATACGTGTGATGATGATTGTGGAAATATGGTTGATGGGACAAATTCAGGAAGTGTAACATCCAATGTGAGTATAACTCTTTCAGGATGTAATTTATTGGCAGAGGGCGAAGTTTCATGTGACTGCTGTAGTGACAACAATATAGGGTGGACAGGCTCTTTTACCGATGCGTCAGGATCAACTGGATCTTCTTCGGGAACTACCTCTTGCGGATTCTCTACATTGCAGGCAAATTTACTAAACATATGTTCAGCATCCCTAAACCAAGTAGCCACAGCTTCAGTTACTGTTAATTCAAGTTGCGGCAGCGATACAGGATCGGCATCGTTCACAATAACTCAAGCAGATAAAGACGCATGCGGATGTTAAAGAAAGGCATACAACATACCGCATGCTCAGAGAGTGCTAACCAATGTGCTGACAACTCTAAATGTTGCAGCACTTTTGGCATTTCAAAGGATCTACAAGCAGGATACAATAAACTGTCTATATTGTCCGAGCAGAAACTAAGAAGGGATAGCTGGGGGCACGAATGTAGCTCTACTATAGACAAAGACGTAGAAGATCTGTGCACTTATTTAGAAGTACTAGAGGATGAGAAAGACAAACTATCACAGGGGTATCAGCCCTGCTTAAAGTGTGAAGACCTAACTAAGCTGAGAGAGAAGATAAAACTTGCATCTATGGGATGCCAAGGTCAGTATGAGCTCTGCGAAAAAGATGAATCCAATAGAGAGATTTGGAAATTAGCTAACCCAAATTGTTTCGCATATGAAGTATGGGAAAAGTGCCTAATAGACTTCTGCGCCGGGATAAACGTAAACTTCGAGGCTATAAAAAGCCTACCTAACAAACTAATAGTAGATATAGCAACAGAGGAAATACCCTTATCAAGCCTGTCTATACACGCAGAAGACATTACTAAAACAGAGAATCCGATAAGACTTAATATAAATTCTGTAGAACACAAAGATGAGTCGGTAAAGCTCAAAATAGAATTTTCAGAAGAAAAAAAGAATCTAATATTGAATGCGATTGTTAGTGAAGTAAGCAGTGATGAATTAAAGATAGTCGCCGAGTGCCTGGATACGGGGCTAACTACGGCGGCTTTAAACATTGTATACCAACACGGTATATCTTTATCGCAGGGGAAATTAGGATTAGATGTCATTATAGAGGATAAAGCACCTCTTAACGCAAAAAAGATATTAGACAATGAGTCTCCTTAAAAAGCAATTTAGAATTAGCGCCACAAGACCGGATGGCAGTACGTGCAAGAATCTGGATGTTAAACTAAGAGGCTACACTAATGTGGCCATAAACTGCATTGATGGAGATCTATATACAATACAACTACACCCAGAATTGGAGGGCCAGACTTGTTTCGACTTTGATGTAGTATGCAATGACGCAGGCTGCGAAACATGTAGAGATATTCAAACCATATGTCTTTGTAGCGATAAAGGCGAATGTGGGCCATGCCAAGATTGTATAGGAGGTGTATGTGTAGACTTATGCCCAGACCAAGCCTGCTTTAATGGTCAATGTGCGGAGTGCGATGATAATACTCCATGTCCTTGCGATCAAATCTGTAGAAATGGTAATTGTGTATGTCCTACAGGAAGAATCCCTAACGGAGATTGCTGCGTAGATTGTGATAATGATAATCCATGCCCGCCGTGCTATGATTGCGTAGGAGGGACATGCCTACCTAAATGCCCAGACAGTCAGTGCGATCCAGAAACAGAAGCCTGTGTAGAATGTACTTTAGATGGACATTGTGATCAGACTAAAGGATGCAGAAAGTGTGAAGGTAACAAATGCGTGTGCTGTGACGGTTACACATTAGATACTTGTACAGGGGAATGTGTACCTATTCCCATAGGATCTTGTAATGGGTCTACACCGTTATCAACCTGCGAAAGTTGCCAAAATATAGATTCTTGTACCGGCTATGGTACAATAGTGCCCGTAGATTGCGGAGCAGGAAGGATTTGTATTGATGGATTAGGATGTAGAGAAGAATGTGATTGCCAGACAGGAGGATGCAGTGAAGCGGGAGCTGTTTGTGCCGAAGCAAACGCTCTGCAATGCTACTGTAAGAATTGCTCAGATTTTAGCTGTGTAGAAGAGGGAGCGTCTGCCTGCGGAGGAGCTAACTCCCGAGAATGCATTTGCAACGACGTAGGTCAATGTGTACCTGACCCGTGTGCAGGTATTGTATGCCCAGTAGGTCAAGTATGTGTAGATGGGCAATGCGTAGACGACGGCGAACCTTGTGACACATCTGTTACATTAGAAAAGATAGAAGATGGAAACAACTGCGATCTCAAGGCTTCTTGGGCAAACGACTGTTGCCCATGCCCAGCTCTTGAGGCAACGATCACACCCACAATATCTGGAAATAACGTAGACTTCAGTCTGCAGTTCAAGAAAAACGGTAGCAATCTCTCTGACGAGCGACAAGACAATAAAGTTGTTGGTAACGATCAGGAGATACCTACATCAGGCAGTGTTTGTGCTAGAGTTTCTTATCTACAAGAGATAGTTATCGATTTAGGCGGCGGGCAGACGAGAACTCGAACAGTAGTTACTAAATCTATAGAATACCCAGGAGCATCATTTAACGGCTCCGATGTTTTAGATATCAATGGGGTTCCTATTAATTTAGGGCCAGTAGTAGGAGGAAATAATATAGAAGCAAGAGTAGATATCATCCTTAAACCTACTGAAAACAGTAATTCTAACTGTACGTGGGGCGGCGATAACGGAGCAGAGTACTACAGCTACCGTGTAACTGACATCAATCAAATAGATGTACAGACAAATACTATAAACTCCTCAGATTGCGGAAATGCTATTGTAGAATGGAATAGAGATGACTTAGGAGACTTCATCAGAGTATATACAGATCTAAATGAGCACGTACTCAAAGGCGTAGATGGCGGGGGATTAGAAGATGAAAACCTACAACGTAAAATATTAGGAGATCAATTAGGTAGACTGGAATCATGCCATACCTATAAAGCTACAGTTTGTTGCTGCGGAGAAGGTAATGCAACCGAAGATGTTGTATTCTGTAAATCAATAGAAGAGTCGACCGCCGAATCCCTAAACATCTGTAATACAGAAATAAGAGTACAGATACCTGATTCATGCGATGTTAATGATGCGAATACATTTAACATTAAACTAAATGGAACGGCAATACTGTCTAATCTATCTATGAGGGACCAACTTCCTTATGATGATAATTTAACTTATACCGAACCTATAACTTCGGTAACTGTAGAAATGAATTGCGTTAATACTGGGGATATAGGATGTACTTATGATATGTCTTTAGAGGCTTCATTAGATAAACCTCAGATAGTTGCAGAATGTGCAGGAGGGGAGAGAGTTATCAACTCTACAGGCGGTAACGGGGTTATAAATGTATTCTATAATAATACAGATATCTATAACTCCCAATACACAATACCGAGAACTCTAACATCTGCGTCAGCTATAGTGGTATATGGAGATGGGCAAGGGGAATGTTATAGAGAAACTGTAGACTTCGGTTTACCATCAACTGCATCTTGCTGCGACATATCGGCTACTTTTGCGTTCACAGAGCCGGCTTCAGATTGTACAAAAGGCATAGCAGGTAGTGTGTATTCGATTAGGTCGTATGAAGTAAGTGTATCTGGCGGTACTCTACCTATAACTTACGCGGTATTTGATCCTCAAAGTAACCAAGCTTTCCCTTTTGTGCGCAATAGCAGGACACGTAAATTTAATGTATCACTACCTGCTGCGACTACATCTATACCATGGAAGGTTACAGATGCTAATGGGTGTGAATTTTCAGGAATAGCTACAGGGAATTGCGATATAGCAGATGACCCAATTATCCCTACTACAGACTGTCCTAATGGTATTGATAACGGAGACCCATGTACTGTTACAAGCGGCGACGCTGGTTTTTATGTGAATTGCGAATGTATCGTTACTGATATTCCAGACACTTGCGGCCCTGCAGTGCTGGAGACTACTACTGAAAACTGTTTAAGATGCAGAAAGAGGGTATGTCAGAATGATCAAGATGTAGTAATTGTAGATTTGGGATGCGACCCAATAGGCCCGGATTGCGGCAATGTTACCTGTAATGGATCAGAAGTACAAGCACCTAATGGTTGCGGAAATTGCTGCGAAGATATACCAGATCCTTGTAATTTCATCCTGTGCAGTAGTATAAATACAAATAATTATTGTGGAACTCAGAACGTAACTTGCTGCGACGCTAATGGTAACCAAACAACAGCACAAATAGTAGGTACTAAATCTACAGGATGCGAAACGGGCAATAACACATGCGAGCTTACGGATACATCTATAAACGTGACATCTTCTAATTTACCTAACAGTTCTATAAATGTTACAGCAACTTGGGGAGTAAATTTCCAAATATTAGATAGCTCTAATTCTGTTGTTGGTACATCTTCGGCTTCAAATCTTCCTGCAGGGAATTACACAATAATTGTAGATAATGGTGAGTTCTGTACAACTACAGACGAAGTAACTATACTGCCTGAACCTTTAAACTGCACAGGATGTACTCAGCCAAATTCTGATGGAACAAGTTGTAATGATTACGTTACATGCGCACAGAACCCCACTGGTAGTGTATTAGGGACAGATTGCTCAGCATGTAATACTTTCTACGGAGTAAACGAGACCTATACCCAATCTGGGTGCTATTGCGAGATAAAAGATACTCAAGCAGAATGTGACCCTAATAACTGCTCAAATGAATTAGAATTAAGTTATACAGCAAATATAACTTCTGATAAAAACGTCGCATTTAGAACTCAAAATCTAATTGCCAAAGCTACGGGGGTATGTACTTCGTTAAGTATACCTCCACAAACTTTTAATTGTGCAGATGTAGGTCAATCCTTTACTATTCCAGTAAGTGTGAATGGTTTGGCCGCGAATTGCTCAGTAACAGTCACGGTAACTGACACTAATGATTACTGCTCGTCTGCTCCTTCATTTGGGTGTATACAAGGGCAGAATGGGCCGGAATGCTCTCAACAGTTTAATAGTTTAGCAGACTGCCAAGAAAGTACAGCTACTGATTGTAAAGAGGGCTCATGCCCAGAATGCGCCAGCACAGATTGTAACTTGGATGATGCGAAGATATCAGGACCAGATCAAGCATGTTTTGATGGTAATGGGAGTATAATATTAAGTGTAGCACATTCAGGTGTTGTTACCAGCTACAGCTGGTCAACATCGAGTGGAGGCACTATAAGCGGCGCTACGAATCAGCAAAGCATAACAGCTACTTCGGATGGCAACTACATAGTGACAATTACCAATGACAATATACAAGGCTGCGGAAAAAAACTATTTGTTACTGTCTCAGAATTCTGCAACTCAGATTGTCCTGATTTTATGGGAGTAGGAGTGACCCAAAGCCCAACCCCTATTTGCACCAACAATAACGAGACAGCCACATTAACGGCTACGTCCGGATATAATTACCTTTGGGAATATAATGGAAATACATTTACTACTCAGAGTATTACTACTAATCCAAGTGCTAATATATATTCAGTAACATTTATAGATCCGAATAACAGTGATTGCAAATTTAAAGTTAGTAATGTAGTTGTCAGAGATTGTGATACAGGAGGAGATCCTACAGGAGCTTGTTGTAGAGGAGAGAGCTGTACAGAAGGGGTCACACAGGCAGACTGTTTGCAGACCATAAATGGGACCGCAGGAGTTTATCAAGGGGATAACTCGACTTGTAGCCCTAATCCATGTAGCCAGAATTGTTCAGGAGCTTGTGGCCCGTCCAATGCGCCAAGCCCGTCAGGCGTGGCATGCGGATCAACCACATTTTCTACTGATTCAAATTCAGAGTGTGTAGATGATAGCGGTAACCCATGCTGGACTGTAGTAGGTACAGGATGCGCCGCAGGGTCTACGTGTAATGGAACTACTTGTGTAGTTGATGATCCATGTGGTAATAGTCCAGTATGCGACAGTACCTCATCTAATGCACCTTGCTGTTGCGAAGACGAGGGAGGTGCGAAAATACTAAGAACAGCAACGTGCCCGAGTGGGCAATCTTTAAACGCAGAGTGCACATGCGTAGGAAGTATCGGAAGCCTAAATGACACTTGCCAAGACATAAGTACAGCATTTAGTGGATCATCTGGAAGCATTAGCCAGACATTCACAGCGAGCGGTAATGGCACTTTATCGTTATCATTCGACACAACAGGTACGCCTGACAGTATAACGATAAGCGTCAATGGTGGTACGCCAATTACCAGTGGATGTATAAGTTCAGACGGCATAGGAACGCTGTGCACAGCGAATTGCGGAATTTTGGAATTTGATTATCCTCCTGCAGGCGTCTTTACTACTACCTTATCCGTAAATGCGGGAGACACTGTGAGTATATCAATAAGTGGAGGGTGTACGGGGTGCCAAGAATGTAATACAAACACATTCTGGAGCTTATCAGCTTCGTGTTCTTAATATGTAAACTATGCCAACAAAAGATAGTAGAAAATTAGTAGGGGATTGTATGCCAAAGAACATAAAGTGTTTGGTAGACAAGAACGGGGATTCTGTTCAAGCTATATTAGATGAGCATCAAACAAGTATTGATGAACTTAAGGCTTGGAAAGAGGATCCCTGTGCTACGGCGGATCCATGCGCAGAAGTGTCTTCCGGAGATTCTATTACATCTACGACTCAATCAAGCTCAGCACCCGTAACTAGGCAGATTCAGATAGATTCACCTATTACATACGGTACTAAAGCCTCAGACAGTTCCGTAGAGGTCCATTACAACGTGGCCCCAGCAATAGCGAGCATAGGCTGCGATAAGTGTTTCTCTAACGTCTCTATAAGCAATGGGAGTACTACTTTAGGGAATCAATCCACCGAAACAGGAGTATTCACCGTAAAACCATCAGATCTGCCTGTAACTTTGAGAGTGCAGGGAACATGTGTAAAAGATGGCCAGGAGGTAAAGATAGATTTCGAAAAGATCATCAGAGACGCGACCTCGGATAAAGAGGAGTTCATCTCAGGGCAAACCATCCAAACCGGGGGATTTTCATCCTCAGATGATAGAATGGATTTCCTACAGGAATGTGTGGATGATATCAAATACCGCCTCAGAACGCAGGAAAGCGTGGAAAGCAATGGAATCCAAGGCATAGATTCCATCATAGCAGATCAAAACGCCAAATTAGCCGATTTAACTGACACTTTAGATGGAATCGATACAACTTGCGACGGAGTATCGATATGTGACATAAACACCGCATTGCAGAGCCTACAGGCTGATATGACGGCTATTCAGTCAGAATTGAGCTCATTAAGAACATTATACAATAAATTAGATACCATCATCGCCGGCAGCTCATAGATTATATAATAAATATTATATAATTAAAAGCAAAATAATAGACATAATTTTATTAGATGTCTGATACCAGCATACCTACATACAGGAGCTTGGCAAACGATATTCAGATGTCGTTCGATGCGGATGGATCTCCTCATAGGGGATCTCGTTTCCCCATTTCTCAGATTGTAGCTAAGCTACTCACCTCAAGAAGTAGCGTATATAGAAGATCCAAAGAGGCCCGACAAGGGATATCAGAGCAGTGTATTCAGACAATACCGTGTATTCCACTTGAAAAAGCAGATAAGGAAATATGCCCATGTGCGCCGCCGTCAGGGTGTATATGGCTTAGAAGCAAAGACCCAATACCAAAGGCAATATTCCTTAATACTGTCTCAAACTCTTCAGCCAATTTCACAGCACAGTTTGTCGATTGGACCCAGTTCGATCTTAAGATTAGCGGTAGGTCTTTCAAAAAAGGAGATAAGTACTACACATTCTTAGATTCAGGTAATGGGTCTTACCTGTACTTGTATAATACTAAGAAACTTAAGAATATAGCCATAACCGGGGTATTCGAAGACCCAGTAGATGCAATAACTTTCGAAGGCTGCGAAACCATGACTAAGAAGCAAAAAGAGATAATGTGCAGCCCATTCGATGCTCCCTTATATATGGATGGAAGAATAACAGATATAGTATGTGCTTTAGTTACAGACTTCTTCGCCAAGAAATTACAGCTGGGGCAACCTGATTTAGTTAATAACGACCGAGAAGACAGGTCGGGGATAAACACAACCGTTTAATGATACAGGAGGAAAGAATATTAATAAAAAGAAATCAAAGAAGTCATACCCGTATGAGAGTTATTGTTAATGATTTTTACAATAGTTACCAAGATAACACAGGAGGAAAGGTAAGTAAGAAGACTTACACTAAGTTCATAAGGTTAATGTTTAAGGCCATGTTTGAGCTTATGTTCACCCATAAGTTCCATCTAACCCTCCCTAATAGTGGCGGGGATTTATTCATAGCCCCATGGAAATTCAGAGGAGGCCTCGTACCACCTGACGGTAAGTATTTCCAACTAAAATGGGCCCACACAAAAGATTCAACTTTATTGAATAGAAAGATAATGACATTCCAGACAAGTGACCGTACTACTAGGCATAAGAGAACATTCCTCTGGAAAATGAGAGAAGGGAATATGACAATGATGGAGCCATATCCTTATCCCTTACGAGAATTCATAGAATTATAATGGAATTTGTAACAGCTAAAGCCATATCATCTGATTTTGTAGAAGACACTGGGATAAACCCGGCAGATACAGATATGCCCATATTTATCAAATGGGCAGAGGATAAGATGTCTGATATGGATATGTTTGAGACCTATGAACCTAATGTGGATCTTATACCTATAAAAGGCTACAAAGCCAGTAGGCCTCCCAATGCTAAGATTATATGTGAAATAGCGGGGAAAGAGAAGAGAGATAACGATTGTAATAAAGAGCTAAGAATTATAGGAGAGCAAGTTGTAGAATGGAAAGAGCAGATAAACATGGAGGGCTGCGAGCTTCAGATCAATTTACTTTGCCCAAATTGCCATAAATCAGACTGTGACTGTAATAGCCTTGGATATTCAATCGATATAGACCAGGCCTGGTTAGATGCCCGTCCAGAATATTATTATAGAGATATGCTCCATTACCAAGGAAAGCATACATTCGGCCACGGTAGATCAGTGCACCACCCCAAATTTACCCTACTAAAACCCTCAGACTCTCCGTGGAATGAGATACAGCACCTTCCAGACTGTGCAAATATAACGTGCACTCAAACTTGCGAAGACTCTTACTACATCACTAAGAACTATATAAACACCCCTACCATAAAGGAAGGGTGGTTGTTGATATCTTATCTGGGAGTATGCATAGATGAAGATGGAAACAGAGTTTTAGAGATATCCAATAAGGATGGAATCCGCGCAGTTGTGGAACATATGAAGTATAAATACTTCTACAGACAGTACCAAAAATCCAGAGAAGCTTCAGATAGAGCTCTTTATATAGAGGCTATGCAGATGTCAGAAGAATACGAATCTCGATACGGATCAGCAATAGCGGTTTCTCAGGTAGATAAACTGTTTGGAATACTAATGGATACAAAATCCAATAGACTATCAAAAAGTATTGAAGATATATACCAAGGAAAAGTACCTCCCCAAATGAATAGTAATTATCAAGACTATTATAACACCTACGGAAAAAGCCCATGGAGAAGAAGCACTGGATCACCCCGTGGAAGACACAGGCAGGTACATTCCTAATTGAGCTCAAAAACGGGGTAACACAAGAGGAGGCCTTGAAAATAGTAAAAGCTAATAGGATAGAGAAAGAGGAATATAATGTCAGAAAAAGTAGACAGCGGAAACGAGATAATTAAGAATAGTTTCAGAGGAGGCCTCGCCTTGGACTATATGGACAGGCCTGAGTTAGCTCCACCTGATTCTTACATCCATGCCCTAAATGCTGAGAAACATAGCAGAGACGCCCGAGAGCCGGGCCTAACTAATAAGATATCCTACTCTGCATGTAATGTATTCGGAGGAGATACTATAGGGTTTAAGTTAGTAGGAGAGAAGAACTGGTCCATCGGGATGAAGCAGGATGGGACAATACTAAAACACGATCATAGAAGTTGCGAATCTGAGGAAGTAATGAATCCTGCTGAATTTGGATGTGATTGGGGATGTACTCAATGTGAATGGGTAGGAAACTCTATGGAGTTCTACACCTCTGGTAATTGTTCAGACGTATACATGCAGTGGAGCTGCGGATGCACTTACTATATAGTCAATATTACAGAGATGCTTGACCCTACAAGAAAAGCAGGCAGGAAGAAGGCTTTAGCTTGTGAAAGTTGTGATGGGTCTTCAGGATGTGAATATTTCAAAGTATTCAAAAAGTCATGCCATCCAAAGATAACAACCAGAACATACGAGTCGGGAGGCGCGGGACTACTAGCAGGTACTTATTATTTCGGATGGAGATACAAATATGAATCAGGAGGAACTACAAATATATCAGACCTATCCCAACCAGCTTACGTAGGCTCAGAACACAATATAGGAGGAGAAGTAACGAACGGGCATATAGCAGTAAATCTATCATGCCTCGAATGTTATCAATTTGGAAGAGGAGAATTAGTCGTAGTCCAAGTTATAGGTAACCAAAATCCAGTAGCCCAAGTATTAGACGTAGGCTACGATTCTCTTAAATATACCTACAACTACATAGGCCAGCCGGGAACCCCTATACCTTTAGAAGAAGTGCTGCTACCTGAAACAAGCCTACACATAGAAGGGCGATACCAGCTGCAGTACAAAAACACTATGCTTTACTTTGGACAGAAAGCCCAGAGAAACCTCAATTATCAAGGCCGAGCACTGGATATAAGTGTAGGGTATAAAGTAGCAGAAATGTCTTTTAATTATGCCTGCAAGCATGATTATTCGGGATTAATGAGAGGGGAAGCCTACCATTTTGCAATCAAATGGAATTACTGTGATGGGACCAGTAGTCCAGCATTTCCTTTATCTCCTTTTTCAGGAGGATGCGGAGCTCCAGATACAGGGCAAACAGGAGAGCCAGATGAGACTTTTAATCCCGACGCGACGGGAGGGGGGTCTTCTGGAAACAGTACAGGCTCAGGAGGATCTTCAGCATCTACAGGCATAGAGAAGGTATGCGAATATGTAGACACTGACCCTGCATTAGATATAACTTATGATGTAGTGATTAATTCTGGATCTCCAGATAGGCTATCGATCGATCTAACAAATAATGCAGCTGGCACAGATTTGTTATCATGCATTGACGATTGTGTAAAAAAAGGCAATGTATTAACCAAAATATATTTGACAGGCCACGGAGGTGAGGAACATACATTCGATGCATATAATGTAGTATCTCTTACGCCTAATCAGATAATAGTTTCAGGTAACTCTCAGGGAGGGGCCACTTCGGCTCCAGTAGATGCTAAACACATCTACGTACTGCACGTCCAGCCAGGATCAGGCAGCGGCCCATCAAATGGAGGTACAGGGAGCTCAGGAACTACAGGATCGGGAAATACAGGCATATCAGGAACCCCCACAGCAACTATAGGGACACCCCAGTGTGTAATTCGATTTAGAGCTCACGAACCTGAAGATGTGAGTAACCCAGAGAATGATGAGTGGGATGATAAGTTAGAAGCGATGTTAAATAAGATAACATCTAAAGCAGTTGACAAATGTAAAGAACTAGAGTTAATAGAAGCTGAAAGAAGAGCTGAAGGGTGCAATTGTACGGAAGGATCAGAAGGAACTATACTTATCCCAGGTAGTGATTGTGTGGTATCTTTAGGAGGAGACGACACTAGTAATACCTCAGATGATGGAGGGTATGGGTTTTCAGATATATTGGCTGAAGGTCACCCCTGCGCTGATATAACAGGAATAGCTGAGGTAGGGAAATGTTGCCCTTCAGGCAGCCTATTACCTCCAGGAGAGGATCTAAACAGGTGTAATCAGGATATGGCAGACTACGAGCAGGGCGCGGTCGATTATGTATCCGTACTCAATGATTTAGGTGTAGACGAATTAGATTACACATTCCCTTCGGGGACATTTAACGATGCTGCAAAAGCATTAATGTCTCAAGCTATACAGCAGAGGGAGAGAATAAGAAGAAAATCTCAGACATATACGATATCTAAATCAGTGTCATACACAACAGGAGGCACCGACCCTACAGAAACAAGCAGCATATTCGGAGATAATTTCACAGATTGCTGCGGAGTTAAGGAAACTGAAACTAATATAGTAATAGTTTCTTCAGGAAGACCATCTCCTAAGTTAGAACAAAACATAAAATACCCATGCGACGTAGATTGTCAAGGCAATTTCATTTATTGTGGATTGGCGGATTCCAGAGTGGCCTCTTTCCAATTTCCAAATGCGTGTCAGGAACCATTCGCTGTCCCGAAATCAGTGGGAGTACCGCACGGGACATATTGGAGAGACTCTAATCCATATGAGGATTTGTATGTAAGAATAATGTATCCCACATTCACAGGTATAGAATTCCCTTCAGCCGAAGAGACGCCTAAACCATTGTGCCCTAATAATCCCTATACCATACTCATGGCCGAGGTTACGGACACTAATCGACATATAGTATCTAAAGGGATAGCTTTTCCCACTTTCGTTATAGATAATAACGGAGAGCAGATAGAGCATCCAGCTCACGGCGCGAGCAGTAGGATGGAAGTTTCAGCATACCACGAAGGCGGCGGAAACTATCCAAGATTGGCCAATTTAGGAAGAGGAACAAGTCATAACATGTTCTCACCTGATTTATGCATAAGGGAACCGGCTCTTAGAGTACAGAGTGTTATGGAAGAGGGTAGGTGGAGAGGAACAGGGGAGAGGTTCGGTGTTGTGGCCATGGGAGATGTCACAGACAATGATATCCATGGAGAAAGAGTAGATAAGTTAGGAGCTAGACAAGCTGTAAATCTAAGTCAATGGGAGTCAGGCGCTTGTTCAGCTATTCCTTTAGATTTTGCCATGCACGTCCCTGCAAGAGGGAGTAACCATGGAGGAAAGATAGCACCGCCGAGCGGGGGTAATGTGCCACTTATGCAGGCGTATCAACAGAAGAGCACCTGGATAAAGTCAGGGCTACCTCAACTATCAGATGATTCATTACCTGGAGTTATGTTAGAACATAACGTACCTATCCCAGATGCTGTAGGATTATATGTATCTCTCAGAAACGATGCCCCCGATCAATACGGAGCGCTCGAGACTCTTACATATATACCGATACTTCAAGCTGGTAAATTTAATGGGGGATCAATAGAGGGGATAGTGGGGGATACTTTTATAGGCCCGTACTCTTTTGTAAAGACCAGCCATGTGTCAGATCGATATGGATACTGCGATGAGGCAAGAAAATTCAACATACCAAACGAGGTCCCAATAAAGAAAGAGAAGAGATGTATATGCGACACACCTAATGATGCCATTCAGGGGTACGTTGGTGATCATGTATGGACCTCTTTGCCCGAGTCTGGAGATTTAGCAGATGCCAAGAATTGGTTAGGATTAAGGACTCATAGCTTTAATACTACTGATACATACGCAGAGGCAGGCAGCGGCCCAGCGGTATCTGACTTCTTTTACCCAAGAACAGCTACAACAGAGATAATATACCCTGTTGAATCCAGAATAAACATTTGGAAAAGAGAGAAATCAGATTTACTACATGAGCAGTGGATGCCCGAGCTCCACAGGAACTTCCATTACGACCCAGGAGTAGAGGTAGATGGAAACGCGGGGAAATGGGAAGATAGCTACTTATCTCAATTCGGATGCGAACTACGTCAACCTTCTCAATGGAAGAAAATGATGAAAATAGCTATAAGATCATATATAGCTATACAACAACCTATGCAAGGGCTCGCGGGGGGGTCGAATATACCTAGTACATTCTCAGATACATTCGCTTTTGCATCAGGAGGGCTTCTGGCCACAGCTTGGCATCTAATGAACCAGGTGCTGTTTACGCCAGAGAGAATCGATGAGATATTAGGGATACCTGTATGCAAGACAGATGAAGTAGGCCACCAAGGCGACGGATGTATTAGGGGATTCTTTAACAACCCATGTAGATATAATTGGAATTATAGTCTTCAGAATAACATAAAGAAATACTACCCCGCCAGCGAGGAGTATAACAACTCTTTATGTGTATGTGATCAGTGCGAAGCAGGGCAAACAAATAATGTAGTATCATGGTCAGAAACCAGACAACCTAACGGCGACCAGAACGCCTACAGACAGATAAGACCGAGAAATAATGTTGTCATCGACCCGAGCGAAGGAAAACTTACAAATCTTTTCATATCAGGAGATGTGCTGTGGTATCAAACCACGGACGTTACTAAACCTCTAAGACACGGAAGGGCTATAATACCTTCAAATATAGGAGAGATACTATTAGGCACAGGAGACTTTCTAAGCCATACAACATCTGGGTCTGGACCAGCTGAAGGTTATGCAGGACTTCAGCATAGGAATCATTTCGAAAATACCCATGCGGGACCGATATGGGTTGATCAGGAAGCAGCTAAGATATATTGGATGAAAGGTAATAGCATTATCCCAATATCTGATATAGACGGCAGGAACTGGTTCAAGGAGCATCTACCATTTTGCGAAGAAACAGAATGTAAGAATGAATTTAAAGCAGGGACATCTTATTACTCATTAGGTATGGATCCCCGGAATGAGACGTTCTTGATCACTAAATCAGACGGCAACCCTAAGGGAAGCTGGACTTTAAGCTTTGATTTTGTAGGGCAAAAATGGATATCATTCCATACAGAAATCCCCCGAAAGTATAATTGGGACAGATACGATTCTTACCAATTACAATCATCTTCCTATTGGAAGAAACATAAAGATTGTGAATGGGGCGATTATGGGGAAGTTCAGGGAGAGTTTGAAGTATCATTCTCCGCGGTATCCCCGGATCTAAAAGAGTATACCTACCACTACAGTGATGTATTCCTATTAGTAGAAGAATGCGAAGGATGTACTTTAAAGAAGGACATCGATGAATTCTTTACTACGATCGCTCTTTACAATAGTACACAGTCCACCGGGATTATGAATACTGTTATCAGAAGTGATGACGCTTCAAGACCTTTAGATATCTCAGATACTATAAAAATAAAAGAGTCATCAAAAAATATAAACATATACAAGAACCAGAGAGAGTGGGAATTTAATGAGATACATGACATCGTATCTAATTGCGATTGCGTAGCCATGGTGACCTGCGATGTATGCGAACCTTACCACAGAATAAACGAAGCTATTCTGAATTGCGCGGAATTAACGAAACAAGATTACTGGAACAGGATCTTTAAGGACCGTTTTATTGTTTATAGATATACATACGATAATAAGTCTCAGAAACAGTTTGTGTTGATATCGAACACAACCTACATAAAAAGACACTTAAATGACTAAAAAAAGCAGTCGAGTAAGGAATCTTTTAAAAAAGCACAGGCTTAGCGGGGTTAATAAACCCAAGCGAACGCCGAGCCATCCTAAGAAAAGCCATATAGTACTCGCCAAAAGTGGTGATACTACTAAACTTATTCGTTTTGGAGAACAGGGAGCGAGCACGGCGGGCAAGCCTAAGAAGGGGGAATCAGATAGGATGAAGCAGAAGCGTAAATCATTTAAAGCTCGTCATGCTAAGAATATAGCTAAAGGAAAGTTAAGTGCTGCTTTTTGGTCAAATAAGCAAAAATGGAGCACCGGCGGATGGGTAGGAGGCCCAGCACAGTTACCAATATTAAAATTAGGAGGCATGCCATATAAGAAAAAAAAGAAAAATAGAAGAGGAAGACCTGTACGAGCGAAAGCTCAGTTGGGGGGATTCAACTTCAATAGCTTTATAGATCAGCTGAATACTCTTCCATCGCTTACAAGTGCTTTAGGGCAGACCAGCCACCTTAATGCGGGCTTTAATGCTCAATCTGGGAATGCAGCGAATATGTTAGGTTTAATGTTTTCTGGATTGCAGAACAACCAAGCCGATCCGAGGACCGACAGAGTCTTAACGGAATCTAGAGGATTTTTTGGGTTTAAAAATGGGGGATCTCCGGGCATGGCTATCGATGTTAAAGTAACCTTACCTTCCAAAAAGAAGAAATCTAAGGGCAGAACCAAGCTCAATAGAATGCTAAAGAAGTACCAGAAGAAGGTGAATGAGGCGAGAATGGAAGTAAGAGAAGCTCGTAAAGAAATTACAAATGAAGCGGCGGCACAACTATTTAACCAATCTGCATTTAGAACTAATGCCAGAGATGTAGTACCGAGAGATGGTAAGAAGTTCAAAAGACAGTTAGGCGGAGGAGTATCAGCACCTCTAAGAAATATCAATGCAATACCCCCTGTAGGATTAAACGGTAACGAAGGCGGATCCCTTATGGGAATGATGCCTCCTCAATTCATAGATCCAACAGCGTTTGAAAGCCCACTGGTGCCAAGTGCTCAGCAGACTCAGCAGCGCCGACAACAACAACTATTGAACCAGCTTTTACAGCAACCATTAGGAGCACAGTTAGGGGCTGCAGTAGGTCCAGCTGCCCTTCAACAACAGGTACAAGCACCTCAGATGAAGCCTCTGCCCACACAATTAGCAGGTATCCCAGTAAATCCATTAGGGCTACTGCAAGAGGAGGGCCCTGTGGTGGTCCCGAGCAGACAATTGACTTTTGCGAACATAGATGCCCCGACTATAGTTGTACCTATACCAGGTATGAATGCTGTAGTAGAAGTCCCTATAGCTACAACATCCATAGAAAGAGAAGGGGATGAATCAAGTAGCAAAAAGAAAAGCAAGAAGAGAAGGAAGAAAAAACGTAATCCAATAGAATGCGGGTTCCCTAAGACTGGGCCGCATATGAAGCGTAACGAGTATTTTGATCAAAAATTGGCATAAATGAAAGACGATATAGATAAGTACTTTAGCAGTAATACTGAATTGGTGCGAATTCAAAGTGAGCGCGAAGAGACGATTGCGTGGCCAAATGGGGCTATAACAGATGTCCATGCTAAGCGTAGCCATAAGCAAATGGAAGACAGCGGCGATGATGATTTGGTAACAGACGCTCTTCCTGGAGAAACTTTTATTTTATCTGATTTTCTAAAAATAGATAAGAAAAATGCAGAGCAATATATAATTGCAGAGAAGATATACCCCTATAGTGAGTTCAAGAAAGGGAAAGAACCTAAAGAGTTCGATATTTTGAAGATGGTAGGATTCACGGGGAAGAAAAGGAAGCTGACTCCGGCCAAGATGTCTAAGTCTCTGAAGAGTAATATACCTGTCAAAAAAGGAGATGACTATCTTACGAAAATAACTAACGAAGAGAATAGAAAACATAGACTTCCGTATCTGGAAGCCATAGCCACCATGGCAGAGATAGAGAGAGAAAGTGAGGAGATCCGCCGAGAAGAAGGAGAAGTTATATTCACACCCATATACAAGACAGGGGGGCCAGTACACTCTTTCGCAGTAAATAAAGCTGCATTCGGAGGGATAGGAAGGTTTTTCGGTAAAGCGGCTAAAGCTGTAGGTAATGTAGCCAAAGGAGTAGCAGATGCCGCATTAACTACCGCAGGCGGCGGCAATTTGATTAACTCTGGATTTGACGATATACCAATATTAAGAGATGCATTAGGATTTGTAGGAGACCAGACTTTAGGAGCATTCGACGTAGCGACTAACGGAGTACTCGGCCTTGATCTTATACAAGATGGGGCATATCAAACAGGCATAGGTAGAAATGCATTCGGAATAGCAGATGGTTTAGCCGATAAATTCGGGGACTTCGCAATGCCGGCCGTGGCAGGAGCATTAGGAATACCACCCCACTTAGCTGTAGCTGCAAGAGCAGGTATAGGTAGCATAGATAACACAATAAGAGGCGGAGGTGATTTCGGAGATGTATTGAAAGGGGTGACAGGCAATTTCATAGGATCTGGGGGACTGAACGGCGTAAAGATCGGAGGATTTGATATAGGCAGTATCGCAGGATTGTTAGGAGGAGCAGGGAGTTTAGGAACAGCAGGAGGTATGAACCCTTTAGGTAATATGAGCGGCCTTAATTTAGGAAGCCTATTAGGTGGTCTCGGTCAATTCGGTACACAAGGTATTGCAGGCCCCGCGCCGCAAGCCCAGGCAGCAGCTATTCAATCAACGCCGACATTGGGAAACGTATTTGGAAATACTTTTGCAGCAAGAAATCAATTAGGAGGAAGGCCAGTTATACATGCTCAGGACGGAACTTCGGTTCCTCTTCCTTTGCCTAGAATACCTATAAGTCCTCTACAGATACCTCAATCCCCTATAAATACACCGCTACCACAGATAGATATACCTAATAACGTACTACAAGCTATACTGTCTCAGATTACAGGAGGACAACCTGCTACTTCCCCTGCCACAGGTCAAGGGCCGGTTCAAGGATTTTTCCAATCACCTGTTGCTCAGGACGCAGCTACTATTGCAGCATTGGCAGCGGCGGGATATCAGGTTTATGATGAAGGTAGAAACATAAGAACAGTAGGTAATACTTTTGATGGAGTTGAACAAAGAAACGCTAACCTATTCTCCAACTTAGGAGATGTGAAAAATCAATACACTAAAGGGTCTAATGATTTAAGATCCCAAAAATCGAACATAGGCCAGAATCAGTTCGATACTTTACAAGGATTAGGAGATAGTTTTTTTACTAATCAAAGAGGAGAAGCGGATACCCTTACTGATATCCTTCAGGGAGGCTTACAGAGAGCTGAGGATAATTTAGCCAACTTGGATGGTTTAGAAGACATAAATAATTCAGCGACAGCGCTTGGAGCAGCCACGGCCTTGTTTAGCCCAGCCCCAGCTGTGATTAGAGCTAATACATTCCAACCTTCCATAGATGCTACTCAACAAGCAGCTATAAGCGACAGAGCATCCAGACAGGCGGCCAACAACTTCGCTAACAACGTGTCTACAGGAGATCCAGTACAGGACGCTTTAGTGAGAGCTAATTTAGCCCGACAACAGCAGGCAGGATTTAATCCCAATTTTGACCTAAGATTAGGGGAACTCAGAACGAATCAGGCTAATGCATTTATCGATACAGATAACCTCAATGCGGATAGACAAGTTGCAGGGCTAACTAATAGATTTCAAGGATTTAACGGTGCAATACAAACAGGTTTTAATAACCAGGCCAACAACATAGGAAGAATATTCGATGCAACTAATAACAATATAAATTTACAAAACGGTATTGCTAATCAAATATTTGGTATTAACTCTGGGATTAACCAGAATCAATTTGGATTTAACAGTGGGCAGGTTACAAACAGAGCAAGATTTGACTTAGGTATAGTTGATCAGCAGCAAGCTTTAGCTAACCAGCTATTAGGGCTAAATACTAACTTACTGACGAATGAGGCTCAAAGTAAAAATGACGTGGCGTCTCAAAGAGCAAATGCAGAAATCGCGGCGAGGCGAGCATTTAATCAAGCCTTACAAAATATACCTCTACAAATACTATCACAAGGTAATTTTGCTAATCCTTCAAATGCAGTTTAATGGCAAGAGAGATTAGAATAATAGATATCATTAATAAGCAAGTTGGTGGAGTACTACCTAACGCCGGCCTTAATACTAATTTAGGTAGATTAAGTACTCAAGGTATTGATGTAGGATCCGGCCCGAGCATTCAGCCGTTTCTATCTACCATGAATACAGCCTTAAACAGGCAGAGATTAGAAGAGAGTATCTCCAGAGATAGGAGAGATACCTTTTTAGATCAGGTAAGCGCTATGCAGAAGCAGTTCAAAGCTAGATTAACTCCCAGCTTATTGGATACCAACAGCGCCGAAGAGATGGCTCTGTTTAATAAGGAACAAGCTTTGTTATCTAGATTAACTCAATTAGGATCAGACGTAGCTTTATCTCCACGAACTGCTCAGCAGAAGTCTCAAGAGTTTAAGGCTTTGCAGGCTCAATTAGGGGCATTTTACCAAGATAAAGATGTTATAAGGGCGGTACAAGGTAATGCTATATATGGAAAGATGCTAGAGTCTCTTGATGGCATATCAGATGAGGATATACCTAATTACGCAGCACATGATGCGGCGATGGACGCGGTAAGGCGGTTCAAATCTTCAGGAAGTAAAGACTCTGGAGACTTCAAAAGGTTAGTTAGAGCTTGGATGAACACACAGGCTAACGGTTCCATAAGTAAGGATACAGTAGATAAGTTCGATGAATCTGTAACTCAGTTTGTAGATGATCAAGCTTTTTCTAATAAATGGATACTTCAAAATATGACTTCAGATGACTCCTCTGCAGTAGCGGCAAGGATGGAAGCTGGCGCATCCAATGAACAATTAGAACAGAAGAAATTGGGTTTAGAGAAATTTATAAAATCAAACACCCAAGGATCTTCTATATATAGGTACAGATATGGAAAACATGTAGATGCTCAAAGAGCGGCAGGGTTACCTCCTAAAACATTTGATCAATGGGTAAAAGATGAAGTTGATAATAAGTTTGCAATAGCAAAAAGATCTAAGTCTCAGCGTAATACGATTATAGCAAGAGAAGGGGATTCAGCTGTAGGAGCGGCCAAGGCTATAAGAGACGACCGGTCAGACACTTTAGAAACTGATAATAACATTAGAGAGGAAGATAATGAAGCGGCCAATGATGCTTTTTCCGAAAATACTGATCGTATAAAGGCTAACACCGAGGTGGCTAAAGAGGCGAGATTAGCGGCCGAAGTAGATCAGGCAGCGGCAGAGAGTACCTCTCAATCTGGCTTAGATGCCGATGAAACTGAGGCCATAGGATTTAGAGATACTATAACCGGTTTAGGTTATGAGATAGCGGATGCAGAAGCTAGAGGATTGGCGAATGCTACAAATAAATTAGGCCCAGTAGATTTAGCCAGGATGGTGCAGTTAGCAGAGACTGAGTCCGCAAAAGAAGGCGCTACTACTGAAACAATACAAAATGCTTTAGAAAAGAGTTTTCTAGAATTTGAAAATACCCCTACCGTCTATAGAAATGTAAGCAGCATAGTAGGCAAAGGCAAAGTTCAGACGCCGCCTTCGTCTGTACTCAATTTTAAATCAAATGCTTCCACAGCTAATCCTACTACATTTAGACACAAGTCTACTATAGCTAGAGAATCAGGATTTGACCCATCTATAAGGAGTGGCATATACACTGATCCCTCTGGAAATATTATAAACGTAGGATCAGGTAATATAGGCCCGGAAGATTTATTTTGGGATGGAAACAAAGTGGTCCCTAAAGGTACAGATGGTGCTGTAAAACTCAGCAGAGAACCGTCATGGGGGCTTTACCAATTTAATAAAAACTCTGTTCTACCTCAGTTTTTACAAGCAGCAGAAGCCGCAGGATTTGGGAAACCTGCATCTAACTCTAACGAAGATATAAATGCATGGTTTAATTCCTCGACATCCAGAGACGAGGACGGATTCGCCCGTGCTCAGGAGGCTTTTATTGTACAAAATGTAGAACCTAAAGTTACGAGTGCTATTAAGTCTAAATTCCCTAATTTAGTTTTAGATGCTGAAACATTAGATTTAGCAGTAGGTACTCATAATCAATTTGGGTCTATAAACAGGGTCATAAGAGATATACCTGTAGAATCTGTTAATAATAGAGAGGACTTTATAAACGCAGTTACCGATGCTAAAATAGAAAAATTCCCAGCAACTAAGGATAGGTTTGAGGCCGAGAGATCCGAGTTCTTGAAAACAACTACGCCAGTACAGAGCGGAAGGCGTACCGATAGTTTTGGATTTGGTATACCTATTGTAGGGAGAGGGGAGGAAGAAGCATCTGTCGATACTACGGCAAGTGCCGGAGAGACCATTGAAAAGGATCCTCCTACAGTATCTGATACAATAGCGGCTACTGTAGAACAATTACAAACTCAATTAGATGCCATACCTTTAGAGGATGACTTTGGGGACCCCATACCTGAAGCAGCAAAAGAGAGGCAAGTTTTGAAAAGACAAATCGACGAAGCGGTAAAGCAAGAAGATAAATTTAATAAATTACAAAAAGACTTAAAAGATATACCAAACGGTGGGCAAACGTCTTATACTTTGCAGGACGGCAGCACTATACAAGTTAAAAAAGGAAAGGAAACTGATCAATATAAAGCTGTTTTAACGGTGCCGCAAAGAACCTTGCAATCAGGCACAGGTCTAACAGGCGTGGGAGGTACGGTAAACTCTCCGGAACAGCAACAAGTAATAGCTTTAGGCTCTGTAGATGAAGTATCTTCTACACTAATCGGATATGATATATAATAAATGAATGAAGAAATCCTTTTAGGGATATATAATCAACATTACTCAGATAAAGGGTCGTTTGAGGATTTCAAAAAAGCAGCAGCTCAGCCTGGTGTTATTGAAGGTATCTATGGTCAGCACTATTCTGATAAAGGGTCTATAGAGGATTTTAATAAAATGATAGGGAGCTCAGATCCTGATCAAACAGAACCTACAGAAGAGCAGACTGGAGAGAATCAATTTCTTACAGGAACAGTAGGTAACATAATAAATAAAGTACCTATTGTAGGGGATTTCATAGATGATATGGCCCGAGCTGTATCTAAAGGAAATCTGCAAGGAGATTCTGTAGGGGAATCTTTGAGCTTACTAACTTCTGGAAAAGACACAACAGACGAAGAGATAGCTAAATTTGTAGAAGCTAATAACCTCTTAGCAGAGCAGGGCAATTCAGATGAGTTTAATTCTTTCATAGAAGCAGGGGGATTTGGCACTCTTGAAGGTTGGAAAACGTTTGCACTTAACTCGTTTACCATAGTTCCCGAGGTTTTAGCAAGCTCTACAGCTGCTTTATTGGGGAACAGTACTACGCTAAAGGCAGGAGCTACAGGAGGAGCGGCCACAGCAGGTACTTCTGCTTTAGTTGGATCAAGCTTAGGCCCAGTAGGAACAGCCATAGGAGGCCTTGGGGGAGCGGCTACGGGGGCATTCACCGCAGCATCTACTGTGTTGGAATCTTCATTAAGATTTTCAGAAATACTTCAAGAAGAGCTTAAGGATAATGAAAAAGAATTCAATGCAGAAAACGTAAAAGATATACTTGAGGATTCTGATAAGTTTAATTCTTTAAGAAATAGAGCCATAGGAGCGGGGTTAACTATAGGTGTAATAAATGGATTAACTGCCAGGATAGGAGGCACAGTAGCTGCTAACACTATAAAGAACACGGGTAGGGCAGGCGTAGCAGGGGCTAAGGCAGCGGCTGTAGGAGCTGTAGGGGACGGTGCAGGTGAAGCAGCAGCTAGACGAGTAGCCGGCCAACCTTTTGACATAACAGAGACTTTATTAGAGGGTATAGGCGGCGTAGGCCCTGCTATTGTAACTACAAGCGTAGCGGCATCGAAAGGGCCTCCTTATAAACTAAACGGGAACAGAGTAGGTAAAAACGAATTAGAGAACTTCATAAAGACAGCGACTCCAGAACAAGTTAAAGCTGCTAATGTAGAGATAAGCAACGATCCTACTTTAGAAAAAGAGTTTGCTGCGAAGTTTAAGCAGGCAGAGATTAAAGAAAAATTGCCAAATGTAAAAGCAGAAAGCGTACCTAAAGTAGCGGAGATTGAGTCAAAGTTGGATGAACTTAAAGATGATAATTCTCCTACAGGTAAAATAAAGAAGAAACAATTAACTGAGGAATTAAATGATATAATAAATGAAGAGATCTCTCCGACAGATACCGTGCTTCCTAATGCCGAGCAAGAAAAAGATGCGACAGTACAGAAGAAAGCACCAGTGGCAGAAGTTCCTACGAAAACTGAGCAGAGTGATCAGCAGGACGGGGACGGGGAAATAAAGCAAAATTTACCGACCGTATATGATTTCGATGATACACTATTCGATACTAAGACAGGTAACCTAACTCCTTTAGGAGAAGATGTGTCAAATAGGATAAGAAATGGAGAAGATATAGAGATACTAACGGCCCGCGACGATGATCAGAAATCCTTCATATCAGACATAATAGGATTACCAGAAAATAAAGTAACCACAGTAGGAGCAGAAAACTCAGCTGCTAAGAAAGCCGAGGTACTACAAGCCCGTGGTATCCCTATAGAGAACTTTAACGATAGCCTACCAGAGCAGCAGCAAGCCGTCACTCAGGCTTTAGTTAATATAAATGAATTAGGACAGCAGTTTTCTGATTTAGATATAGACAATACAGTAGGGGAAGTTAATTCCAAAATAAATAATGCAGATTTTATATCTGAATTTGAGTTAGATTCTAATGCAGATAAATTATACGAATTATATGATAAAATTGATGCTGACGACACGCTAAGTGATGGGCTAAAGAATGTTATAAAATCTAATATAGAAAATTCAATTATAAAATTAGAAAATTATGAACTTGCAACAGTTAACGATCCTAGCGAAATTGTCGAAACGAGAGCGCCTAGAGGTTTTAGAATTATTGGAAAGCCGAAAAGAAAAGAAGGAAGTGAAACCTTAATTACTCCCGAAAGATTAGGTAACCTATCAGATATTTCAGTAACATTCACAAATTCCGAGGGAAATACACAGCAAGGTAGGTTAGGCCCAGGTCAGTCTTCAGAGTTGACATTCACACCAACGATAGTCGATAGGCCCGGTACATCTTTTGTGACTAATAACAAAGGGCAAAAAATAGACGTAGTTAAAGTTGGGGAGGGTTGGAGAAGAGTTAAGATTAATGGGGAACCTTCATCTTCCCCTATATCTAAAACAAAGCAAGAACAGGCTGAACAAAATGTAGCAGAAACTAGAACCCAACAAGGCCCTCAAGACATTATTGACATTAACTTTTTAAGTTTCAGAGACACTACAAAAGACGATAATGGAGCTGTTGTAGCTGCTACTTTGGTGGATAACAGGAACGGCAATGAGTTTACTATAAATGACCAAGATACCGCTTTAGACATAGCCATACGAGCCAAAGAGGAGGCATTAGGGCCTATAGAAACCTCGGAGCTACAAGAAGTGATTGAAATAGTGAAAAGCAAAGCAACACCAATATTAGCAAATAGAGGAAATATAAATGACAATACTACAAGCACCGAGACAAGTAACCCTCCTCAAGGACGGGACCAAGATAATACAACAGATGGAACAGAAACTAACCCACAACAAAACAACCAACCAGATAGAGAAGGAAGCACACCAGCAGATGCAGATAGTGCCGCAGTGCCCAGTGTGCAAGAAACATCGGATGGGGTGCAGGAGCAAGCAGTGCCCGAGCAATCAAACTTAGAGACAGATTTTAACAAAAACCCAGGTATTAGTTCTAATTCTGGATTTGGGTTAACTCCAGATCTATTTAAGAAGGGGCTAAGTACGTCTATGGCTAGATTGAAGGATTTCCTAAAAGACGGAGGTGCCCGGCTTCTTGATGAGCTTAATAAGCGTGGAGGACTTAGAAGGTCTCCCGAAGTTTATGAAGCCATGACAGATAAGACAAACCAAATGAACGCTCTCCTAAGTAAAGGGGATCGTATAAGAATAAGGTTAAATTCAGCTACTAAAAAATGGACTAAAGATCAGAAAGAGCAGGTTACTAACGAATTGAATGGAATTGAAGTCGATAATTCAATACTATCTAAGGATAAATTAGATAGTATATCTGAGATCATTTTAGATATGAGGCAGACGATAGATGCCTTGAGTAGAGAGATATCGAGGATACCAGGAGCAGTTAATGACGTACAAGTTGAGGTGATACAAAATAACTTAGGTAAATATACTACACGTATATATGAAGCACACAGAAATCCAGCGTGGGCCGAGAAGGTTAAAGGTATGCCTGATATATGGAGCGAAGGTTTAGACGCATACGAACGCCTCTACAGAAGCAGATTTAAGAGTAATGAAAAACGCTTAGATGGGCTAAGGACAAGCTTAGCTAATCTTCCTAATTCTAACGCGGCCGAAAGAGCTGCAAGGCAAGCTGTAGAGAAGAGAATAAGAGCTCAGGAGATACTACAAAGCAGATTACAAAATCTGATAAATGACAGGACAGCTTTAGATGAACATGTATTAGGGGAATTAGAGAACATGTCTAACCCTAACTTTGATCCTACCATAGAGGGCAATAAGAAGGGAGCTGCGGATATATCAATATTGAGACAAAAGAAAGATGTCCCTGCTTCAATAAGAAAACTATTAGGGGAAATAAGAGATCCCGACACTTTATTCTTAGCTACTATTGCTAAGATGCAAAGTAATATAACTGGAAATCATTTCCAGATGGCTTTATTAGATAATGATAAGTACTTCTCTTTAGATAGAAATGAATCAAAAAGACACACAAAGCGAATATCTACTAAGGATTCTCGCCTTCAGATATTTAGAGATAGGGGTATCAATAATATATGGGTAACTCCCGAAATGCAAGGGGAAATAAGCTCATTCATGACCGATTATTCTGCGGGCATTGGACTTCTCAAAGCCCTGAATGCTATGACTAAGATGGGTTTAACAGTATATTCTCCTACTACTCAAAACCGTAATCTGTTTGGCAACATACCTTTCATGATGATGAACGGTTATTTCAGGCCCTCTAATAAGTTTGGTGCCCAAGTATTCAAAGAATTAGGAATAGAGACGGTTACCAGATTAAAGGAATTTGCAGGGGACAACATTACCAGAAACAAGAAGAGAGCTGATCTTATAGATAAGATGGTAGGCTTAGGCCTATTGGGAACTAACGTAGATGTGGGGGAATTAAATTCTCTTTTCGATGATTCTAAAATTCTAAAGAGAATAGGAAAAGGATTAGAGGAGAATCTTAATAAGAACGTTGCCGGGCAGTTCACGAAGAAATGGGCATTTGATGCTTGGAAATTCGCATATAGAGCCAGTGATGATATGTTCAAGATGGTAGCTTTTAGTTTTGAAACAAAGCAGCAAGCGGAAGCTCTTTACGATAAGAAATATGAAGACTTAGCAGATGCAGAGCGGGTTACAGTAGATCAGAGGTCTGCTAAGATCGTAAGGGACACTTTACCTAATTATAATGAGACTTATAAATTTGTAAAAAGACTTAAAAACTTAGCTGTTATAGCTCCGTTTGCCTCTTTTGCGGGAGAAGTAATTAGAACTACTATAGGTAGAGTTGATTTATCTATATTAGAAATAAAATCGGGCAACCCCAAACTAAAGCAGATAGGTATAAATCGATCCTTAGGCACAGGTGCTATGTTCCTTGTTACGTTATTTGCAGGGGAGATGTTTTCGGACACTGAGGACGAAGAGTACGAGACGTTAATGAAATATTACATGCCACCGTGGGTCAATGATGCCATAGTCGAGAAGAAGGATGGATTTTATGAGTACACTAACCCGAGCACTATAAACCCTATAGGGTTTTTAGGAGACTTCGAGTCAGCCTTGAAGCGTGAGGGAATGGCTAAAGCTCTTAGAGTACTTGCAGAACCTTTCACATCCACAGAGCCCGCCGTGGAAGCCCTACTCCAAGTATTTAGTAATTCAGATGCTTTTGGAAATAAGATATATTCAGAAGATATAAACAGCGTAAGGGATGCAATAGGCAAGACGGCAGACATAGCTACTTTTTTAGCTAACAAAGGACCTACTCCGGGGGTTGTAAGAATGCTCGGTAAGAAGGGCAAGGTCCATGATAGATTGGAAGATGCAAAAAGAAAACTTGAGAAGAAAACTAAAGCGGGTAAGACTGATAAAAAATTAGAGAAACAAATACGTTTATTAGAGAGGCAGATAAGAAATGAGAATATAGCATTTACAGGACTACGTTTCTCTATACTGGACCCAGAGAGAGGGTCTAGATTTAGGTTCATAGATGAGATGAAGAATATCAATGAATCAAAAGACTTATATTTTAGTAGAACAGATCCTGGATCTACTGACAGTGAAAGAACTAAAGCCTATGATAGGTCAGTCAGAAGATATAATAAGGCTCTTAACCAACTAAGAGACATGTATAAAGACACAAAAAATCACTTAGATATAGATCTTAAAAACCAACTTAATGACTTTTCTTTTGATAAAAATAAATTCAGTAGAAAAGAAAAAGACTATATTACAGGTAAAAAAGATAAAATACCTACGTTAGTTATTAAATCTCATTTCGAACGTTTAGATTTACCTATACCTAAAAAATAAATAAGATATGTTTATAGTGTTGGAGTTATCGGTTCTGCCGTGTAGAGTGTATATGTCTATAAGCCAAACAGACAATGAGTTTAAGTTGTGCACCGAGAAGATGATATTAGCGGACTGCGCGTCTATCCATGGGCAGTTGAAAGACATGGAACAAGAAGATAGGGATGGCTGCAGCACTAACCAGATTGGCTATAATGAATTTATATTCAGATCTTGGTTCCCTAAACCTGTGTTTACTCCTAAGCGCGGCGCGGAGATAACATCCAAACTATACTATTTAGCCAGCATGATCGCCGATCAATCAGGAGTAGACGCTAATTCAACCTTCGGACAAAACACACTATTCAAAATAACAGAACATTTAGCTACTAGATACTATGAATCTTTAGTAAAGATATCTAAGAACTACAAGAAAGATTCTTCTGAATGAATATGTAATTCTTAGCTATCTTCTGTTTTTATAAAATTTGTGATATGCCATAGCAGAACTTTCGTTTTATAAACTTCATCTGATATTTCATTTGATTTTAAGCCTAACCAATTAGCAACTGTACCTTTGGTAGGGTTATTTTTTCTCCTTTCGAATTTTATCTTATTTAATTCTTTTTTAGGTACTTGGCTATAAAAATCATAATTAGATGGGAGATCGTGGTATTTCCTTTTCTTAACCGATCTTTCCTTCTTTACTTCCAATTGATCTAATTTAAAGGCGTCATAATCAGTGAATTTATACCCCTTTCGTATCCATCTTCTGATTGTTCTTCGTTCTTTTTTTGTTATTCTACTATCTAACAGCCCTGGGCTACTTTCGTATAGCTGACGCATTCTAACCCTTTTAATCCCGTGTTTTTTATACCATTTACATAGATGAATATATTGGTCAAATTCTATTCCAAGTTCTTTTGATCTTTTTCTTCTTTTTCTATTGACAGTCTCTTTGGAATGGCACTCTTTACACATGGACCTATAGCACTTATATTTTTTTATAGATCCGTTTTTTATTTTGGTCTTAACTATTTTAGTGTAAAAATATTCAGCAGTCCTTGGCTTTATTTTTTTGCATTTTATACATTTTTTATCTGGACAATTATTACCTTTTGTAACCCTTTTTATCCCTATTCTTAGCGCTTTAGCATGAATAGAAGATAGGGACCTACCAATCCTACTTGATAAGATAGATAGGTCTCCTTTAGGGAAATGCTCTGCCAACAGGAGCAACTCATTATCCGTCCATCTTCTACCGTTCATTACGCTTTTTTTCCACCAGTTTGTAAGAAATCGATTTCATTCTTTTTTCCTAAGAACTTATTGTAGTCTGCTTCAATGGATGCGCTTTTAAGAATACAGTTTGACACCATCACCATTGTTTTAGCAGACTTGGTATCAATTTTTCTGTTTTTTAAGTCTTTAAAGACTTCGATCATCTCTGTCCTTAATTCACTTGTGTTTTTCATAAATAGTAATTTTAGTAAAACGTTAAAAAAATATTATTAATCATCGTTATTTTTCTTATAAAACAACTCCCTTGTTATTTAATTATTTTCTTCTCTTTCAAAATAGCAACCGCCGCGACATAAGTAGCCATATCATTCTCATCCTTAGGTATAACATTCTTATACATCCACAACAAATACCCCGTAGGCACTTGATCCATAGGCTTACCATAGTGAAGCTTACCAAACATGCATTTACCCTTACCCCCAGGCATTCCAATAGTCTGGGCATTAGTCATTAGTATGTTCTTAGAAAATAGATCCCAATGTCCTTTTTGGGTATGGACAAACTTAAGATCTTCTAAAGCCCCGAAATTCTCTACATTACCTGAGAAATCGATTATCTTAGCATTAAGCTTAGGATCAGGGAACTCTGGAATGGGATCCCAATCATTCGCCCCGTGATAAGGCCTTACTAATCTCCCTGCCTGCTGATAGTATACTGTAAGAGATCTACTCGGCCTGGCCATGATCCCAAGATCCATTGGCCGGTGATCAAACCCCATACCTAATATATCAACATTAACTATAGTTCTAAGGACCCCGGTCTTATAGGATTCTATAATAAAGTCCCTATCCTTCATCTTCATACCAGAGTAAATCATGGCAGAATTCGGGATAATATCAGCCAATTCCTGGCCATAAGATATAGAAGGTACGAATATAGCTATACTCTTTCTATCAGGATTATCATCTATAGCCTGTAGGATCCGCTCTGAGAGACGATTCTGCGCGAAATACTCATTCAGTTGATCCTCACTATAATCTCCCTGTACAGCCTTCCCAGACACCGCCTCAAGCGCCGTATAGTCAACTTCCCTACTATCATATATAATAGGAGCCCACCAACCCATCTTTACCAGATACTGAATCTGCGTAACATTAAGAATCTTATTAAATATATTCTCCCGCGACCGAGTGATCATGCTCAAACAAGCCTGATTCCATATATACCGAGTCTCAAGCGGCGTGGCAGTGAGCCCTATTACTTTCTTAATCTTAGCAGCCTTTATGATATTATCTACCATAGACTTCTTCTTACTACCTCTTCCACACTCGTCCATTATAAGCATCTTAAATCCTTTACCAACTAAGTCAGGGGCTATAGCTTTAAGTGATTGAGGAGTAGCAAATACGACATCTTTATCGAGCTCTTTCCTATTCAATGATGCGCAGTAAACACCTGCAGTATATCCAAAGCTTTCAAATTTCTCCAAATTCTGCTTTACTAACTCTTTTCTTGGAGCTGATATTATAGTCTTGACTTTACATAATTCGGCTATCTTCGCCGCGATAATGCTCTTGCCAGAGTTATGAATAATGTTGTGCATAGAGTCCAAGAAAAGATGATCTCCATCCAATTCAAATCCATAGTATTTACCTCTACCTATACTCTCTACAGTGAACCCATACCTACTACCATTAGTCGTGTATTTGTAGCTATTCCATTTTTTATTAGGAACTAAGCACTTTATACCCTCCCCGCCTCGGAAACTAACTCTATAGTACTTTCTAAGTCTTTTATCTTTGCAATTATTACATCTATTGTATTTAATATTTATTGCTCCGAATAGTCCTAAACTATTCACCAACTGAAATAGTTGATGAGCCATTTCCTCTTGCTTAAATGTAACCTCATATCTACCTTTAGACAGACTTCCATCAGAGTCTATTATGCCCGACAATAACTTCCATCTATATTCTTCAGAAGTAGTTAGATACTTAAAAGGGATGTGCTTGTTGTTGCGTAAATTTAGTCTTATTAAATTTTTTTGAAGATGATTTATATCTCTGCCGGTCCTCCTTACAGTGCTTACTGTCCAGCAATTTTTAGCGTTTACCCATCTTGAATTGGTTTTAAGACCAATATCTTCTGCATGGCTATACAACCATTTTTCTATAACATTATCTGGTGTAGTTATTACTGTATTGGCAGCTGATCCATCCCCTAACCATAGCCCAAGAAAGTACGGGTCTATAGGTAGGATCTCGTTTTTACCTTCGTATTGTATAATGCCCGCTTTTTTGAATTTGTATAAATGCTTTCTTGATTTAGCTAAAAGTAAGTAGTCTCTCACAGATATAGCCAGTTTTTCTGGATATAAATGTTCTTTAGACTTTTCACACTGAGTACGGTCTAACCATAGTATGTGGTCAGTATTAACATCAAGATACTGTTTGTTTCTTAGCGTTATTCTGTGCATTTCGGATTCTCCAGAGTGCAGCTTGAGTACTTCCCGTGGCTGACTGTCGGGGCCCATTAATAGGTCCCCTACCTGTACGTCCTCTACTTTACGCAGAGACCCATCGTACATAAGCACCTCATAGCCAGGAGCATGACAGCCTGTGGGCTCTACTAATACAACCTTATCAGTCCTCTTAGAATGAAAGTATTCTACAGCAGCATCAACAGCTACTTGCTGGTGTGGTCTTAGTTTATAATCCATTTAGGTAATTTATGGCATAGTTTGCTAAAACAAACCCATGCCCGTACTTGTAGTTAGGGTTATTAAGTACTTCAAATCCTTTAGGTATTTTCTCTCTAAAATTTAAAGCTAAAATCATAGCCTCGGCGTTACTAAACTTACAAGGCGATCCACGGCTTCTGTAATCCTATCGATCATAAGTCTTTGACGTGCCAATTCTGCGTATATATGGTCTTCTTTGCTTTCCCAATTAGACCCATCGTCAGAGAGCTTAGCTGCTAATTCCATTATTTTTGCCCTTTCTTCTGATCTCTGTTCTGTAATCTCTTTATTACTCATTATTTTCCTTTTTTTTTGAGGTTAGCTATCTCGCGCATTTCATATACAGTCAGCTCTTCCCCGAGAAGTCTTGGAATAAAATTTTCTATATGTACTTTGCTGCTCATTATTTAGTTTTTTTAAATAGGTATATACAATTCACTGTAGCCACATATTTCACAAGTCTTCTTATAGATAATAAACCCTCTGCCAGTATTGATATCCTTTACGGACAAAGGTCCGGTATGCTTAAATTTATGCTTGCAGAAAAACTTTCTCTTCTTACGGACAAGCCATCGTAAAAATTTATTCATAATATTTCTTTTTTAGCTTTTTCAAATTCCTCTTTAGTTAAGTCTTTTATTGAATTTGCAGAGACCCATCCATCTTTGACATAGTATGTCTCATACCTCTCTTCTCCCCCTAAAGTATACTGAGCTCCGTACCAACCATCGTTTTGGGCTTCGTCAGCATAGAAGCCTAAATACTTAACAGTACCTTCGCTCATATCATATACGCCGGGCTTAGTATTAGCTTCTGCTTTTAACTGATCTTCATCCGTCCATACACCGCCGAACTTCTCTTTAATCCATTTATTCATTAAAATAACATCACTATGAGTTCCGATCATATTGAATTTGCGACTTCTGAGCTGTATATTTCCCCACGCATCTTTCAAATCGGATATAATATTATCTAAGCCTTTGTTAGCCCAATCGTGCTTGTTACTCATCATCTTCTTTTTTAGATTCTTCTAAATCTTCATCCGTAATGAATGAAGCATTAATATCAGTAGTATAGACCATTTCATTATCAATGTAATGTTGATCAATAGCTTTACGAATATCCTCAGTCGTATCAGGGTTAGCTTTCATAAAAGCGACAGCCTTATCCCGCGATCCTCCTAACTTTAGATCTCCGTACATCCTGGTCCTCTCTCCTTCTATAATACCAAACTTAGACCCTGTATAGAATACATCCTCAGTAATATCGAATCCGCCCTCATGCAAGCGTATCAAAGTGCCTACCTTCCAATCCGGCCCGTACTTACACTTCTCACACACAATCTTAACTTTACGGCCTATAATAGAGTCATAGCCCCACTCATTCTTATCCCCTTTAGCCTTAGCTAATGGGAACATCATAAGGATGAGATCACAGTTATGCATCAACCTCTCTCCCCCGGCGATATAGAATCTTGGGTCATACTTAGTTAATCTTTCTTGATTCTGACTTACGTGAGCGCAGATAATAAGGGACGTATTAGTAATATTGGCAGCTCTACTTAATCTTTTAGCTTCCACAGAGAGTACCAAAGCCATGTTCGCCCGCGAGCGATCTTTAGCAGTTTTACCCGACTGCTCCACAGACATCATATTATAAGGAGAATCCCAGATAATAACAGGGTATAGCCCCGAGGGCATAATAGCCTGAGTCATGGCGTCGATAGCATCTTCCAAAGTTTCGAAATCGTATCTTTCAACCTTACCAGGGTCAATCCCCATGTTTATTAGGTGATTATTATCTACACTATGCTCAGAATCTACATAAGCTATTCTGTATTTAGGATCCAAGTCTATAATCTTTTTACCTCCCTGAAAAGCAAGCATCGTTTTCCCACTGCTGCGAACTCCGCCGATTAAAGAGATAGATCCCCGCTTAAATCCACCATTAGTAACGAAGTCAACAGTAGGTCTACCCGTAGCGGTCACTTCAAATTCAATAGGATCTGCGGCGAAATTATGCACTTTAGAAGTCTTCCATTTCTTAGTGATATCTTTCATTAAAGCTTGCACCTCCTTAGGTACTGACGATTTCTTTGCTGGCATTCAGGTATTTTTTTAATGATTTAATTATAGAAGGATGTATGTTTTTATTATGATCCATCTCTTGTTTTATGGCTAATAGATAGCCTTTTATTTTCTGCTCCAATTCGTAGTGAGTAAGTTGCTCTATCTTCTGACTCTTAAGATCTAACCAAGGAATAATATCTTCCCCGAACACCTCGATCAGCTTCAGCCTGAAATCGCGGTGATGAATACTTTCCCCATCTACATATTCATTAGCATCAAACACATTAGACTTCTTGCTAATCAGCTGCGTATTCTTCATATGATATCTAAGAGCATTGCAGGAGCGATCTTTATAGTGAGCTAACTGTATCTTATCTATAGGGTATTTCTTACCGGATATGAAGCATCTAATCATCCCATCCTCATCCGCTGCCAGCATTATCCTAAACTGTCTATGCCCCCAATCCGCTAAACTCTTAAGATTCATCCTTCTTGATATTTTATCAAATCTCTGTTATTAATAATTCTAACTATCTCTTTAGGGCTAACAAGCTTTGCTCCGTGCTTTATAGCCATCTCTTTTTTAACTTTAGACACATCAAAGTGCTCTTTCGCTTTTCCGTAATTCTGAATCCACCTCTCTTTAATGCCGATTTTATCAGCCATATCGATAAGCTCTTTTCTTGTATCTGCCACCATATGAGACATAAGCATGCTCATATAAGGTTTATCTAATGTATCTACATATACCATATTATTTATTCATATTAAATGCTTCAAATAATTCCGTAGCTCCATACTTTGTTACACACTTACGAAATACCTCTACATGAGTAAGACCTAAATTACTCATACAGTAAGAGTAATAGAAATCTAATATATCCATAGTTCGACGAAGCCCAATCATTTCATCTGCGGCAAATTTAGGAGTTATTTGCTCTATAGATCTTTCCACAACAGTTATAGTACTGTCTTCTTTTTAATCATGTCCCCCGCACTTTCGTAATCTTTAGGATCAAGCTCTTTATCGCCTTTAAGAAATTTAAGTTTTGCCATTTTTAAAATTTTAGGTGGTTGTATTGGTTTAATATTGGGATTACCTTCACCGATGTTGAAGGTAAATAGCTCCCATCCGTCGCCTTTAGTAATCATCCCCTATCATTTTTAGCTGCATTAAGATCAGATGCAATAGAGTTATCCGCCAAAAATCCAACCTTAATTAAATGTAATATAGCCCTATGCTCGGCTTTCTTTTCTTCCAACTCTTTATAAGAGTCTAATGTATCTATGTAAGCAGTAGCTCTAATATCATCGACAGTTAGATCTTTGTACCCTTTTTCCTTCTTTTTTTTTCTATCTTTTATATCAAGTAAAGCGGTATTAAGTGCTTCTTTGTGTTCTGCTTCTCCTACTCCTATGTTTAGCCATGAACTCTTTAAAGGTTGAGTAAGCTTAAGTAGGTAATCACGAAGAGCCCTACGCACGTCACGCAGGGCTTTTTCGTCGGTAATAGAGCCTTGATTGGCTACTATCTCAGCTAATTTAGCTTCGATTGATTCAGAGCTCATTTAAGAACCTTTTATGAGAGGAAACCACAGCATCTTCCCAGACCTTAAGTTTGTCCTTGAGATCATCTATGTCACCTTTGTGCGCGGCTACTATAGTTGCAGCACTTCCAGCAGTGTATGTAAAAGAGGTCTGATCACCACCGCCGTAGCTGCCTCCGCCTCCAGAAGACTTCTTCTCTTTCTCTACTAACTTACCTTTCTGCTTCCCGCCATGCTGGAATATCTCTAACTCAACTGTCTGCCCAGATTTGATACCAACATCATTGCCCGCAGTCTTAAAGATCCAGATATCCCCGTGGTCTTCATTTTCTATAAGATACTGGTCTTTACCGTCCTTGTCCTTTCTAACAAGTTCAATTTCATCTACAGTAATAGTAACTGTCTTATTATCGCTGGATGACTTAGAGCTTTTGATGTCGCCGCCCTTCTTAGGCAGGTTATCGACATCTAAAACGTACCCCCAATCGGTAACTGCTAAAGTTACTTTCATGCCATTCTCAATGATATCTTTATCATTCTCATTAGAGAATACAAATCCCGTCGCCCCCTGCTTTTTAGGAGCATCGACTTTGATATTGTCACCATTAATTTTACCCTCATATCGATGGTATTTGCTGGTGCTGCCCGCTTTGGGGGCTTTGTAAGTGAGGTCACTGAGTACCCCAGTAATTGTTTCTGCCATAATTTCTGAATTGTTACGTTTATTAGTAATTTTTTCTACTGTTTCTTCGAGAGTTCTCTTCTCGGTTTCGCTAATATAATTAGAATCCTTGTAAATCCATATACCATGGACAGATTGAATTAAATTAACTTCTTGGCCCTCGGTAAGTTGTTCACCTTTCTTAACCATAGCCGGCCGTATACCTATGGTCTGCTTCTTATACACCTCATCTTCGTATTCAAAATCTACGATATAATGATGCCACTCTGTAGGCTGCTTGGACTCCTTCCGGATATCCGTAATAATCACATTATCAAAAAACTGTCTATCCATCTATTTCATTATTTTCAAATACTTTTTTAAGTTTTAAATAGGTCTCATATCTTGCTTGTCTCTCAATGTCAGTAATCTCAGCTTTTCGTTGCTCATAAGCCTCAAGTAAAAATTCATTATCTGCTTCTGTAATTACAGAAATTTCGTGATCTTTTTTCCATTCACTAAAATTTATATAATTAGTAACTGCGCCCCTCATACATCGTTCTAATGTCATAATTTGAGGGGCATTCAGCCCTCTCTTTATGCTCAAAGCAGAGTTGTCGGTTACTTGAACAGTAATATTATTTAAATCAATTTTTTCCATAGTTATGTTATTTTATTTAAGATTGGTACTTTTTCTTTTTTATCAAAATAGAATTCTATTGTAGGTAACTTATCCCCGATCCGATCTTTGATCAACTTCACTTTCTTCATCCCTGCTTCTGCAATATGATAGACTCCCATTATAGTGGTAGCTTTTCTTGATAAGAAGCTACCTAACGTGCCTATTAGTATCTCAGAGTCCTGCATCCCTTTAGGCATGTGCATCATTATAATTATAGTGCAGTCTGCTATTTCCTTCCAATCCAACATTCGCTGCAGCAATAAAGCGCAGGAGTCGGTATCATTCATATTTACCACTAAATCCAACGCGCCGTCGATAACCAATACATCTAATTTCTTACTATGCTTAAGTACTAAGTACTCAATAGCATCTACACGCTGATCAAAGTCCAAAGAGGCGAGAGGGTAAGATAAGAAATTAGGTAGATTACCCTGTTCATATCCACTTGTTTTTGCAAGCCTTTTATTGTAGTTGTAATAACTTCTACCGCCCTGTTCAGTATCGATATGAATCATCATATTACCTGGATTAAGATTGAGCTTGAATCCAAAGGTATACTTTAGCTTACTAGTGAAAGCAGAGGATATTATGGCCCCCATAAGAGCCGTCTTTCCCGCGCCGTCTCCGCCACCTATAACAACTATATCCCCCCTACCAGCTAAATCAGAATCCCTCGTCTGCCCCGGAGAGAAGTTATGTGTCAATACAGGATTAAGTAATTCCTTAGGAGGCTTATTAACATCAAACTTCCCAGATAACATCTGCTGTATATGAGGAGGTAAATTATCCTCGTCATACTTAGACTCAAATTCTATACTATCCGCCGTGATCAATTCCCCGGCAATCTCCTCGTCATCCTCTTCCCAAGGATCCTCTTTAATGTCTATAATCATAATGTGTTTGAAAAATGTTTATCTACCGAAATGGCCATATAATTCTTGTTCGATAGTATCTAACTCTGTTAATGTGATATACGCATGTAGATCCACATGCGATAGAAGGTGTGCTATATAGAAAGGCATGCTCGGGGTATTAGGAAATGAGAACTTCTTCATCATAAGCCTGAAATATCTCATAGCACCCTCCCTCTGCTCCGGAGTTTCGCAACTCTCATACACCGCTTCCATCTTGAAGAAAACAGCATAGGCTTCATCAGCATTTTTAAATGGTCTCTTATTCATTTTCAAACATATTTTTCATGTATTTTAATTTTTCTTCTGGGGTCATTAAGTCCATAACTGCCATCGCGCCCTGCGTAACTCCTTGCACTATAGCTACAAGTATAGGCTCTAATGCGCCATCATACGCCCCCGTACCACTTGGGGTTGTTTCCCAATAAGGATCTTCCATATCATGTGTTATTGTAGCCTCTATAGCAGTCTGAAGCCCTATCATAGCTTTTTCCCTTTCTTCAGGGGATATTAAATCAGTTTTCATCTTTCAGTATTTCCAGTATAGAGAATATGTTTACTAAAGCTCCAGCTAACGGGAACCAGATAGGAAGTATGTCTGCATAAGCTCCTTTTACGTATTGATCAAGTAGAAAAGCCGCTGAACAGCATAATATTATTGTAAATATAAATTTCATCTTCTAGTATTTAATAGTTTTTGTAATTCTTGCTGAGCCTCTTTCATATCAGAAATAGATAAATCCACTTTGCATGCATCTATAGCACCTGTTAAGTAGGCTATCTTTATTGCTATTTGTATGTCTTCGTTTTTAACATCCCCAACATAGCTTCTGTATCTATTATCTTTTATATACTTCTTAGCTTTATCCATAATTTATTTATTTAAGAATTTAATAATAGCTCCCCAGTAATCCTCCAAATGTTTAGTAGTCCAGATATCTCCTACAATTTGAGTTCTAAAAGTATTGCCAACAGGTAAATCTATCCAAGCACCTCTTACAGATGTCCCCCAATCAATAGTCTCAACGAGGAAAGGCATATTTATCATATACATATAATTTAGATAGTTGTCTTCATTATCTATGTAGTCATATGTTTTATTAGACAGTATGGCTGCCATTACCTCAGACATCTTAGTGCAAAACAATTTATCCATCTCACCATCATAGGTAGTGAAATCAAATAAGCACATACTTGCGTATTCGTATTTATCTATCTCTTCGTTCATGGTTTTGTAATCTTTGAAACTTTCTTCTATACGTTTCAGATAGCTATTTAAACTTCTTTTGCTCATAATTTAAAAGTAGTTTTAATTAATTCAATCTCTTCTTCAGTGTACTTGTCTCGTCCATAATTATTCAGCACTTCTTTTTTAGAAATTATGTCTTGCCGCGAGGGGCTCCCGTAGTTATTAACCCTTAATACTAAATCTAAAAAGCTGGACATTAAACTCTCCTCTTTTAGCTCTTGGTAGGTTACTATTTTGTCCATAAGTATATTATTTACCTGCAATTTTAATTCCGTTACATTTCCTTATAAAGAATGATTTCTTAATATCAAAATCAACCATATTATTCTTGCCATGATTTATTAAATCCCCGCTAACCTCATCTCCCTCTTTAACCTTAGATTTAACCTGATCCCAATTCCTAATGAAATACATTCTATTACCATCAGTAACTCTTAATCGATTATTCTTATTTGCTATTTTGTATTGCATAATTTATTTACTCCATTCTTTTTTAATGACTACATCTACTTTCAAACTAAGATGATTCAATAAGTCGTCGCCAGCCCTTATCATACACTCCTCAAGAATAGGGGCAACCTTAGGGCAGGTCTTCTGATGAGCCTCTAATACAATCTCATCATGGACCATATTGATCATCTTAACTTTACCAAACCATTTTCTTTTTATGATCTCCTCATACATATAGATCATAGCTGTTTTCGTAACTTCACTGGCTAATCCTTGAATGGGAGTATTGAGTGACAGCCTTTCTAATTGCCCCAGCACTGACTCTAACTTACGTTGCTCTGGCCATGATAAGCTTTTCTTATTTGCAATCTGATCTTTGAGCTCCGCATAATTACTTACGTATCTTTTCCTGCCGTACTTACTTGGTATAAGTATGTGGCCCTTTCTGATAGCTTCTAATCTTTGTTCGTCGAAGAAGGCTTTAAGTCCTCCGAATTTCTCAAAGTAAAGATCCAGAAGTGCTTGGGCTGCTTCCTTGGTTGTCCCTAGCTTATCTGCTAACCCCCATACAGTACCTCCATAGGCAAGTAGGAAGTTAATTTCTTTAGCTGACTGTCTTAGATCCCCGAAATTCGATTTGATCTCAGATAAGACCATACCATCTAATTTATCCGGGTACATCTTCTGAGCAGTAAAAGAGTGCAGGTCCGCCTCGCCACTTCTGTAGAAAGCTAATAAATCAGGATCCTCGCTTATATCTGCAAGTATCACAGATTCTTGCCCAGAATAATCAGCTGTTATAATATGATTAGGCCCCTGTCCTACCACTACGCTTCTAAACCTCTCTTCTTTGGGTATATTCTGGCAATTACCTGTGATGAATGTCTTCCCATTGCGGCGGGCCAAGAAATACTCTGAGGGTACCTCTATGCACCATACATCCTGATTTTCTACGGGAGATATACTACTATACTTCAGTAAAGAGTATTCGTTATCTTCAAAGGTCAAGGAAACCATCCGAGGCTCGCCCTTTATTTCTCTTTGATAACACCTCACGCCCACGGTACAAGCTACGGCCTGTATAACGTCTGCTTCATCTTGCCAGTAAGCAGAACCGTTAAAGATTAGCCAACTTCTTATCTCGTCTATGAATACCCTTCTATTGACCATGCTCATATCAAGTAGCTCGTATCCATACTTAGCCCCCGTAAAGCACGTACCTCGAATCAGATCGTTTTCTTCTACTTTATAGTTGACAAAAGTCTGACCTAACTTCTTATTTGTTGAAATGGCTTTGGAGTATGGCAATTCAGCATCTAAGAATTGTTGCTCTAAATCCAAATCTTCTTTCCCGAGAATCTGTATAGTGAATCCGTTATTCCAGTATCCCAGTCTCCTCATAGACACAGATACTTTAATGAAAGCATTAGAATACTCAGCAACATTGTTGTTATATAATAATTCACAAGCATTCTTTATAGACCATTCCTTCTTTTTATTCAGCGCATCTTTCGCGGGCAGTGTTAGATATTTTCCCTTTTTAGAATGGTAAAGGAGAGTTCGGTGATCAGCAGTACTTACTATATCCAACAAGTGTTTGCTGTGCAATCTAACACACTCTTGATCTTCTTTAAATATATAGTTAGTAGGGGTTTCCCAAAAGATCTCATAGTCCCAGGCCGCGACAATATCATCTTCCTTCAATTCATTATGAAACTTCCAACCTTCCTTAGTTAAAACTTGAGTATCAATAGATAGGCAATTAGGGAAAGGTTTTAGATCATGCTTTCTCCCGGCTTTCTTCCTTGTATCCCCTGAAGCTGTTCTTCCGGTATCTACCAATGCGCGGTACTTGGTATGTATTCTTTTATCAGACATAACATACTCATCCCACGATCGGCCATAAGTAGTTACCAACTTATTGGCGCCTTTATAATCTATAAGCTTTTGAATTATAGGAAACTCCTCCGACTGGGGCTTTAGGTGTTTTATGTCTACAGTCTCTTTATCTTTCTTCTGTACATCTATGCCCATAATTTTAAATGCCTCTGCAACTTGTTTAGAGCTCGCCCAGTTGAGATTAGGGAATTCCTCCCTAAGATCCGGGTAATTATCTTCGAAATATTTATTCAAAGCTTTTAATGCACCCCACTCTTCATATTCTATATCTCTAACTAATTGATAAACTTTATCTGGATCTCGATACATCCCACAGTATTCTATATAAGACATAGGGGAAGTAAATTTATTATCGATCTCCCGAGTATTAAGCCCTTGCGCCGCGAGGAGAGGGGTCTGTGCGTCATATATCTTTTGCAAATACTTAACATCTAACCCAGAGTATTCTATATGTTCTAATCTATCTAACCCAGTATCTATAATAGTAAGCTGCTCATCTTTAGACAGCTCTATGTCAAAGTACTTCTTAACACACGCCGCCAGCGAGTTCTTCTCCTCCAATTTACCTAAAGTTAACGACTTCTCAGAAGGAAAGGTATCCCTAACATTATCCATAGGTATAATGATACCACAAGCGTACATAAAAGGTAGCTCAAAATCCGATTTATGGATGAATATCTCTTTCTCAGTTAAAAGCTTCTTATACTCTAAGATATTGATAGTAGGTATGTCCACAATGAACTGCTCATCAAAATCCCCGAACTGAGTGCACCATATCTTAGAAAACATAAAGCCTAAGCCGTTCGTCTCTATATCAAACTCTACCCCATCCTTTCCTTCGAAATGATCGTAAACATCAGATGTCTCGGCAAAGTTATCCCACCCTATCTCTTTAAAATACTCAGGTCTTTCTGTTATTATATACATCTACTTTATTTCGAGTTTATTAAGAAGGGCGATTTACAGTTAATTTAATTACGTCTCCGTCTACTGTTTTAAGTCCTTTCATAGGTTTCTGTTTTTAATAATGGATTCATATTATTTTATATTCAGTTAATTCCCAATCATATACACCTCTCATCGCCGGCAATCCCTGCCACTCTCCATCTTTAAACTCTATGTTAACAGGAGTCCCCTCTGAAGTAGGAGTGAAATGAAAAAAGGTCTTACATAAATAAACCCCATCTTCCGTGGGGTCATCTTTAGGTACGTTATGTGTGTATTCGCTCATAGTATTTATTTTTAGTGGGTTTCAAATATAGTCACTTAGTATTAATTAATGTAGTTTTTTTAAAATTAATATGAATTAACTTTATAGCCTGTTTATCAATATTGATAGCTGCCCTATTCAAGATTTATTATTGGTCTTGAATTATGTAAAAATAACAATATGTATCAATCCCCTACTGAATCCAATTCTGGATATCTGAATAGGCTCACTAAGAAATTAGCTGGACAACTTAAATCCCTAAATGGTATTATGTGCACTATGACTGACGTAATGTTAGCTCAGTCAAGCAGCTCATGCCCTCCTATACCTCCATCCGTAACTCCTTTTACAGTAAAATGCTGTATTGCGGGGACATGTGATATTGTGTGGGTGACAACAACAACCACCATACCTTATGTATTAGATCCTGCATCTTCTCCCGGATCAGGGGGATTAGAGGTAGTGTGCGATCCCGCATCTCCGTGTAAGAAGTCAGTGCAGCCTGTAGACGGTGGCCCCGAAGGCCCTACGTGTACTTACATACCAGGAGCCCCAGAAATAGTTAAAGTTTGTACAGATAGCGGCGGAGCGGTTATAGATTGTCCGGAAAACCTTATTCCTAACTGTGATCCTCCTGTAGATGCTATTGTACCTGTACCAGGTAAGGTTTGCATAGATCAAGAGGGAAAGTGCATAGAAGGGATACCTAGATATGACATTATCAAATATGACTGCTTAATTCCGCTACCACCAGAATGTTACGGATATATGATAGATGGGGCTATGGTGCCGTGCGCTGAGGTGACTGAGACAGAGTGTCCAGTAGCGATTGTACTAAACAGCCCTCACTGTCCTCCAGATATAAATATAGAGTTCCCTGAACCATGTATTGCTGTAGATTTAGATGAATGCCCTACTAAAAAATAAATATAATGTTTTGTACTAAACGAATAATAATAAACCCTACTACTGGCGCGATAAAGAGCGAGTTATGTTACGCTGTTGTCGACGGTAAGACTACTTTAGTAGATTGCGCAGAGTGTACAGAATGCGAGCCTGTTCCAGTAGTTACAACTGAATTAGAGTGGGAATGTAACGAGGAGACTAACACATATAGTCAGGTTATTATTGTGATAACCGACGGAGTTCCCGGCGAGCCTACGATAACTGATACAGGCGTTTTATGTGATATAGATATAGAACTATCCTCAGTTAGAGAGTGCCGCGATGGGGTTATTACCATAGTACATTATGTCCTTATAGAAGAAGATGACACTCCAGAAGAAATCTTAGCCATACCTACTTCTGAAGCATGTGCAGACACAGTTCCTTTTTTAATAAGAGAATGTCGTGACGGTTTTGTAAATATAGTTACATATCTAATTGATAGTGAAGGAGTTAAGGTAGAAATAGAGGCTACTCCAACAGAAGAAGTTTGTAATGATATATGTATCCCCTCAGAGCCTCAAGGTTTAAAATCAGTATGGGGAGCTGCTAAATAGAATTTTAATAATAATCCAAAAACAATAAGAAAGAAATGGGACTTAAATGCAAACAATTATCCACTGAATTAGGGTGCTACACTGACGCAGACGGGCTAAAACAAACAGTAGTAATTCATTATGAATACGGACAAGATGCGCTTGGGGAGACGATACTAGTGTCTACCATATACACGGATGCTGTAGGTGCCCCCGTATCTGTGGGAGAGGTGGTAGTTACTCCGGGAGCTTGTGCAAAGCCTTCGCCTGATGTAGAATGGGAATTACTTTGCGATGACGTAAATGATGACCGGACTGATATTGTTCAGTTTTTCTGCCAGGTAATTACATCTTTCGATGACAACTGTTTGCCTATTGTGCCGCCAGCTGTTGCTAATTACGAATTAGATAAAGCCACTCCTTATGAACCCCAAGGTACTGTAGGTAAATGCGAGGAAGAGTGTGACCCAGGAGTTCCTGTAGGACTCAAGACAGCTTGGGGAGCAGGCAAATAACAGAATTTATAATAATAGAGATAGTTTTTAAAGTATGAAATGTAAAGATATTACACCAATTATTGGATGTTTGAAAAAAGCAGATGGCACTTTTCAGGCTATCTCTATTCATTATGAATATGGCCAAGACGCCGCGGGTAACACTATATTAGTATCTACTACATATACAGATGCACTAGGTAACCCCATAACTCCCTCAGAAGGGGATGAGGCTTCCCCTGGGGAATGCTCTAAATCCCCTAACAACAACTCATGCTGGAAAGATAAATTTGTAGAGGGCGGATTAGATAATACTTTCACGTCTTTCCGACATACAAATCAGATATATACTGTCACTTTTGACAATGGGGATATAGACACATTTACTGTACCTTCTGCCACGGGCTGGACTGACCAAGTTAACCAAATGGCAACTGGTTTAGATGGCATAATGCCTTGGGCTATAACTGTAGCTCCTTTCTGTAACTTCCCCAATGGTTGTGGTGGATTATCTGCACCTGTAGTTGAACTTAATCAAATGTTCGCAAGGTACGTGGGCTTCAGGATATGTCCCGGAGAAAAGATACCAGTATCAGTAGCTTATACATCTGATCAATCAACTACGCCTAAGAATTTAGTCATACAATATGTAGAATCTGATACATTCTATTACCAAAGATGTTTGGATTGCGCTGATGATTGTGATAGTGAGGAGTTAAATGAAGTTTGGACCCCTTTAAACGGGGGAACTTGCCCACCTATATGCCCTATTCCTTGTGAAACAGAATTCCCACCTGTACCAACTCTATCTTGTCAGACTGATTTGCAACCTGTTTGCGATTCTGATAACCCTGATCAAGTAGTTTATGCAGTCTTTCAGGATTGTGGCGGCGGTCAAATATTTACAGGCTACTATACGCCTGATCCAGATGACCCTAATGCATTAATAGATTATGAATTACAAGGAGAATTAAACGGAGAAGGTTGTGCGCCTTGTGAATTCACAGGATCTTTAATATTGTGTGATCCTAATACTTGTGATAAATATGAAGTAAAAAGTTATAGCAATTGCCCTACAGAAATACTACTATATGGCACTAATATACCTGCCTCACCCAAAGGTGATTTAGTTGAGTGCATAGATAAGAATATAATATCTGAGAAATGTTTTAAATCGCAGTTATTCTATTATGAATGGGATAATGGTTACGTAGGATATAGACCTAATATAGACACGCAGCCCGGGGTTTATAACACACCTCACGGCTCTGTATTATTATTAAATGGGGAGTTACCAACTACGTATAAAGGAGTTATAGATAGATTACTGACTTGTGGTACAGCTACTATAGATCAAATAAATATAAATGGAGTAGATCTACTTACAAACCCTGTCGTAGAAACGACCACTACAGGTACGTGGATACCGCTTAGTAATTTGTTATACGATACAATAACTGCTAATAGTCAGTATAATCTGCCCGCAGGAAGAGGTTGCGATCTCCCACCTGTTACTCCAAGTGCAAATTGTTTTGGAAGAAGTATTTCTTGTGATGATATACCCGCCGATGAAAATGGGAACATAGGTTATTTTGATGTAACAGATTGTAAAGGTCAGACATGGAGATTTTCTATAAGAAAAACAGCCCAACCTGAAAGTAGATATACCGGATTACAGTACTTCGATTGTAAAGGGGAATTAATTTGTGAGTATTTTGATGACAATAAACAGCCTGTAGTACTCGATGATGAATGTTTAACTGAGGTATGTTGCACTAAGTGTGGAGAAGGATTAGATCAAGCTATATTAGATAAGCTCTGTGAGATAGCAGAGTTGCTTACAGTTGAGCCAGGTTGTGACGAAAAGTGTGAATCTGCTCCTTTTTGTGTGAGAGGATTTGATTATCAAAATTTAAATTCATGGGAGGAGGGTTCTATGGAGTGGGAAACTCCTGCAGGTACTTCAGTGGATCAACCATCGTCTCAGGATGATGGAGGTAAAGCTTCATGGTATACTAACCTTATAGCCAATGTGAACAGTAATGCTGGATGGACAATGAGTGTGGCTACAGACGTAGACTCATCAGAACAAGGTCCTAAACCAGTATTCCAGTTTGTAGGGCCATGTGAATCTGAATTAGTGATTGTAAGAAATGGCGGTGATACTATGACGCTTACTGTTGATGATCAGGGAGTTATGACAGGGACGTTTACAGAATCGGGTAATAACATAGAATCGGAAACATTCGTACAATGCCCTGACTTTGATGTACCCGAAGACTGCTCTCAATTTAATACCGATTACCTAGCTTTAGAGAATACAACTGACATAGATTTTAGTTCTACATCTAATACTCTTAATTGGAATATAAGCACGGGAGCAAATACTCAAGGTGCTGTAGATTTCACACAAGCCATCATGGATTGTATAGATGCGGGAGGTACTGCTAAAATACTTATTGTTGATTTTGGTAATAATAGTTATGAATTTTTAGCTACATCATATCAGGGAACATCCTCGGTAGGCGGAAACGCAACCTTCTCAGGAACAGGGGACGCTGTTAATAGAGCCAAAATAGCTGAATCAATATTAGAATGTAATTGTGAATAATAGATGAGTAGCAAGTCTAAAATAACCAATAGCAAAAAGGCTGCTAAAGCCTATATACAATATCTCTTAACATTAAGTTTTGTAGATGATGTGTTTATTGCTGGCAGCAGAAGCACCAAGACCAAGAAAGAACCTACTAAAGATTCTGATTGGGACATACAAGTAATTTGTAAAGACAAACCAAAGAGAATATTCTATACTAATCCTAGAGACTTAGGTCTACTTCATGCAGATGTACATTGGAGAACTAAGGAAAGCGTAGAAGCTACTCATTGGAAAAAAATAATAAAATAATGGCAGGAAATCAAGCTATATACGATTTGCTTTGTAAATTATGCGGTAATGATAAAGAGTTACTTGCAAAACTATGTGATGTATATGACATAGTATCAGTATTGCCTACTGAGATACCCCCGTGCCCTGAATGCCCGCCAACACCTAAATGTGCGTCTTCTACGGTATGCTATAATGTACAAGAAAAGGCGGAGATATCTTATGGGACAGGAGATTGTGACCCAGCAGATTTAGAAATAGGAGACACACTGTGTACCAATGGACTCTTTAGCGATAACGGCGCAGGGGGAACGTTTACAGTACCTTCAACATCGGGGGAATACTCTTGGGATGGTTCTAATTTTTGTTGGGCATGGGGTGGAAACCAAAGCCCCGCATCTTACGATTACCCTTTCACTTACACAGATAAGAATGGTAAAGTTTACAACTTGACTGTCCCTACTTGTTCGGGAGGGAATGAAGATCTAAGTATTCTTATAGATAACATTACTGAGTACAAGTGTATGATATGCGAAGACGGGGATGGTCCCGTTTTTTTTGATATAGAATCTGGTAAACAATTAGAAGAAGCTCCTCAAGGGGAATTAACATCATGTCTTAATCAGATTAATATACCACCATGCCCTGCTGCAGATCCAATAGTATTTCCTGATCAAGTACAATTGGAAATAGTACAGGGCTGCGTTAATCGTGTCTCAGCTTACCGTGAGGACACGATAACCAATGGAGTGAGGGTAGAAGGTGTTGTCGTTACAGAAAGCCCTGTAACAGGCCCATTTGTACCCCATCCTTGCGCGTCTAAAGCGTGTGAATGCTGTAGTACAGATGTAGATTATACAGACTGCTGTTGCTATGAACAATCAATTGATCCTAGTATTACTGGAGGTTGGTCAAATCAATTAGCACCTTGTGACAAATGCTTAGATGGTGATGTATCTATTAAATGGACTCAATGCGTAGATCCAAATGAATCTGCAAGATCATATACTATGGTTGGGTTATCAGATACTTGCTCTAATAGTGCATCTTTTCAAGAAATAGATTTCGCTATATACAGTATACTAAGGTATGATATAGCTACCCCATATTGGATAGTTTATATTTATGAATCAGGTACACAAAGGTCTTGGTATCATTATGAGAGACAATTTAAAAAGTCTTGCATAGATTTTGAGGTAAGAAGAATAGGTGGTAATATAGAGTATTTAATAAATGGTAATATAGTCAGAACTACTCCTGACACCACAGGCGGCGCGTGTTTGTATTATGATTCAAGCGAGCACGGGACACTTAATAATTTTGTAACTAATACAAGGAGTGCATCTCTTTGTCAAATAGGATAATATGATTGATCAAGAATGCATAGATTCACTCGGATTTGACCCGAGAGAACATGACCCTTTAGAAGCTGAAGCTTTCTTATTAGGTAAAGACTCCGATGCTAAATTCAAAGAAATAAAGAAGGAATATAAAGTAGGAGAACTTAAAGCTATCTTGAAGAAAGCTGAGATAAAGGGATACAGCCGCCTAAAGGAAGACGATTTAATTAAGCTGATATTAGATAATAACTTACTGTAAGTTATTAGGATATTATTCTATTAAAGAAGACGTAGTTTAAAACTAAACAAAATGCCAAATAATAATTTACCACCCCAGGAAGGGGTAGAATTTAGGAAAGGAAAAGACTGGGGCTTATTGGCCCCCTTAGCCTATGATACTCCAGAATTTAAAGAAGTATTCGAAGATACCATGGAGATCAGCCAGTTGGCTAAAGTAAACGATGAACCTTGGCCTGACAAAGTGATAGAGCTTCTTAGAAAATACACACCATGGGAGTTAGATGCAGATATCCCCGGCACCCTGTCTGAGTTTGGTTTTAACTCTTGGAGAGAGGTTGTAGACCATGTTAAGGACGATGAATGCGTCGAGAACTTTGTATCAGTAGCTAAGTGGTCTAAGAGAAACAAAGTGCCTAAAAAACCTAACAGAGACTTCATTAAAGGGGATGGATATGGGGCATACGGTAGATTGGTAGATAGAGGCATAAGAACCATGGAGAAAGTGTTTGATCAAAAATACTTCAACTACTATAAGTATAAAACTCTAAGACCTCTGCACCTATTAGCTGAGTTATTAGGGTGTGATCCTGCATGCATGGTGCATTATAACAATCCTGGTCACCCCGAAATTCCAACTGGGCATGGGGGTAAGGACGGAGAAGTGTTAGATCACGCAAGAGATATATACGCCTACAATCCGCAGCAAGACTTAAAAGTAGTTACTTTTCTTTCTGTGAGAACGCACGGCAGATCCGGCGGGCCCGTACATTGGTTAAACTCTAATCTACAATCATGGGCATTAGCCGGGATAAAGATGGCTAAAGATGTCTTTATTAGAAAAGATTTTAAAAACTCATAATAAATGACTACTAAAGAAGCCATAGAGATTATGTATCAAGCGGCGATTTGTGCCTTATGTCAGGAGGATGATAATGCTACGGGGCTATACCCATGTAATTGTAAAGGCGGCGCCGTTGAGAAAAGACATAAAACAATTCAGATGCTTATCAACCTAAAGAACGAACTCATAGGCCAGGTTGATTAGTAAACTTAGCTTCGATTAAAAACTTATAAGTATTGATAAAGATCGATGCTACTTACACGATGTTAAGCCTTATTCTTTATTGAGTAAGGCTTTTTTGTATACAAGCCCTATCCGAAACTTTTACTTGCTAATTCCAGTGCCACCTTATATCGCTCCAACCATCATTTAGTTCTTTTTCTGAGTATGCGCTGATATAAATGAATTATAATCCAGTCTGCCTATGTGTTAGTGTGGCCGCAAACCTTACACTTTTTAAATAGTCTTATGCTATCTGTATGATCTTCGGAAAGACAACGGGCCGTCGCTTCACTTTGTTCCGCTATGATATCAGCTGACAGTACAGAATGTTTTTGACTATCATCGCAGTGCTCAATTAATGCATCTATCATTTCTAATATATGGTATCTATCCCCTTCTGATACCAATCCGTATATAGAATTGATGTACCCCTTTATAATTACTAATTCCTTTTTCATTTAATTTTAGTGTTTAAAACCTAACAACTAAGAGTCATACTCATGCATTTCCAATAAAGTTTTCAGTTCGTGAACGTAGCGGATTCTGAAGCCTGTTGTAACCCAAACATCATCTTGGTCACCCCAAGGATGCGGGCTACCTTTCACTTCGACCACCCAGTTGTTTATATCGTTTTTACCATCTGAATTCCATCGTGCTATTCTTAGTGAGTCCTCAATGATTTCCACAAAGCCATATGTGTCATATCCGTTAGTAAGTAGCCACTCTTCGTGCAAGCCTTTCGGGGGAGTACGGCAATTAGTAATAGATAGTAGATAATTGCATTTTGATTTTAGCCATTGTATCATTTACTTGACATTTTATTTGTGTTTAATATTCATTCTTTATTCTTGACAGCGGTTATCGCTATCCTTGCACATTAGTCGCCGTTAGGATAACCGAACATCTCAGGTTCAGTAGTAGCCAATAATTGCGTTCCAGATCGTGGTATCTGCTCTCTAATTGATGTGTAGAATTTATCTTTACTTGGATCGTTATCAACGAACATTTTTATATCTCTTAAATCCCACTCGCTTTCAGGCACTTCAAAGCAGTTGGGAATATTCACACCGTATTCATTTTTTAGGTGCTGTTGAGCATTTTCTTTTGAATCTGATGATATGGTGTATGACTTACCATTTCGTAAAAATTTGAATACTTTCATTTTTATATTTGTTTTTAATATTTGTCAGACATTGTTAGGTGACTCGCTTACCCTCAAGATTTACATAGCATTCTATTGAAGTTCCTTGCGGATCAAATTGATAAGCTAAATACTCGTTATAGTCATCAACAGTAATCCAACCCCTGAGCCGTGTGTAGACCCATACTTCTATTCCTGATTTTCTTCTAAAATATTTAAAATTGTATTTCATACTTCATTCAGTATACTCCGCGTTTTGTTACGTAGTTTTGTTACAAAATCTTTTCTAAAAGGATTTAGAATAGGGTTACCAAGGCGATCATACGCGAAGCATTCTGGGCAGAAATATTCTCCATCTTTACCGAGCTCCCCTCCCCCTTCTATCCAATCACTATCTAATAAAGTATCCTTCATAAATGATTCATCTGTGAAAGCTACAAATCCAGTATGTTCGTCTACCCATTTAGTTTGGCAGTGATCACATTTAGCACTGTACATTTTGGTTTCGTATATCATATTTATCTATGGTTAAGAGAGTTAGCTATTAGCAGAGCTTCGGGCTCTTCAAAAGTTTCACATACGTATCCGATGTAGTAGTGTCCATAACTCTCTACACCTTTAGATGTGTCTATTATGCTATAACTAAAACAACAATGAGCGGACACACTCTCTCCTATTATAATGTATCTATCTTTACATTTCCTATTAGTTATAGCCTCTTCTTGACTTTTATATATAGTCATTTTTATTTATTTACAATAATAAATTCTTACACTTATGATAGCATGTTCTATCTATGCCAATACTGAAATCAGTCTTTACAAAATTAGATTTTAAATCCAAATCTAAATCATCGATGGCTACCCATTTATTGGGTTTAAACTCCTCTACAACTTGGAGTATTTCATTTTCTCTAATTCCTTGCTGATCTACTAATGTCACACCTGCCACATCTCCCGGCAGATTACGATGCTCCCACATTCGCCGCAAACTTTGTATTCCAGACTTACGCCAATCGCTTGATATGACTATATATGCGCCGGTCCTCTTTATCAGTGAATCCAGCCATCTAACACATCTGGGGTCAAATAATACCCCAAACTCATCTTGATATATACCATCTCTAAAGCTCTCATAATCAGACTTACTTATATATGGTTTGTTATGATTCCTTCTTATTTCCCACGCCTCGTATAGGCTGTCTGCGTGGTCTTGAGAGTTGAGAACCCCGTCTATATCTAAAAATATTATTTTCATATTAAGCGTACTTATAGTGCCGTTTTAAGTTACTGATCTGATCCTTTAAATAGGAAATAACCTCTTCAATATCGTTAAATATTATTATAATATCATCTTTTTTAAGTGAGCTATAGTTTGTTTCTTTTATGAATTTCATATTTTGTCGGTTGATTTAGGATCATAGTATAATAGCCGATTATTCCGTTCTGCGAAGTCTTTAAGGTCAAGCCATGCTGATTCAACGCCCTCCTCGTTTAGTGTTAGGCTTCCATATTGTCTCTCTTCAGAGCCGTCCTTGTTAACCTTAAAGATAGCAGTTATCTTCTTATACTTAATTCCTCCGCTATCCTCATAGTGGTTGTTTACTTTGATTAATTTCAATTTAATAATTTTAGTTTTTTATGAATAAGGCAACTGAATTTCTACTTCTGGCTCGCTTCCATTATCTACGGCGCATCGCTTACGATACACATTACCGTCAATCTCGTAAATCTCTTCATAGATATGTAATGAGCCGCGCACTGATGTAGGTTCATGTTTGCTAAAATCAATATCTACATTAACTTCTTCCCAACGTTTCTTCATATTTGGTTTTTAATTCTGCGATATTAGCATCTCTTTCTGCTTGAATTTTCTTAGAGTACTTGTTGTATAAGTATTGGATGTCTTCATCATCGAGAGTAAACATTCGCTGGGTTGGATTTTCCAAACTCATTAGTTGCGTGGGTGACCTTCTTGTCATATGTAGTTCGAAATGTACTCGATGCCTATAGTCTCTAAACAGGGCTATCTCATTAGTTGCAATGTCTTCATCGAGTACTAATTTCTCTTTGTAGTTATCGCAAAAGTCTTTGTATTTAGTATCCATTTATTTAGTTTTTTGATTTTCCTTTATTACGCCCTGCACTTGCCTTAGCTTTGTTAGCTTTCTTCTTAGTCTTGTTGGCTATTCTTGCTTCCATTTTCTTGTCGTAGGTATGTTTACTCATCTGTTATAATGTTTTTTGATTTTAAATATTCTTCTACTATAGTTGTTTCTATACCTAAAAAAGGGTGTGTATCCCCGCTGATCACTGCTTCTACATACCTTGATATATAGTATTTAGGCACTTCAGAAAGTTTACACCCTGCGAAAGCTCCAGATTTTATCAGGAGATTGCCTAAGATAATCTTCTTAGGCTTAGGTGTATAAGGTACTTTGTCTCTTGCTGCTGTGCATATCTTGCACATACTCAAACCGTCAGAGGGGGGAGACGGTTGGTGCCTACCTTCTATCCACGAATAGCATAGTGTTCTTACCCCATCCTCGGATATATGTTTCCGGTGCTCGCCGTATCTAGGCTTTTTTATTGTTTTATAGTACAAATATTCCGGCATATGCTAACTAATTATTATGATTGTACGTTCATTTACATGTAAGTAGCATCTGAATGTGTTTAAAAATTTAGATGATTATGTCCCGTTTTTTTATAATCTTATTTCTAAGCGTTGCGCTAAGCTCTTGCTTTACGCAGAAAGTGAAGATAAGAAAAAATGAGCAAGTATTCGTATATACTTGTGAGGTAAATGTGTTAGAAGATGAGAGTTTGTATATGTCGCAGGACACCTTAACTCAGGCGATTAGATTTACTAACCTAACTAATACGCCGTTACCCCCCAAATTCTCAGAAAAACAAGCTATAGCTACCCTTAACAAAGGGTTTTCCAAGGCTCCTATAGTATTTAAAAATACAAACAGCACCCGGACTCACCTGGATTTAACTTTAGGCCCTGATAACTTCACCGATCATATAGAGATTTTTAGAACATACAATAGCTTTGAAGCTATTGATATCGTAGTTATCCCTGACGATACATTCTTATCTATTGAAAGAGAGCCAGGGAGTGTTAAGGGTATCGCGGGTGATATACCTGAGATAGATAATCCCTCAGAGAACAGGACTATAATAATTATACGTTTATCTGAAGTTGAGAGTAACATCCTGGTCCACGAGATGGCCCATTTATTCGGCGTTGCACACCCTTTCGATAGCAGAAGGGGTTCTATATCAGGAAACGGCTGTTATACCGGTGACTGGGCTCCAGATACGCCTGTGCCGGGAGCTGGGCACGGTACAGTAATGCCAGGGTGCAAGTACTTACCAGGGGTTGGTGACACTTTAAGTAAAGCAGAGCGTAAAATATACATAAAGAACTATGCAGGATACAGCCACCCCGACTGTATGGTATGCTTTACAGAAGATCAATTGGCTATTATAAGAAAGAATGGTGAGGTTAACTGGCCATTGAAGCTGACAAGATATAATCCAAACTATCAGTATTAAAGAGTATCCCACCCCTTAAGTCCCCGGCTTTTCTACGAGATTGGTTTGGTCGGGGCATTTTTTATACATATTCTGATTCTTCCATATGGAAAAGGTTGTAGATGTAATCTTTGATCTTGGTTAGCCAAGATTTAGATATAGGTTTACGGTACTCTTCCATAGAGGAGGCTACATATGTGAAAGTCTTAGCTCTGTCATTATGGAACGAGATAGAACTGAGGCAATGCATTACGACAAATTTAAGTATATCTTTAGAGGCAATACCTTTGTAGACCATAAGTTTGTCAGCACCTCTATCATACCAAACTTCTCCTACCTCAAACATTATAGATAGTTTATTGATAGGCTCAGGAACGACCTCCGCCCATCTCCTACTATCGAACTCAAAAGCAGGTTCTGCATGTTTAGCCTTCATACATTGCCCATATTTTACCTCTTCCCAATCCTTCAAACTACTTTCAGATATAATAATGGCATGCCCAATACGCCGACCATAGTAATCACTGCTATCCTGGGTAATAACCATGGTAAACTTACCCTCTTCGTGATTGCTTACTTGAACAGTCAGGTGCCCTTTCTTGTATCTCCTTCCTATGTAATTCGGGGTCTCCTTAGCTTTCTCTACGCATTGACCGTTAGCACACACTAAATTATCGGGACAATCTGTGTCATCTACCTTGTGTTCTACTCCATTTACATCTAAAATCTTCATATCTATCACTTCTCCATTAGATATAGTAGCGACTTGAAACCCCTGAGAATCAATACGAGCTATACGTTCCATGTTTTTAAGCATAAGCTGCTCTGTCTTGTCGGCGATAAGATTATCCTGAATATCTGCCCAGTGTTTTTTCTCCAATTTACATATAGTTTTGTGAATGCTTTGTGTGAATCTACTGGCCATTATATTACATACCCTTTAGCGTCAAGCAATATATAAACAGCATTATCTGTGGGCCTTTTGCCCAGGATACCCGCTATAAACTTAGCCATATCCTTATCAGATAAATGCTGATAACCAAGGCCGCAAGTGCAAGGGGTGTCCCAACACTCGATACAATCTGATAATCCCATAATATTATACTGTTACTAATTCTAAATGAGGCTGAGCATTAACTACTTCTTCGTAGTTAGGTATCATAGTAGATAGATGATCTATTATTTCATCTGTTATATCTAATGTAACTACTGTTTCTGGTAGTTCTAATCTCTTCTCGGGAGTACCTCTTAAGGCATCGAATTGGTTTATAAAATCCCTACCATCATGTTGTGAGGATACTCTAGGGGATAGTCTGAAGTAACGACGAGCTACTCTTACTTTTGGAAATATTTCCCTAATAGCCAATGCTACAGCACAATTAGATGATACACCTTCATACCAATCATGTCCGCACATCATTGATTCTTTTAGAATCTCTTTAGTTACTTTTACTTTAAGTTTAATCATTGTTATTTATCTTTTATAGGAATATTAAGCCATCCCATCAACATCTCTAAATTAGGTAAAGTCTTTGGGGATCCCTCGAATATCACAGTATTATTTGTATCTCCCGCGAATCCTCCAGATTCATATTCCTCTATCCTTATCCCAAAAGGAAGCATCTCTAAATAGTAATCATACTCATATCCATCCATCATATTACGAGGTATAGGTTTGTGTATTATGAATACGGAACTGTTTGGTACTTGTTCCCATCCTAGCTCTTTAATAGATTGTTTATTTATATCCATAATATTTGCTTTCATTATTAAGCACCCAAATATCCCCCATAAGTAGATCGATGCTATTATTGTTAATAAGATTATGTTTGTCCAATATCTATTTGTCATTGTATTTTCACTTAAGTATTTTAACAGCCTTGTTAATCTCTCTCAACCTATCTCTAACAAGTGAGTAATAGATAAATTTACCTTGTCGTTCTGTTGACACCACGCCAGCTCTTTTTAGTAGGCCTAAGTGGAATGAAGCAACAGACTGGTCTAATCTTAACTTAATGTAGATATCAGTGACGGTCATGTGCTCATACTCTTGTAACATATCAATCACACGTTGTCTTAGTTTGTGGTTTACAGCATGTAAGACTGAGGCAGCTTTCCTAAGCTTAACATAATCAATTATAGGCTCTTTGGTTGTTATAGTATTTTCCATATTATGTGGATTTAATAAGTTTATAATTTCCCTCTTTATCTATCTTCCAAATCTGAGTACTCTGCACATTAGGATGATAGGGATCACAGCCTATCATATACTTACGCTCTGCCTCGTATGATATGCTATCTCCTCCTGGTAATAGCTCCATAGGTAATGCAGGGTGTTCGTGCCTAAGCATACGCCCTTTGTCCTGTATATATGGAAGACTCTCATCTTCCTTGATTTTGTTTATACCGAGTAAAGCAGCTAATGACGCGACGAAGGGTATGGTTATGAATTTTCTTCTTTTCATATGCAATTTATTTTCTAATTATTTCATCTCCTGTATAATCTTCTATAAGAGCTAATGTGTACGTCATGCAATGCCCATCAGGGACTTTTTTCGTCAAATCTAAGAGTATATGCAAAGATATGGCTGTCCGGAAAGTTAACTCATCTCCGCTTTGGTAATCAGGATCATCTACGTAATACACAGGCGCCATGCCTGTAGCCAGTAGTAAAAATTGAATAACATCATGGGTTGACTCGTACCTAAGTTTGTATGTATTCATGTGTATAATTTATTGATTTCTTAATTTATTAATGAGTTCTAATAGTTCTTGTTGAGATGCTGTTGAGGATGTCTTATTGATCGCGGCGATCTCCATCATATTTAGGAATTCTGCCTTACCTAAGCTCCTGTAAACATCATCTATTCTAATACGTTTGTTCGTAGCAAATAGATCCAGAAGCGCCGTGAAGCCGTCTTCTATGTTATGAGTATTGATCCTTCTAAGTAATCCCCCGATGAAGTGCTGATCTGTTATCCCATACTGAATACTATATACAGCTAAATCTGTATAAAGCATATCGTTGGCGGGATCCCCCTCTATAGCTTGGGTTAATTGATCTACAGATAGGTTCTGCTGGTTAAACAGCATGAATGCTACGTCTGTATCTGTCTGAGAATACCCTATGTTCAGGGTAAATAATAATAGTATTATTGTTTTCATAGTTATTAACGGTTATATTTTAAATAATCAGGGTGACTTTGGTCGTCATTAATTTGACTTTCTACATCTTCAAAAAATACACTATTGAAAGTTATATTTGGTATCTCTTTTAGTTTTACATTTGTGTGCCATCCAGATACACTTGTGCTATCTATTGTATACTCTTTGCCAACTTCAAGATGCTTTTCTGCCAGCTTTTGATCCGGGTCATATCCACCTTTCAGTGTGGTGACTTTAACTTTAAATCCCTCTTGTGCGTATATATTCATGTGCGTAGTTATGTGTGTAATGGTTTTATGTTAGAATAAAAAAAGCAGCTGATATTTTTACGGACCAGCTGCAATATGAAAAAATATAACAAATTGAATCTATGCCTAAGGTCGTTGTATTTGGCTAAAGAACTCTTCATTGAATACATCGATGAAGTCTGGTACTGTATCAGATAGCCATGAGTTTATTACTCTGGAGATCACTTCCTGCTTTTTCTTTAGATTTACTTTACATTTATCTAATTCAACTCTTAGCTGAGCTATTATATTATCTTTCTCATTGTCAGGAGGAGTAACTATTATGGGCGGCGTGGCCTTGGGAGGATAGTATTTATTGAAATACTTATCATGACTGGGCAAGAATATCAATTGCCCAAATGCGGATACACCGTCTGTTCGCCAGCTGGGAGGATAGTCATATCCCATGAAATCGTTCTCATAGTATCCTTCTATTTCGAATAGATCAGGATTGGCTGGGAATATTATCTGAGAGTTGATTTGCGCCTGGCTCCACCCCCGAGCGGCCATATATGCGTATATGAATGACTTATTCCATGGTATACATCCACACTGATGAGAGTGGCCTAAGTTAAACATATGGCCTATTTCGTGCCACAATACCTTCTTCCCTGTAAATCCTATATTGCCAGTAGGTCGGGTCTTGTCGTTCAGGACCTCTACTACTGAGCCCATTATCATCCAAGCAGATCCTGGTACGAATGACCACCTGTGCTGCTCCTGCACTCCCACAGGCGGGTCTAGTACTATTTTGATCCTGTGGTTAGCTTTGGCTTCATACAGGTCGCATACCTCTCGTATCTCCTGCTTCCTGCCCGGAGGCGGGTTGTTGAGTCTTATATAGATTGTTTTGTCTACAGGCCATCTCCACTGCCGCTGCGCAAGGTATAAAGCGCCGCGATCCTCTTGATCTACATAACCTTTATCTATAAGATACTCAGGGGTGATCATAACATCGTACTCAGTATCAAGAGACATGCCATAGGCAGTAACTACTTCTTGCTGAGACGTAGGCGCGGGAGGCTTAAGAACTTTGCATTGAGAAAATAGGAACACAAGTCCTATTAGATATAAGTATTTAATTCGATTCATAATATAATTTTTTGTAGAAGTTAATGCGTGCATATAGGGGAATTATTATAATTAACATAGTTAGAAGAGAATGTTGTCCAGTAATTGTAGTTCATAGGCCCGTAATCTGAGTTAAATGTAAACATTTCTGCGAAAATACGGGTATCTATATGGAAGAATCCTTGAGAATAAACGCCGAATCCCTTTATTCCCATATACAATAGGCTTTCAAATACCTCCCCCTCTTTGTTAGTTATTTGTTTTCTAAAGTCAGCTGCAGCCTTTTTGTTAGCAATCCTGAAGTCAACTGCTCTCCAGTATATGTGTTGTGATTTGCTGGATCCAGGGTTATTTGAGGCCGATCTCCCAGCAGATGTTATGTAGATATCAGAATCATAATACGATGATAGAAAAGATATGACAGCTATGAGCTGTATATCTATGTAACTTACCTCCACGTCCGGCGACTTGGAAACAAACTGATCAGTAGTAACCCTCGGAGATATGATTAAATGGTACTCATCCCACATATCTATAGGCTGGTCATCTACCTCTATTATCTGAGATGAAAGTAAAATAGGAAATAGTAATATAAATAATGTTTTCATGCAGACAAAGATAGCGAAGAAAGGATGTTATGCACAATATTATTTTTTGACACCGCCACTTTCAGCTCTATGAGCTAATTAAGATATTAGATTGTGGGATATTTCTTTTATTCTTTCTTTGTTGCATATCCCAGTCGTAATCTAATAGATAGTTCTTACTGTTTCCCAATAGGTCATATTTGTCTAAAGAGAAGGATACTTTCACGAACAATCTTAATCCTACTTCTTTGCATTCACCGACTTTATGGATGTTGTATTGGTTTAGCCTCAGTAGAGTTCCGTTAGGGTAAGTTACTTCGTTTTCCTTTTCAGCTTGCTCCTGCATCTCACTTAGAGATATAGAGTCGTCTAATGTTAATTCGAATTTTCCGCTATTGAATACAGTCGGTTGCTTATTACTCCATACGTAGTTTATATCGTCTGTTAGGAATCCATCAGAGTGATAGCCTTTTCTGTTAAAGCTACATCCTGGAGTTTGGAATTGATGTTTTGCTGTCACATAGGTATTATGCTTAACAAAGTTTTCTAACCCATACTCAGCTACGAATTGGCAGTTTATATTCCCTATCAGTTCAGACAAGCACATAAGTCGCTTTTCTATCACAGGCTCAGTTTGTCCACTTAGCTTTATTGGTAAGTACTGATAGAAAAACATCTCAGTAGGATTGACTTTTTCTAATCCTAAGTCTTTTGGTAATTCTCCGTATCTCATTTAGATATATTTTCAAAGACATATAATCCGAGTTCTTGCATAATGAATAGTTTGCAGAATCCGATATACTTTAGATCTTCGGTGTTAGTTAATATTTCTTGTCCAGTTTTATAGAACTCTAAGTATCTCGTTTCAGTCTCAGGCTCTTCTTGTGGAGCCACTATAGCCCATAGAAAGAATCTACCGTCTACATCATCAACTCTGATTATATCAGCACCGATAGGTAATTGTATTGATTGCTTCTCCTTGATTGACATTTCATATTTGAATATCTTTTTCATATTTAAGATTTAATTTTTTTCTATTTAAACGTGTTCAGCTCCGCAACTCAAAAAAATATACTCTCGATATGTACTGTACATTATAGACTATTAGAGGCTAAGAATTTTTCAATGTCATCATCCCCTATGTGTAAAACATTATCAGCTTCGTTACTATACTTTTTGAAAGCCTCTAACAGTTCCCTTCGGTCTATAATACGTGATGATGACTCCATATTTTTTAGAGCCTTTTCGTATTTATCAAGAGTTAGCATAAACTCATTATATTCCATTCTTGATTGCCATCCATCAGACTCTAATTCTGCATCTGACCATAAATCTTCCTTTATTTCTTGCTTAGTTTTCATGAATTTATTTTCGTTTTAAAATATCTAAAAAATACAGAGCATATCACTATACATTATAGTGAATGCAGCAAGCCCACAAATGCCAACCCGAAGCACTCACTATAATGGCGTATAAAACTTAATATCACCCTTGCCTAACTCTAATAAACCGAAGATGCTATGAAGCAAGGCTTATGCAATGATTTATCGCTCATGGCTTCTTCAAATGTTTGGATATAAAGAGGCTCATTATTTTCATCTGTTTCATCTGAGTCGTATATTTTCATGTGTGGCCACTTAGATTTATGAACATTTGTTACACTAGCGTCCATGTCTAATAAGTCTTCGCCAGTTTCTTCTTTGTAGAAGATGAATAGCTTCACCAGGCTTTCAGCGGCAACGTATTCTATTTCGCCAGAATCTATTTTGTATAATTCCATCATTTATAATTTTAAAAGTTATTTAATCGCCCACCCGCATAAGGGTGAGACTAAGTTTATACGCAATCCATTATAAGTAACCTAAAGGGTCGCTTCGCTTACTGATAATAGCGTATAAAAATGAATGCTTAGATTCTACCTTCGTATTTAGCTATTCGTAAGCCCTCTTTTTTTGCTATCTCTATATCGCTTTTAAGTATATGCTTGTTAGCCTTACCTATCGTGCTGTCACTTAGGTCTAATCCTTTGAATTTATCTGTCTTGGATTTTTCTTCAGTGATAACCTCTGCTCTTTCCACGTCTCTTTTCTTCTGTGATTCCTCAAAGCATTCTCCGCAAGATAAAGCACCTCTGTACTCATACATATTTCCGTATTCTTCCTCCCTCCCACAAAGAGGGCAATTGACTATTTCTTCCATAATTATATTTTAGTGTTTAATGTCGCACTCATTTTATACGCAGTCCATTATACGGAATCATCCTATCACACGAAGCCACGCTAATGACTCCGTATAATATGTGATAAGATGATAATTTTCTATCAAGCCTCCCTCTTTAGCACTCCGTGCAGATACAGGTCTTCCTTATCCCATCGCTCGATAGTGTCATCAGTTTCGGGCATTCCTTTGATTAGTCGTATAAGAGCATCTTCAAAGTTGTTACTACCTTCACCGTAGCTATAGATAACACTACCATCATCATCCCTTATTGTTACTACATCGCAAGAATTATTGATGTCCATATATAGTGTCTTTTGTTCGACTATACCCATACCTGTATCATTTTCGTATTTAGTCTTAATCCTGTGGTGACTCATAATATTTATTTAGATTTAAAAATTGCTTTACTCAAATTGATAGAAAACTACACTTATCACCATTCATTATCATCCAGTTCGTACCTCACCGTCATTCACTACGTTCATTATGATAATATGTGATAGTAGAGAATCTATTTTTTGCCAACCCTCTTAAATTGTTCTACCGCATGATCTAAGCAGTTCCAGCCTCCCTCTTCCCAATGGACTATCATAGTTCCTAAGTGGTAATTCAATCCTTTGATTTTGACTTTGTGTTTAGGATTGCTTCTGTCTTCAAGGATTAGTCCAATCAACGCTTCTTCATTTAGTTCCGCATCCCATCCGTCGTTTACAGCTTGTTTGTTACTGAATGTTTTTACATTATCCTTGATGAAGTATTTTACTATTGACATTTGTGTTTTTTTTGCTCTCGCTAAATTAAAAAATAGACTCTCACTATCACTCCACATTATGTACAATATTATTTTTCGCTACCGCCACCATAAGCGACTTGTACCCTTTACTCTTCTTCATCTTGGTTTATCTGTAAAACTTCAAATAATCTGTCTTGCCACTCCATTAATGTACCTATGGTTTTTTTGGCTTCACTCTCTTTGATTATATGGGTTAGATTGGCTGGTACTAAGTCTCTTAGCGTATTTATTGCAGCGGTTATAGTTCCGAGTGCTTTTACTTCTATGTATTGTTTTTCTGTCATAATTTATTTTGGTTATGCTCATCCTCAAATATAGGATAGACGATTTTTATACTCAATCCATTATAGTTAACCTACGGTCGCTATCGCTTAACTATAATAGGCGATATGATTCCATCTGATCTTTGCTCTACTTCTTCACTTGGTGCTTCGGGAATCGGCTGCCAGTGGGTAACTTTATTATCCACTTCTGTATCATTGTCGTAGTGTCCCCAATCACCTGATACAAAAGTCCACGTCTGTGCTTCATACCATTTTAATCCTTTATTTAAAAATGCAATCCCGACACTGCTATCGTTGTCTATAATTAAAACCTCATCACCTATGGTAGGCAGCCTATCATTTACGTTAATCCAGTTATTCATTTTTCAAGTTTAAATTTTGTGGAATATCTCACGCTAATAAAAATTAGACAGAACATGATCGCCATGCCATTATAATGCACCCGTTGGGTCGCTAGGCTGCATTATAATACCGTACATCATCCCATATTACTATCAGCCTCCCTCATTAGACTTTCGATTAATTTATTTGGCATGACTTCTATTGGTTTCCACTCTCGGTTAAAGGTGTGTAACTCATCTCTGTAGCTATTTTCTTGGTCTACATCTTGGACATAGATAGAAGTCTTCGTAAGCTCCCTGATTTTCAGTTTCTTTACTGGATTCGGGTATGTTCTTTTTTGGAAGATATAAGTTTCTCCTTGTATTAATTTTATAGGTTTATCCATTTTAAAATTGTTTAGTTTATTTAATGCCTCCCTCAAATGATAGTAAGACGGGAGATGTACTCATACATTATATCATCCATCCTTACCACGCTTATACATCACCGTTCTTCCAAGCATCGGTCTTCCTAATCTCAAGTATTTTATCAAATGATAGGTCGTTCATATCCCATCCTTTTTGCTCACAGTATTTTACTACTACTACATGACGACCTTTCATTACATTAGCAGCAGATTCTTTGCCCTGTGCTTTTAGTTGACCTACTATTTGGTTCTTAAAATCTTCCATATTTCTAATTTTATTGTTTACTAATTTGCCTACCCTCAAAGTAGGATTTAACTCATCTTATCACAACTACATTATCTCTCATATGCTCTTCCCAGTTCCGTTACAAGTTTCGCACGGATAAGTAGAGCCATATTCTTCATATATTCTGTCGCCATCGCAGTCAGAGCATACGCCGTTCGCTTCGCTCTCTGAGATAATAGATGGTAGTACAGAAGATTTTTGACTGGCATTTAGGTTTACCCACCTTGCGAAGTCACATAAATCATCATATCCACATAAATCTGTATCATCTATAACAGACCAGCTTTTTCTTTCCTCGTTCCACCATCTTAATAATAATTCGTTCATATTTAATTTAGTTTTTCATTTACTGTCAAAAAATCCTCAGACTACCATCAGTATATTATCGGTAGTACGCAAGTCGTCTATCCCCTCCCTCAAATAAACAATTGTTCTTCAAAGGTCGAGATAGGTTTTCTTGATTCTAAGAGTTGTTTATAAACCGCACAATAAGCGTTATTTGCTTTGTCCCATTCATCATCATGGGCAATACCATTATCTATATCTTCTTTAGCCTCTACTAAGTCACGCTTATTTTTTGCTACAGCAAGTTTATTAAATTCCTCCTCGGTCATCTCGACCACGATTTTTCCTAAAGCAACTACCATTTTTATGATTTAATTTTTAGTAAAGCCTCCCTCAAAAGATGAAGAAAGCAGTGATTATCACTATCCATTATAATAATATGTATCATGCCATATCATTTTCTTTTCCTATTGCCTCCCCACACCAATCGCATTTATCAGTCTCTTTTTTACTTAATCCTTCGCATTTTGGACATTGCCTATATGTATTTTTATAATACCATTCGGAATTTATGGCAGACTGATAAGCCTTTAATGCCTTCCCTTTCTTTCGGTGGTTAGGTAGTTGTATTGTCCACATATTTATGCAACTCTGTACATCAGCGCCATCCCCTGGCATATATTGATCTTTTAATTCAGCTACGCCATATGCGATTGACACAATAGAGTTGCTGCTACTGCCTACATATCTTCTATCTCCGTGACCACCGAAAGAGCCTGCCCTACTTTGCCTTTGTGCTAAGAATTTTACATCTTCTAATAATTCAGATTTAGTCATTTGTTTTATATTTTAAGTTTTCAATCCTCCCACAAAAAGAAAATGAGACGGGAGATACAATTTTTCATTATATGTCATGCAGATTGTATTTCCACCTCAGACACGGAGTAATTGAGTGGACACCATCCAGACTTTCTTTCTTCGTCAGTAGTATTTTCTAACCATAGTTCATTTGCTTTATTTTGGGCAGCTTCTTTAGTGTCATATATCATACCAGTTGGATGTGTTTTACTTGGACATTCCATTACTCCTAATCCTGTAATCTTAATTATTTCGTATACTTTCATTATTTACGTTTTGTGTTGTCACGACATATAATAATACATATCAGAGAAGATTCGTGCCTCATCCTCTCGATATAATTCTCCATTATACTCCATAAGGGATTATCCTTAGCATCATCATCAGTTTGTTTAAGTCCTCAGCCCCACTAAGAGTCCCTTTAAATATTATATCTCTTTTAATTTGTATCTTTAAAGTTTTATTACACATCAAGGCTCCTCCTATGGTCATTTTATATATAGTTATTCTTTTACCTTTTTGTTTTACATAGACATAGTACTTGGGTATACCCCCTGTTGTGACCATAAGGAACTCGGGTAGGGACTCCACCCACCCTTTTTTTAGTATTTCACTCTTAGTTATCACATTTATAATTTACGGAGTATAATAATAGATAACACATAACTCCACCCCGTTACGCTATGGTTATCATTGACATTAACTGCAATTTTTAAAAGTATCACAAGATTCGGGTATAACAAAAGCCTTGAAATCTTCTCCCCATCCCTCTTTCGGCTGATTAACTACAGCATTGACTAATGAGTGGTTGGCAAACCCTAATGGGACAGCTTGTTCACCTTTGTACCATGCGTTTAAGTCGTCAGTATATTGACCACTGCATTCTCCACACTTACAGGTTCTTACTTCATCTTGCATCAGCCGAACCACGTCTTGACACTTTCTACATAATATTAATTTCATCGTAAAATACTTTAAAAACAGCAGTTAATAATATGTAATACACCATGCTATCGCACAGTGATTACAATTCTACATTATATGCAAGCTAAGTTCGGTTCTTCGATTTAAAGATTGTAGTTGAACTTGGCATAAAAAATAAAAGCCTATATCTCTACCTTCCTTGGGTCTCTTAGGTAGTCCATTATCTCTATTTCTTCCTTAGACCTTTTACCGCTGCCTTTCTGTTGACGTATTAGGTGATTAATATCGTTGTATATCATTGCCCTTTGAGATTGTAACATATATTCTATCTCTGATACCGTGTATTCATCTTGTCCTGAGCTCCATCTAATTTCTGTGTGATTTGCCATCGCTTTTTTATTTTTTAAGTGTTTAAAATTTAGTTTTGTATTGGTGGGAGTCAGCATATAATAACCGACGATCACATCATATGCTTCGCAGACGATGGATGTCTTTGTACATTATAGAGAATGATTCGCCAACGCTTTTTTGCAAGTATCGTACATTACTTGATCTCTATTGTCCATATTTTCCATTCCGTCACCTTCATAAGATTCTACTACAGTCTTGCAAGCCTCCACGCAATCCCTCTCTATAATAGGCGATATGACATTAGACTTATTAATTAAGGTTTCTAGACTATCAACGGCATCTTTTATTGCTTTTGACAATCCATTTCTTTCTAACTGATATTTTTCATCTCTCAGCTCTATTGCACCTTGTCTGATTACTCCTATAAGTACTTGCTCTGTCATAAATATTTATTGTTAATATTAATTAATAAGTCCACCGCATGTCTGCAATCCATTATCAGCAACTCCGCTTCGCTACGGAGCTGATAATATGATACATGATGACCATATTAACCATCCAGCCCGCTAAGGTCGAGTTCATAACCCCACTTCGCCCCTAAGTCTATGCCTATCTTGCCGAGACCTTCAAGCATTTCTTTTTCAGCAAAATCTATATCTTCAAGACTATCTGGCTTACTTCGTTTTAATGGTATTCCTGCAAGGTCTCTATACCTTTTCATTGCCCATAGTATCGAATCCGCAGCCTCTCCCAAGTCTTTTGGAGTTACAATTAATTGTTTGTGTACAGCACTATATTTCATGTTTTGATTTTTAGTTTTATAAATCCCATCGCTCAAAATGGGTAAGACGGCACATACGCCAATCTCATTATAGTTAACCTACGGTCGCTATCGCTTAACTATAATAGGCGATAACAGATTATAACCTATCAAGCCAGCGCTAAAAGGGGTCGAGCCTTGACATTAACCGCTTACACTTATCTCTTATAGACTTGTATTGTTTCTTTTCTATATCACCGGACTCTTTATTAGTAGCTTTGTTATTTGAGTAGTGATAGTAGTTATTTAAAGCGTCTATAATAAGCTCTCTTTGGTCTTCTGTTACTGCTATTTTTATCATTTTATTTTAATTTAATCGTTATAAAATCCACCCTCAAAATTGATAGGTGACAATCGTTATCGCCAATCCATTATAAGTAAGTGCAGATTGATTTTCAGATATTAGCATCCGAATTGTTCAATCATTCTACTGTACACTTGGTTATCAGTTTGAATTGCACCTACTTATAATATACGCTATCATCCCATAATCTATCAAGCCTATCCCGCTTTATCATCTGTGGAATATAGCCACATACCTACCGCTAATATTATTATTGAGGATATTACATATTCAGTTCCCCATGTGTGCCTTATAAGGACTCCTGCTGATGTGGCTATTAGCATCCATGCGGTAGTTCTCCATTTTTGTTTATTCTCTTTTTTCATTTTTATTATTTTGCTCTCCCGCAATTTGATAGATGACGGGAGATGTACGCAGTCCATTAGTCGTAATATAGAGTCCTTAATCTGGCTTCATATTTAGTGACTAATTTTAAGTTGTTCATAGCTTCCATTTCACTTGTGTATATGCGATTAGTATACATCAGCCAGCTATATTCTGTCTTGGTTTCTAATTTGTACTCAATAACATAGCCGTAAATACTGCGACTAATATCAGATATGATGCCATCACGAGCATCAGATGTCTGTTCTTTTATTAGGTGGTATTCTTTATTCATTTGTTTTCAATTAATAGTTTCGTTATGACGGCACATATCAACAGCATTATCATCCATCCTTACCGTATGTACCTATCCATTAAGTCTCATGAAGATTGTCTATATATTTACGAGAGTACTTTTTATTATTCATATAGTCAAAATAACATACCCTTACTTTAGTACCTATCAGTTCAAGATGATCTCCATTGTATATAACGTGAGTTCTATTAACTCTATAGAATGTATAATCACGAGACTTAATATTAGATAAGATACCATTACTTTTTGGTTTCTTGACCTTTAGTTTTTCAAGTATTGTTTTTATCATATTCTTAATCATTGTGTTTCAATTTTAGAAGCAACGGTACTTATCATTTCCCATACACTGCTTAATAATGTGTATTATACTTCCGGTGGTATAATGTATGATCCTACCTTGACTTTCACAGTTACGTACTCCGATTCATCTATTTCGGGAGTAGGATCTATAATAGGCCGCGATGATGTATCCTTGTTAATAGCGTCAATTATCTCCCCAGCCACATACCCAAAATCATGTACAGATATTACTGTCTGCTTACTTCGATAATCTTTCGTTTGCCATTTAGTGAGTATGTCTTCTATTTTCTTTTTTTTAATCATAATTTAAGTTTGTATAACATATCCGATAAGCAGTCTTGTCCATAGGCTTTAACTATATCGGCTACATCTTTCGTTCCTGTAGGATAATTAAGTTTAATTACTTTCCACTGGGTATGTCTGTGTATTTTTTTTATCTCTGCTAATAGGGTTTTGGCATAGATAAGTCCATCCTTGTCGCCGTCGAATAGGATGTATTTGTTTTTGAATCTTCTATCATAGTCTTTGTACTTAGATAGGAACCTAAATCTATTTGATTCAGATAGGGGGGCGTCTGAGAAGTATCCCGAATTTTTGATACATAACATATCCTTCTTACTAGATGCTAATAGGAACGTCTCTCCCTGCTCGGGCAGAGTAGTGTAGTATGATTGAGATATAGATTCATCGTCGGCCCATAACCTCCACTTCATCTTTAACTCCTTAGGGCATTCAGGGTTATATATCTGATATGTTTTTAAAGGATCAAAATAGTTGAGATCATATATGAAGGTGGGTAATTCTGGAGATGATTCAAAGATTACGCCAGATTTCACTTTGATTCCGTCGGATCCGTATATATATTCGTCAATTAGCTGCTTCCTGCAGATGTTATACTGATCCCACCATTCTAATTCAAAGTCTTTGAACTTTGTTTCTCTGTACATTATAGGAGGAGCTTGCTTATTACGCCGTCTCGCGCCTTTCTTTATCTCTGCACTATATTCTATGTTGGCATCCTTTATTTTTGTATGGTACTTAAATAACGCCTGTTTATGTGACTTAACCTTAGAGTCCATAAGTACCATGAATACTAAACAATCTCCTATGAGCTTCTTCTTATTGTAGGATCTTTCATTCTCATTATTGCCGCCGTGATCCTTGAATAGTAAAGTATCCCCTTCCTTATTGTAGAATATAGAAAAGGAAGGGGAATGGTCTTCTTTACCTCTGATAGATGCAGGTATAGGGCTTATATACGCCTCGCCGGGGCATATGGGGTGCTTCATATAGAAGCTAAACACTTTAGACTGCTCTGCCAGGGTTAGATCCATGTTATGCTTGTGCTATCTTATAATGCTTTACATAATCATTCTTAACCGCGGGTTGAATGATAGTGAACTTAGTATTAGGGTCCGTCCGCATTTCTTGCCGTAACTCTTTGTTTTCTTCTTTAAGAACATCGATCTGCTTCTTCCAATCTGCAATATTCTTTTCATATTGCTTAATGCTGTCAAGATTATCATCGAGAGCAGCCTCCATGCTTTGGTACTCGGCAGACTTCTTACCTACCTTGACTTCCTCGGGAGTATCGCCCATCACCGCAGTGATAGTCCTATTGCCTATGACGAACTTCTTACCCTTGCCCATATCCTCTATGGCTTTGTAGGCTTTCTTTTTTAAGCCAGATAGAACCTCAGAGTGGGCGGCCACCGTTACGAATGATAAGAAATCAACAGCATCCTCGCCGCTCTCGAACTCTTGTGCTAATAGATCTTCTCTACCTTTAGGTATAGATTTGAAATTGAGTTTTAATAAAGATTTGAATTGTCGCATTGTATTAGTGATTTTAGATTTTAAGTTAATATAATTTTTGATTATTCTTATGGCTGTGATATATCCACAGACATACAAACAGTACTACGTACGTCATATAGCGTCTTGAATTATTGATTCCTTTTGTAGGTCATAAGTTTTTTTGAAATAAGAGATGAGGGAGTTAAATAAAGGTTCGGTGAGGTAGACCGCCGAATCGTCTTGTATGCTATCTAAAACTACTCTCTTTACTGTACCATGCTCCATAGATACTATCCCCTCTCCCGTCACGCAAAAGGCATTAGTATGATCTAATACCACAACCTCCTCATAAGGTGTCTCCGCCGTAAGTACAGCGGACTCCTCTGTACCATGCACCGATGTCACTAAGGATTCTTCTGGTTCTATTACGGCATATTTAAAACCGTCATTAAATGTTTTTGTATTCATTTGTGTGTAACTTTTTAATTATATTAAAAGAATGGATTGTACTTAAATCTGCAGCGGTTTCATAGCTATTATTATAAACTTCACAGTAGTTGCCATTCGCAAATCCTGTAAAAAGGAAAGAGTAATGCTCTACATTATCTGGACTTATCTTAACTTCTATAAAATACAGAGAATGTTCATCCAATTTCGCATGATTAAAGAGTTCTTCCATAGTTTTATATTCACTTAAAGTATATTGCATACTCTCTTCAAGAGCGAAATAGCGTTTAGCACAGTCATCCATGTATTCAGCAAAGGTGCTATCATAGTAGGTATCTATTATTAGTTGTCTGTCTCCGCTCTGACCATCTATATATGACCTACTTCCGCCGTGATTGTATCGATTGAATTTCCAGTCATTGAGCATCCTTTTTGCAACTTCTTCCCGTGTAATTTTGTCTTTCATATTATAGGCATTAAGTTTTTAATAATATCTCTATATTTTGTAAATATAGGAGTATCTACTACTTCCCATTTAGTCCTTATTTTGGGATCTTTAATTAGTCTGTAATTCCATTTGTTTATACCAGATTCAGCTTCATAAAACTCTTGGTACCTTTCCATATAGCACGGCTCTTTGAAACTTCCATATCCATTTCTATAAAATTCTATATTATCCCCATCTACTATTCGATTATCTATATAAGTATTATTAAGTATAAGACTACCTCTCTTCTTACTGAAATGTAAATCGTTCCAGTTATGCCCCTTATCAAAGCACATGTCTTGGAGCATAGATGTATTCTTTTTATGCAATTCGTTATGAGAGTATAAACTTTGAGCCAACATCTGTATAGAATTTCTCTCAGCGTCTTGTTGCCGCCAGATGAAGTTATTTACTACTTCTTCTTTATCTGCTATAGTAAACACTCTTGAGTCGAATGTAGGTAAACTATCTTTAAATATAACCTCATCCATAGGTAGGTTACCCTCAACAGCCCTTAGTAATCTTTGCTGATAAAATTTAACTGAGGCATAGCCTGCTGAAGTAGAAGTTATCTTCTGCACATTACCATCAAACCAAGCATGAGTAGTTATAGTATCATAGTCAGTAAGCAACAGGGTTATCTCATCACTTTGAGTGAATGCGCATTTAGCTCCCTGTATATTCTCACATAGATATATGGCTGTCTGTTGTATATCTTCTATTAGTCCTTCATCGAAGGGTTTATCTAATCCTTCAGTGTAGGTATGGAACGATTTCCCGTCTAATCTAATAATAGTATTAGTTCTTCTCGGGAGGGACTGCCGAGTCCTATGTTCGTATTGAGATTTCATTCGATCTCCAATTCCTGTCTTATCCATATTCAGCTTATTGTGACATGCTTTCTGAGTATTGAAAGAATACTAACGCCGCTTCTTCCGGGTTTAGATCTATCTCAGGAGACATTACTTCCGCAGAATATTCTTTTTCTCTTAAGGTATACTCAAGAGGATTATCCTGATCGTCGGGATCATGGTCGAGTACTAAGACATTAATATCTTCTGAGGTAACGACGCTCTGTACGACGCCATCTTTCACGTTGATAACTATTTGATTCATATATGTTTTTGATTTTGTTAATTCTAAAAAGTGGCACTCTGGCAGCTCCCGCCCGTGTTTGAATAGTTTTTGATCTCACACTTCGGCTCTGCTCAAACCGGGCGACCGAGACTTTTTTAAATATCAAGAGGTGGAAAAATGAAAACCCTCTTGTACTTCAAACTATTTTACCCACCGAGGATTCCGATTCCCCGCTTCTTTAATGGTCACCTCTATTTTCTTTTGCTAATATAAGGATTCTATTTAACTTGATCTGGCCCGTCGATCAATATTTTAACATGGCCAGACTGGGTATTGCATTCTTTGCCTTGTAAGAAGATAGGTTCATGCCCGGCCTTTTCTATATATCCGACCTGATTTTGCATCTGCCAACTCCTACAATGGACCCCATCCACGCCGTTAATAGTGAATCCTATCCTTCTCTCTACGACAGGATGTCCGTCGTGCTCATCTTCCCAGCTTACATTGAACATATATACTTTCATAATTAGTGTTTTAATATTGAGATATTCTTTTTACTATTACCGCTCGTACCACCACATAGTGAGCACTGAGTACAAGTCGATTTTCTCATTTGTTCTTTTGATGCCGGGCAGTTTACAGCCCCTTCTAACTCTCCCTCATTAAATACTCTCCATCCTAAATCATTAGCTACAGCAGCTTCGATAGCTGAGTGGGTAGATGCCATAAGATACTTAGAATGCTTATGGTTGATATCTTTGTTCCATTGATGCGTATACCCGGTACTATTGGCTAATGTGCTTAGCTTGGGTATAACTCCATCTGGTAGTAATACAGGTTCCCCATATACCCCGAAACGTACTAACTCTACACCGCTTAGCTTACTAAAGAACTCATCGAACTTATCTTGATCGAAAGCTTTGATGGTTACAAATCTATTATGCAAAGACTTAAGTTTAGCAAGTAGCCCTAACCTCATATAGGATTTATGTGTATAACATTGTGGCTTACCTTGGTTATATGAAAACGGGCAATCTAAACAATTAGATGAATCTAATTTAAAGTTATTGTTTAGTACCTGATCTAAGCTGTAATGATAAGTGCCTACTAATCGAGTTAGCATTCCTAACTTCTTGTTTGCCGAGCTTTTGTACTCAATAACATGTACGCAGTTGTTATGATGGAATTCATATTTCATGTAATAAAGATTTAAGTTTAATTAAAGTTTGTGTATCTATTCTTCTCCTTCGAAATTGAATACTTCATAGTCTTCCGCGCCGAAACTGTCAACTAATATAGCTTGTATATCATCTACCATATGTGCTAATCCCATAGCCTCCTCGCCACCAGAATTAAGTAAAAACTCTTTCTGTTGTTTAAGCAGCTCAGTATCTATACTTTTGAATAGGTTAACAGCTGCTACTATAGCTTTCTTATTGTACTCATAGTCGGGATGCTCATCTGATATAGATGCTATGTTATGCTCAGATGTAGTTCCGTCCGCATTGACTTGGGTATCTGAGTCTAATATATTATCAAATGACATTTCCCATTTACCTGGGGTTACTTTTAATTTGTTATTCATAAGTATTTAGTTATCAGTGTGATCAATTTTTTATAATGCAAAAGCTTCGACTCACAATATTCTATATCATTTTTTAGATATATTATGGAGTAATCTAAGGTATTGCCTATCTCCCTTATTTGCCCCTCATGGTAAACTCCGTTGTGTTTGAAATGATGGCTAAGCCGTGCCTCCCTTATGAATTCATAATGAAGCAGGTTCTCAGATAATTTTAACAGTTCATTAGTTGTGGCTACAAATTCAGCTATGTAAATTATAACCACTCTACGGAAGGTATCTAATACTTTAGGAGTTAACTTAGTTTTTTGTATGAGTTTTACTTGTGTATTATAAAATTCTTCGAAAATTTCCATATCAAGAAGTTACTATTGGTTATAAGTGGTTTTCTATATTATAGATAAATGTGGGCCTACTGAGTTCTTTACTATAAGGTAAGTCGTATATTTCGTATTCTTTATTCGATATTTGGATCGCCCAAGATACCCAATCTTTATCGTCACCTGTTGCGTCGGCGTCTGTCTTAAGTCTCTCTTCATAATCGATATCACATTCTTTTTGCGCCTCTTCTCTTGTGCGGAAGAATATAGGATGTCCGTCTTCTTCTCGCCAAGCTATATCCTCGTGATGTGCTATGCCTTGCACTGTTACATAGCCTTCTATTATATTCATATCTCTTCTATTATTTGTTTAAAAAATTTAATTACATGACATAGTGCTACGTCTTCTGTAGTATATTCATTCAAGAACTTATACTCTTCCGCATTAATAGCTACATAACCTCCTTCTTGTTGCGCCATCCACAGTAGATTTTCTACATTCCCATCATGGTTATGTTTATATATAACCATTGTGATTTCATTACCTTCAACAGCCTCTATAACTCCGATAAGCCCTTCCTCATTGAAATAGCGTTCCGCCGTTGATCCTAATAAGAAGTATTTGGGCTGTTGCTGTTCTAAGTAGCCTTGTATAGATTGCTCAAGTATATCGGCATTAATCTCATCATACTCTCGACCGACAGAAGCTTGGCTGCCACTATGCTCCGTCATAAATACCTCCCATGCTATACTGCCTTCTACATGCTCGTCATCTAATATAACAGATAGATCATTCCATCTAGCTATTCTGCAACAAGAAAAATACTTAGGATAGTACTTTTCTATAAACCATTGTATGTTTTCCATAATTATAAATTTAATAATATTAATTCCCAATCCTCTAATACTAAGGATGCATTATCCACTTCTTCTTTAGGGAAATGCTCATCTACATAGTCGTATACTTCGTTGTCGTCTAACATTCCTGACACCTCGATAGTCCTTGTTATAGTTTTGTAGTAAGTCTTGATGTATTGTGCTTCTATTAATCTTGGCATAATTATAATGTAAATATGTTAATAAATCCTACCATGAATAGGCATATTAGAAAGAGTGCTATGGCTCCCATTATCGCGAGCACCATGTCTTCGATGAATCTTTTCATATCAAATTTAGTGTGTTATATAGTTCTTGAAAAGATGTCTTGCAGTTGCGGAAATCGTTTAGTTTCTCTCGAAACTTCTGTACCAACACCGCTTCTTGTATAGTGTTTGTAGGTCCTTCGCAGGTTACATCTGCCAACTCCTCTTTAGTATCATCATGTTTAGCTTCCTCGTATTCTAATGCATCTTCGTACATAGTTATGAGTTTTGCACTTAGTATCTTTTTTAATTCTTTATCATCGAAGGATAAGTTAATTGTTATGTCTTCGGTTTCGTTGTATTCTAATGCATGTTTACGGCGCTCCACGATATAGTCCCAAGGCTGGGTCTGGTTAAGCTCTTCCGTATTATCTTTGAAGAGACGGATAACATCATCGATCGCTTCTTTCTTTTCTTTTGTCGTCATGTGTTTGAAGGTTTTTAAGTGAATTAATAATAGTGCGGGGATAGTCTGGGTACTGTTATTGGCATCTTATTTGTCGCAAATTGAAAATAAAATGTAAGAATTTGGAAACTGTTATGTTGTTGCTTCCTGCAGGCTGTTAGAAGAACGATTGCTTGGCGGCGTAGATATCGAGCTCTTGATCTGTCTTACTAAGTACCGCACGTTTTTCTAATGTGGCATCGTGCCCTACATTCCTAAAGGTACTCTTGTCTGTTACCTTGTCAATAATGTAGGTGCATTTGGTATGCATATCCTGAATGAATTGATATCTATGAGTTTCTTTAAGTGTGATAGTCATTATGTAAATATTTTAATGTGATCGTAATCTTACATACATCTAAACTTCTATTGTTTTTAAATCATTAACTATATCGTAATCTACTATATCAAGATACTCATTTAATCCGTCATGATTGTATTCTATACCAAGCGCCGCCGTTATCTTCTGAATTTTTTCATCATAAATATCGTCTTTACATAAGGATATATTTAAGTCAGGGTTTGGGGATTTAAACATCCGATTCGTTATACCATATTTGGTAGTGTGGGTTATTATGTATGTGGTCATGTTAATTGTGATTTAAATGTTTCTATTTCTGTAGTTTTTTTCGAAGTCATCAGGGGTTAATTGATAATGTTTGTCGGTAAATAAATGGTACTCTATTCTTGATCCAAGCCTTAACTTGCTCTATGTGATCTTTGTATGCTGTCTTTATTTCATGATCTATGACTGATTTAGCCTCTGTGATAGGTCCGTAATCGTCGTTGTCATAGTCGCCGAAGTATCCCCAGCATGATGCTATATCTTCTCCGTCTTTAGTGACATCATAGCCCCATACATTACCTGTTAGGTAATCGTCTTGTGTTTCTATCTCGCCGTCTAAGTATTTCAGTATCTGATTATGTCTTTCTTTAGTTATGTTCTTCCATCCATATTCTGTGCGTACCTTATCTTTACTGACTGCTATGATACCAGCTATGCCTGAATCAAATTGACACCCAAAAGGTGCGGAAGTTCTGATAGTTGCGCCGCCGTGACTGTGGCCATATACTACTCTATAGATATACTCATTAACATCTAACCAATTAAGAGTGGATTGTATATCCCCTTGATTTATATCACTGAAGTTAGCTTCCCCATATCTCGAATAAAATGTACCTAAATTATCCCACGAAGTTCGGGGGTTAGAAGGGTGAGTGTCTTGTAGTACCTCTATTTGATAACCTCTATATGTTTCTTTATGTTTATGCATAATTAATTATTTTTTGATTTATTAATAAGGTCTATTGAATCGACCGTTACAGGCATACGTAATATGTCTCCGTCCCTATTAGATATAGTGGAATCTACTTCTGAATAGAACCAGTTAGTTCCTTGTAGATGGTAAGTGTTTCCCAGTTTGTGTTTCTTGTACAGCTTAGCGCTGTGTTCTATGGGGTGCGATCCAACTGTTACTATGTAGGTACTTGTCGTAGTTCTGCAGCTCAGTAATATACTAAGTTGTAGCGGCGATGCGAGTATCTTCATAGGTAATATTGTAATAACCCTTTATTAAATAGTCTTTTCATAGTGAATAGAGGTTTAATAAGAGCAGCCCTTTGTTATAGGTCATCACTCGCGAAGTTCGTACATCTCTAATGCTGTGACGCTGGGCCTATAACGTGGACTGCTCTCTATGGTAAAATGAGATTGGTTATTGCAAATTAAGCGATCGCGGACATTACCAGGTTCATCGCCTTGGCCGTGGTATTGTCTACTAATAAGCCTTTCATCTTATTCTTAGGAGATGAATACTTCTTCTTGTGAGATAGGTATCCGGTTAGGCCATTATATACTCCCCAGCCTGTGCCCAGAATCTCCTCTTGCCCTATGCCTTGGTTGTAGAACTCCCAAGCCTCTCTTATTATGTTCTGTTTTCTAGTAGAGAATACTTCCCCGCCGGATTCTCCAGTCAACAATCTCTTAAACTCATCATCAGTAGCAAAGAACTTAGTGATCGTCTTACCCGCATCTTTATCAGATATCTTAGATGTATTCATCACCGCGAATATATCGGACAATTCTTCTTGTAGTTTATTAGATAGACCAAGTATCTTGTGAGCCTCCTTAAGTCTTTGCTCAGCTGAGGCACTATGTCTTATTGATACCTTACCTTTACTAACTCTAATCGCGGCATTCAAGGTGTTATTACATACAACTCTGACAGGTGTGATCAGCCCATAACATGCCGACGACCCGTCATGAGAGTTCCAGAATACCACATACATCTCTACCAGATCATCTTTACCTACCCTTATATGGGCGGGAAGTTTAGCAGTTAGAAATACAATCTCACCCTTGCCCAGCGCCCCGGCGGTTTCGTAGATAGCTTCGTCTCTACTTATAATAGGATCGAAGAACTTAAAAGCATCTCTATTCTGTATCACAGTATATTGCGATCCAACATTGCCCAATACCTGTTGGGTATCTGTTCGTATCGTAGAGAAGTGCCCCGTCTCTAAGGGAGGTATTACCTCAGCATCTTCTGTAATGAAACTCTCAGTCAATGTAGGGACCTTAGCTACATTATAATTAAGACTTGCATGTTCAAGAGCTTCTTGTGCCGTCATTCTTTCAGTTAGTATTTGCCCTAACCCGTGCCAAGCTTTCTTAGTGGATGCAAACGATGCTCTGTTATCAATGATGTTTAAATTGTGTGCCATAGTGTATATGATTTAATAAATATTATAAATAATTAATTTTCTATTCTTCTCTTTCTATTTTTCATCTCTACAAAGCTGGCGGCTACGGTAGCCTGCCTCATTAGATCTGGAGATAACTCAAAAGCATTGACGAATATGTCAATCTTATCGTACTCAGTGCCCCTTATCTCTATGTCGAGGCCGTCTACTCCGTCTTCCTCTCTTACTGAGAGTTTTATACATGGTTTGCTCATCTGTTTAATTTATAAGTGAATTAATGCGGTCATACACACATGCTGAGCCCCTATCCCTTGCGAAATTTGGACTTTAATGTATTTTTCGGTCTCTACTACTTGACCAAGCTCCCCCTTCGGCAGAGCCATTCTCTCGCAGTCTATATTATATTCGCTAAGATAATCTGTTCTATCTTTAATTCTCTGGATTTTAAGAGCTTGCCTTATACGGGCAAACTCTGGTCTTAATCGGCTGGTTTTAACATTCATTTATATTTATATTAAATATATTATTTAATCTACTGGTTGGTAAGGTCTTTGTATTCTGTCATAGGTTTAATCTTTCATGTAGTGATCCTTCAGCCCCGCCGCAACCTCTGGAGCAAACACATCATCTAAATTATCTATGATGACTTCTCTTATCTCTTTAAAGCTTAGCTTTTCTATATCGTTAAGTTCCGCTATGCATATTTTCCCACCATATTGGTCCGAATATATATTAGGATTATTTGATTTCATACCTATAAAATATGGGAGATCATAAGATACGCCGTCTTTAGGGTCATATGGTATGCCTAATAAAAAGCACCCGAAGCCCAGGCAGCAAAATCCTGTATCCATATTCCCTAACTTCTTCCTTCCTTGAGGAAGATCTGTAACTGCTAACCCGGCCAGCCATAGGATAGCGGATTCTATTTGTGATTGTACTGTATTCATTTGATTTAATTTTTTAATTTGAAATAAAAAAGAGCCCCGTAATAGCTTTCTACTACCGCAGGCTCCCTCTCTTTGGAACAAAACTATATTCAGGGGCTATAGTAAGCCCATCTCTGTTAATATCTCGGCAGCCCTTTCTTCTATAGCTTTATGGGTTGCTATGGCTGCTCGTTGGTTATCTTCGTAATGTTTCTTGGTATTATATTTACGGTAGGTATAAGTAAACATCATATCGCTAACATCTCCATCAAACCGCCTGCCCAGAGCTCTAAGCCTCTGATCCAAGGGCTGCCCATCGTCCGTACGAGGTATAGCAGCACATAGGTTACCGCATGCGCATATCTCCCAGTCGTCAGCAGCATCTGCTAATTCATCTAACATGTCTTGATCTACCTTTTCGAAAGGGGTAAGCAGTACTTTAGCCCAGTCTTTTATGGCATTAGGGTGACCTTCACTATAAGGGTTTTCATATATCTTTTTCATAGGTTTAATCGATTGTTGGAAGTAATTCCAAGTAAGGAATGATATTGCTATAGTCCCGCGCCTCGGGTCTATTCTCGTCGTTTATGTGCGGTATGAGATTTGCTTTATGGCCAAAGAGGACGCTTCGATTTACTACCTCACAAGGAGCATTCAAATTCCCATCCCTCCCGCCGTGAAGAACGTTGTATACTTCTAAACAGCATAAACATTCAGTCTCTTTACCATCTATCTTAGCCTCCTCTACAAAGACCTCAAACCCTTGTTTATACTTACCCGAACGCAAAGCCCCGATCCACTGGGCTTTGTCTTCCTTAGTCAATACTGGTTCAGCATTAACAAATACTTCTTTATATTTTTTATTCACGTTAAAATATTTAGGTTAAATAATTACCTACCCTTTATATAATAGTCAGTTTTGTATGTGCAAGACACACCCTCACTCGCCATCTGCATCAACTCTTCTTTCGATATGGAATGAGGGTCATATACCTTTATAGTATCTCTATATCTATACCCAGAGTTTAGACTTATGAGAGACACCATATTAGGGGCCACTTGGGCCAGTAAATACTCTTCCCCGTCGTCTAATTTAAATCTATCGCCCATGCAGTAGGTTTCTTCATCTTCAAGGGATACATAGCCGTACTTGGCTGCCTCCTCTTTCTGATCCGACGAAGCCTCTTTGTTAAATCTCTTTATATACTCGGCGGGGATAACAATAGAATCCTCATCACTTTTCAAAGGGTTTTTGTTTAATATATTTTTTATACCTTCTTTAATTGTGATACAATCAAAGGCGTTATGAGCCAGGAGTAAGTCTTTTCTTAGCATAGTTACCCTTTCACCGTACTGTGATTGCAGATCTGCCACCACCTTGGTAAGGTCTTCCAAGGTATTAAGATAGGGAAAATTTCCTGATCCTACGGAGTACCCCACTATATCGGACACATATCTGTCCTTATTAGCTATACCTAGTTCTTCAAATATGGCACTATTTGGTCCTTCAATGTTACACATAAACCAACCGCATCCGCGTAACCCCCTAACTTTGTAGGTAAAATTTCCTATCCTTACTTTTTGATCTAATTTTATCATATGTAGTATTTATCTGCGGTGAATTGTTTATCAAAAACTACCATAGAAGTATTGCTGTTAGGGTATGATTCCACCAGCCGCATCGCCGCCGATCTCGTCAATCCCCTCTCAATAACCTGCCTCCTATTTGATCTTCTAAATACTTTAAACACTTTGTACGGGCCTATATAGATTTTATCTGTCATTATCTGTGGTTTTATTGGTTATTAAATACAATCCCGCCATCTACAAGTAAATGAGTCTGGGATTGCTCCTATTAATTCTGTTTGCGTCATCTTAGGGCATTTGAGTGCTTGTATAATTGTGGAGATGCTAAACCACAAGATAGCAATTAGCGACACATAGCATAAGATCTCTTTAAATTTGTTTTTCATATGTTATCTAAATTTATAGGTACTAAATAACTTTTCCATTTTAATAAAGATTCTCTATCCGTATATCGGATAGGTTCTTTACTATGCCCTTTATGATAATCAATAGGCTCCATGTTCTCAATGATGTCGCGGGGAGTATAAGGCATCTGATTATTATACAAATACCCATTCTCAGGAATAGGACCATCCCACCTAAAAGGAACCTCCAAAAATGATACTCTATTAACGGTTTCACCATGTATAAAAACCATGGCCTCGTGCACCGTGTCATTGCGGTTAACATACACCTCCATCTCTGGTTCTATAGTTATGATATCCTTAGCTAAGTTATACAAGGATTCGTGGTTTCGTTGAGCTCTGGCTCTTCTTGCTTCAAAGTATGTCATGGTTTTAATGTGTTAAAGTTTAAAGGACCATAGCATTGGTTTCGCTATAGTCCTAATGAATTAGGGTTTTTTATGGAGTTTAAAGTGGTTAGTATATAGAGGTTGGTTGTTATGACCCCCTGATACTCAGCTACTTACAAGCTTTTCTTACAATTTTACTTTAAGTATTTTACCATACTTTTAGCTCAATTATATCTCCTTCTTTTGCTCTCATTAAATTCTTATTTGAATCTATTATAACTATATTATTACCGAAATAATTATGGTAACCATGTCTTGATGCCCAAACTATACCCCTATGGTATTCTTTAGGAGTTATAGATTTCAGTAGTCTTGCCCCTTTACAATCAGAGGGATCAAAGAGTTTACCTTTGGTCATCTCCTTAGTAATGGTAAAAGATTTACCATCTACATGCTTCAATGCGTACTCTTTAAAATTCATAGTGATAGTTTTAATTTAAAGGTGTACTCCTGGTTGCGGCGCGCTTTCTCTTCTCGGGCCTTTCTAATGTAGTCTTTAACCTCATCTTTACTGAGGCTATAATGCTTTCTGACTTTGTTCTTTTGAACTTGGATGAATGATTGTGTATTCATGATATAAAGATTTTGATGTAGACACTTTGTAGGGGGGGGGGGG